AAGGAGGAATGGTAGATTGTAAATGTTGTTCTGGAACTGGTTATCAAACTGAAATTGGTGAGGAGAAATCATTTGATAATATTTGTGAAGAATGTGGTGGATTTGGTGAATATGAAGATATTACAGAAATCAATCATGGAGAAAAGATTGGCAATCTTACAATGCTCTATTTAGATCTTCCTAACAGAGCAGAGAATAGATTCACAGATGCTCACACAGGAACATTTGATATTCGTATTGGTAGAGCTGTAAACATGGACCCTGCAGCTTGTAGATGGAATACAGACGATTGTGGTGCAGAAGGTCTTCATTTCACTAGTGATGAGATTCATTATGTAGGATGTGGTGATATGTCTGTTCTAGTTCTTATCAATCCTATGAAAGTGGTTGGTATTGGTGAATCTAAAGGTAGATGTTGGGAATATCTTCCAATCATGACTGTACCACGTGAAGAAGCCACTACTATTTTACACGATCTTGATTTTGATATTCTTGAATTAGACGAGAGCTTTGCAGTTCGTGAATTAGAAAATCTTGCTGATAAAGCTAGAGAAGGATTTACAGCAGAAGCTAAGAAATACGATTTCAACCTACCTGCTCTATCTAGTGCTGAAGTGGAAGCTATTGTTAAAAATCTTGATCAGATTAAAGAAGAAATCTCTAAGAGAATTGTAAAAATTGATTAATTTTATATGCCTGGGGACCAAAAGTCCTCAGGCTTTTATTATGAAAAAGAAATCAATTAAGAAAGCTGCTAAGCCAAGAGTTCCTAAAACTAGGAATGCTGGTACAATGACAGAATCTGCATTTTGGAGCTTTATAAGAAGTGGGCTAAGACAGAAATCAAGATGGTGGAAACCCATTACAATGTGTAAACTTAATGCTAAAAGGATTTATAAAGGTCCTAATAAGAGACAGAAGTTTGAATACCAATGTAATGAGTGTAAACAATGGTTTCCTGATAAGATTATTAATGTAGACCACATAGTTCCTGCGGGTTCTCTCAATTGTGCAGCAGATCTTCCAGGATTTGTAGAGAGACTGTTCTGTGAATTAGACAACTTACAAGTGTTATGTACAGATTGTCATGATAAAAAAACTAAAAATGATAAAAAATGAGTGAAGAAGAAAAAATAGAACTTTCAATTAACACAAGACCATCGTTTACAGAAACTTGGTATGAGGGCCATGTTACATACAATGGTGTAGAGCACAAGTTTTGGTTAATTCATCCAGATGGTGTAGATGAGAATGGTAATGAATATGAATTAGATGTAAGATGGTTCTTTGCTAGAGTTCCTAGAGAAATTAGAGCTCTCTATCCACAAATCATTTCAGCCTTTAAACAGAAACAATATGGTAATGCTCCAATTAAATCCAACAATTGAGGTGCATACACCACTAGGAGATGGTGAAGCTTTGTTCATCATAGACTATGGAATTAGTGTTAACACTATATGGGTGGTTAGATTTCCAAAGGGAATAATTAAACATCTGTATAGTGATGATATTAGAGTGTATAGCAATCCAATGAATGGAGAAGGATGGGATGTAGAAAGACTAGATGATATAGTAGATAAGCTCCCTAAGAATTTAAGAAGAAACACAGATTTTTTAACTAAAAATGAAACAAAATGATACAAGGAGTGTTAAAAACTGAAGCTCAGTATAGAGCTACATTAATGGATAGTTCTTCAAGTTTGAAGGAATTCTCTACAAACAGAAAGAAATATCATAAGAAATATGTTCTTGGTGAAAAGGTGGATGATGAAGATAGTAAAGCTTCTGTCACTGGTAGACTAGTGGAAACATTGTTAATGGAGGAACATCTATTTGATGAGAAATTTCATATGTCTATTGTTACATCTGCTCCTACAGGACTTATGCTTGAGTTTGTTGAAGCTCTATATAAGCACACTGTATCTGCCACAGATAGTGATGGTAATGTTATTAGAGATTTTGAATCTATATGCTTGGATGCATATAAAGATTCAGGATTTAAAATCAAAATAGATGCTGTTCTAGGTAAGTTTATAGGAAGCGATGCTGAGGTTTATTATAAAGAGATTAGAGAAGTGAGAAGCAAAGGCTTAACAGTTGTAACAGCTGAAGACATCACTAATGCTAATAGAATTGTAGAAGAGCTTAAGAGCAATCCCATCACTGCAGACATTGTGAATAAGGTGAATAGTGGTAGATGGACTGTATACAATCAGTTACAAGTGGAAGGATATTCAGTGCACGATCATCTGTTTAAGAGTATGATGGATAAGGTGATTGTTGATCACAAAGAAAAGACTATTCAAGTGTATGACCTTAAATGTACATGGAGTGTAGAAAACTTTTATGAAGAATACTATCTCTATAGAAGAGCTTATATTCAGGCTTATTTATATTTCTATGCTGCTAAGTGGTGGTTTACAAACCTTGGTTACACTATTCTAGATCCTATATTCATTGTATGTGACAGCACTAATTATATGTCTCCATTACTCTATCAAACAACTATTGATTCTATGCTTGATGCTAAGAAAGGATTTGAACATAAGGGTAAGAAGTATCCAGGTGTTGAAAGTTTAATACTAGACCTACATTGGGCTATTGAGAATGATATTTGGAATATCACTAGAGAGAACTATATTAATAATGGAGTTGTAAAATTATAAGATGGAAGTAAAGAAGACTGTCACTAGTATATTCATTGTACCCACTCTCGGTATAGGTAGAGAAAGGCTGCTTGACAATGGGTATATTAATGGATATATTAAAGATGAAAGAAGAGATGTACAATATGAGAATTCTGTATATGTGCTCTTCAAGCCCAAAGACTTGTACAAGTTTAGAAACTTTCTAGACACTGAGTATGAACGTACTAAACAGATTATTGATGATTATGATTATGAAGCAGGTTATGTTGTTGTGGTGTATCAAATCAACAAAGAACTTGCTTCTGATATAACATTGATATATGAAGGCAAGTATTCTAAAACATCAAAGAAGTTCCAGTCTATATTCCCTAAGATTGTTAAGTTAAAGCTAAACGGATTACACAAAGATGAAATAAGTCTTCAATATCGTGTCTTTAACAAAACAGAGGATTTACGCCAATATTGGGAAGATAAGCTAGGAGTGGAATTTGATGAAGAATGGGAAGTTTGGGATGGTTTTAGTGAAGAACAAGAAACTCTTAACCTAGATAAACTTAAAGAAAATGTATAATGAAAAATTATTAAACAAACTAGTAGAAAAGTTTGGTCAAGAAGCCACAATCCTCTTCTGTAAAATGGAGAGTGAAAAGAATGATATTCTATATAAGGATTGTATCATACATGGAGATGATGAACCTGTGGAATATGATTTTGAAAGAGATTGGTGGGCTGAATCTAGTAAAACCTTAAAACAAAGAGTATGCAAGGATTAGAATTATTAAAAACGTATGATAAAGCAGGAGAAGTTGTTAAGAAGTTCTATCTAGATAAGCTTGCAGATTCTTTAAATGACAAGAATGTTCCTGATAATTACAAAGAATTCATTAATTCAAATGATTATGAAGATGAGCAGTTTGCTACATTGATAGATGCTCAACCTAGGGCCCTATTTGATCTGTTTGATGAATATGGAATAATCATTGTAATTGATTATGATAGTGCTTATAAAAAGTTTATATTCCATTCTAACAATGGATCATTAGACAGAGAGTTTAAAACCAGAAGAGAAGCTGAAAAAGCTGCTATTGAAGAATCTTTTAAATTATTAAATTACAAACTATGAGAGATCTAATAGTAGAAGATGTTGTTGACAAATACTTAGAAAGAAGTCAAAAAGGAATTACTAAGTATGGTACCACCCTAGAAAAGAATAACACAGATGATTTTATTACTCATGCATTGGAAGAAGCTATGGATTTTACATTATATTTAATGAAAATAAAGCAAATTCTAAAAGCAAAAGGATATGAAAGAATTGAAGATGTTCCTGATTTTAAACAATAATTTATGGGAAGTAAACAAATAAACTTAATTGGTCAAACATTTAACAGATTAACTGTTTTAAAACAAGAATCATCTGTATTATATGGAAAAACCAAAAAAAGAACTTGGTTATGTAAATGTTCTTGTGGAAAAGAAATAATAATTAACACAGGAGCATTAACTAGTGGAAATACTAAATCTTGTGGATGCTTTCATGATGAATTATCTGCAGATATTAGTAGAAAGTCTAGATATAAACTTGCAAAGCCAGATTCTGGATATAAGTCTATTATGAACTCTTATAAAGGAAATGCTATAAAAAGAGGATATGAGTTTACTTTAACTTTTGATGAGTTCAAAAAGTTAGTATTATCTAACTGTTATTATTGTGGAATAGAGCCTTCTAATGTATATTTTAGAAATTATTATGATGTTCCATACAATGGCATAGACAGAATAAATAACAATGTTGGTTATTTACCATCAAATGTAGTTGCATGTTGTAAAATTTGCAATATTGCAAAAAATAATAATACATATGATGAATTTATGCAATGGATAGATAGGTTAATTCATCACAAAATAACTAATTCAGTTAGCTAGAATTTTTAAATTCTCTTGGTTTATAAAAGGGGTAGTAGTACATTTGCTACCCCTTATTTTTTAACCAAAAACAATTAAATATGGATTTAGGATTAGATACATTGAGTAAAATTACGGTGTTTAGTAAATATGCTAAATACCTCCCAGATCAGAAAAGAAGAGAAACTTGGGATGAGATAGTGGATAGGTATCAGAATATGATGATTAAAAAATATCCTAAATTAGAGACAGCTATCAAGAATAGTGCAGTGTTTATTAGAGAAAAGAAGGTGTTACCATCTATGAGAGCTCTACAGTTTGCAGGTCCTGCAGCTGAGGTGAATAACTCACGTATTTATAACTGTTGTTTCTTACCAGTGGATAGTCTTTATAGCTTCTCAGAAACTATGTTTCTATTGCTAGGAGGTACAGGCGTAGGCTATTCAGTGCAGAAACACCACGTAGATCAATTACCAGTTATTAAGAGACAAGATGTCTATAAACAAAAGACATGGCTTATTGAAGATTCTATTATGGGATGGGCTGATGCTGTTAAAGTGTTGATGAAGTTCTATTTTGAAGGAGGTTTTAAGCCTAAGTTTGACTTTAGGGCCATTAGACATAAGGGTGCTAGACTTGTAACAGCAGGTGGTAAAGCTCCTGGACCAGAACCTCTTAAGATAGCATTGACACATATTGATGCTATTATGGAGAGAAAAGAGAACGGTAGCAAACTTACACCATTAGAATGTCATGATATCATGTGTCACATTGCTAATAGTGTTCTTGCAGGTGGTATTAGACGTTCAGCCATGATTGCTCTATTTAGTTACGATGATGAAGAAATGGTTACATGTAAATACGGAAACTGGTGGGAACTAAATGAACAACGTGGTAGAGCTAATAACTCAGCTGTTCTTGTAAGAGATGAAGTGTTTGCTGCAGAATTTACTGACCTATGGAAGAGAATTGAAGCTAGTGGAAGTGGTGAACCAGGAATCTATTGGACAAACAATAAAGATTGGGGAACTAATCCATGTTGTGAGATTGCTCTTAGGCCCTATCAATTCTGTAATTTATGTGAGGTGAATGTAAGTGATGTAGTTGATCAAGAAGATTTAAATAATCGTGTAGCTGTTGCTGCGTTCTTTGGTACATTACAAGCAGGATTCTTTGATTTTCACTATCTTAGAGACGTGTGGCAAAAGACCACTGAAAAAGATGCATTGTTAGGAATTGGTATGACTGGTATTGCTTCTGGAGAGATTCTTAAATACAACTTGGAATATGCTGCCAATACAGCTATTACAGTGAACAGAGATATTTCTATGTTAATAGGAACTAATGAAGCTGCTAGAATTACATGTATTAAGCCTTCTGGGACCACATCTTTAGTTTTAGGTACAGCTAGTGGTATTCATGCTTGGCATGCTCCTTACTACCTTAGAACAATGAGATTTAATAAGAATGAAGACATTGCTATGTATTTAATGATTAATCATCCAGAACTTTGTGAAGATGATGTGCTCAGACCAAAAGATACATTGTGTGTAAGAATTCCTGTTAAAGCCCCTGAAGGATCTATATTCAGAACAGAAACAGCTATTGATACACTAGAACGTGTTAAGAAATTCTCTACAGAATGGATTAAGCCAGGACACATTAAAGGAGACAATACACATAATGTAAGTGCTACAATATCTATTGATTCTCAAAGAAAGATAGGTAATGATAAGTTTGATATGATGGGTAATGAAGGAGTTAAAGTAATAAATGAATGGGAAGTTGTAGGAGAATGGATGTGGCAGAATAGACAGTTTTATAATGGCCTTAGTGTACTACCTACTTTCAATCACACATATCAACAAGCTCCATTTGAAGACATTACAGAAGAACAATACAATAAGAGAGTGTCTCACTTAAAAGCTTTAGATCTTTCTAATGTAATGGAAATTGACGATAATGTTCAATTTTCTCAAATAGCAAGTTGTGCTGGTGGTGCTTGTGAAATCGTATAAACACACATAATATGGAAAACGAAAAGAAAGATTTTGTAAAAGATGTAGACTACTATCTAGAATATGGATATGTAATCTTTACAGAAAAATATTTAAAAGAAAAAGGAGAATGTTGTGGTAGTAAATGTAGACATTGCCCTTATGAGCCAACAAACATAAGAGGTATATCTACGCTAAAAGAGACCACACCTCCTTCAACAACCTAGTTACTAATTTTGATTTTACCCCCTAATGTGTCTACATTTGGGGGGTTTTTATTTTAAACTGTCGCAAAAAAAGATTAAATTTGCGACAATAAAAACAACTAAAATATGGCTAAAGCAGTTAAACAAGAGGGTGGAGTTTCTAAGTTTCAAGATGCATTAGATAAGCTCAATAAGACTTATGGTGCTGGAACTGTACTAACATTAGATAGTAAGACAAATGGTAATTATGATGTAATCAGTACAGGAAGTATTGGATTTGATAACATTACATTAGGTACAGGAGGATTTGTTAAAGGTAAGATGTATGAATTGATGGGTTGGGAAGGATCTGGTAAATCAACTATCTGTGGACATGTTGTAGCTGAATGCCAAAAGAAAGGTGGAGTAGCATTGTATATTGATGGTGAACATGCCGTAGATAAAAAGTATTTTGAAGCTATTGGTGTAGACACTACTAAAATGTTAATTGCTCAACCTAGTTGTGGTGAAGAAGGTTTTCAAATTGCTATGGATATGATAAACACTGGTGATATTGATCTAGTGATAATTGATAGTGATAGCTCTTTGATTCCTAAAAAAGTGTTAGATGGTGATGTAGGAGATAGTTCTATTGGTAAAAAAGCTCTATTGAATAGCAATGCCTACCCAAAATTAAAAAGTGCTCTATCTGAACACAATGTTTGTGTTATTGTAATTAGTCAATACAGAGAGAAAATTGGCATGATGTTCGGTAATCCTACAACAACACAAGGTGGACATGCTCTTAAGTTCTACACAGATTGTAGAATTGAGGTGAGTAAGAGTCTTGGTAAAGATGGGGATGTAAACTATGGTAATATTACTAAGGTGAAAGCTATTAAGAACAAAATGTCTGCTCCTTATAGAATTCATTCATTTGATATTATTTATGGCCAGGGTATTGATAAGATTGGAGAGATTATGGAACTTATCAATGAGTTTGAACTTGGTAGAAAGTATGGTAAGACAATGACTTTTAATGAAATTAAATATGATCTTGATCAATTCAAGAGCATGATTATTGATAACGAAGAATTTTACAATGAAATCAAAACAACCATTATTGACAAAATCAATAACACCCAGATCAAAATCGAAGAAACTCATGAAGATTAAATTACAGAAAATAACAGAAGATGTTAAAATGCCTATTAAGGTAACTGTAGATGCTGCTTGTTATGATGTATATGCTCACACTATTATACATAAAGAAAACAAGGTGTATGTTGGTCTTGGGTTTAAAACAGAAATACCTAAAGGATATAAAGGTATAATTGTACCACGTAGCAATATTGCTAAATATAATTGGGTGATGAACAACTCATTTGGAGTTATTGATTCTGATTATAGAGGTGAGTGGTTAGCTATATTTACACCTATAATTGCTTCTGAAGAAGAGTTTCCTTATTCTATAGGAGAACGAGTGGCACAGATTTATTTTGAAGAAGTGTTAGAAACTACTTTTGAAATTGTACAAGATTTAGAATCTTCAGAAAGAGGAGAAGGTGGATTTGGTAGTACAGGTGTCAAGTAAATTGTGCAAAATACTTGACATTATATGTTTTTACATATAAGTTAACTCATTAATAATCAATTATATGCAAACACATATAATAATTATTCCTATTTAAAATTCATGCAAAATAATGAAAGCTAAATGTAAAACATGTGGAAAGAATTGTGAAGGAGAATATTGTTTTAGGCACAAGACTAGAAAGCCATTAGTTGGAAAAAAGTTGGATATTACCTACATTAAGCCCAAGAATGAGGATAATGTCCAACAAATCCAACAAATGCGAGATTTCTTTCTCTCTATATGGAAAAGAAGATTACATAATTGTGAAAATTGTGGAAAGTGGCTTGGAAATGAACCTCTTTCTTACATGTTTGATCATCTTCTTGAAAAAAGTAAATATCCAGAACTTAAATATGAAAAAGAAAATATAATGTTAGTTTGTCTAGAATGTCATGACAATAAAACTAGAGGAAATTTAACTAATTTATTTAAAGAAAAAATAAAAATAATTAAAGATAAGTTTGGAAAATAATATTATACTTCCTACCTTTATTTAATGAATAAATATTATCTGTACAGATACATTAGACTTGATAAAAATATACCATTTTATATTGGCATTGGTACTAAAACTAATGCTGATATAAAATATGGTACATACACTAGAGCAAATAGTATTAAAAAAGGTAATGATATTTGGAAAAAAATTAAAGAAAAGAGTCAGCACAAAGTAGAAATTATTTTAGAATCTGATGATTATGAATTCATTAAACAAAAAGAAATTGAATTTATAAAATTATATGGTAGAATTGATTTAAAAACAGGGTGTTTAGCAAATATGACAGATGGTGGAGAAGGTACTACAAATATTATTGTATCAGAATATTCTAGACAACTTAGAAGTAATTTTCAAAAAGGAAGAAAAAAATCAAAAGAAAGTATAATTAAACAAACAGTTACTAGAAAAACAAATGGATTTAAACTTTCAAATGATGCAAAAAGAAAAATAACTATTTCTAAATCTAAATCTGTTTTACAATTTTCATTAGAAGGAATACTAATTAAAGAATGGAACACTGTTGTTGAAGCTTCTGAAAATTTAAATATACCTAAATCATCAATATGTCAATGTGCAAACTATAATGAGAAAAAAATATTTACAGCATTTAATTATCTTTGGATATATAAAGATGATTATATAGTTAACAATGTTGAAAAATTAAATTTAGCTATTCAAAGATGCAAGGAAGGTAAGATTAAAAAAGTAATCACAATTGAAGAAAAGCAAAAAATTAAAAATGATTATATAAATATATCTAATATCTTTGATAAAAAAGGAGATAGAATAACTTATTTATCAAATAAATATAGTATAAATTATAGTACGATTAGAGCTATAATAAATATGAAGAAGTTAACAAAAGACGTGAGTATTTAAAAACTAAAACTTAAATATGAAAGAATCAAACAGGGAGAGAAAGTATGATATTAAATATAATGTGCATTTAAATGAAGAACAGAAAGAGGGTAAACAGATTATTAGAGAAAATCAAATAGTTGTTATCACTGGTAGAGCTGGATCTGGTAAATCATTGGTTTGTGCCCAAACTGCTCTTGATTTTCTATTGAAGAAAGAATGTGATAGAATTTATGTTACTAGAGCAACTATTGAAGTGGGTAATTCATTAGGTTTTCTTCCTGGAGGATTAGATGAGAAGTTCAATCCCTATCTAGAAGCTTTTATGGAGAATCTAGCCAAGTGTAAGGACAAAGAAACTCTTGATAAGCTTGTATCAGAATCAAGAATCTTAGCCTATCCTATTCAGTTTATCAGGGGAAAGACTATTGATGATGTTCTTGTTGTAGAGGAAGCTCAGAATCTAAGTAAAGATCAGATGCTGGCTATTCTCACCAGACTTGGTAAAACAGGAAAGATTATTATCAATGGAGACCTTGAGCAAACAGACATTAGAAATAAGACAGGAGAAGCTAACGGACTTAGTTATGTTATAGAACTATCTAAGAAGATTGATGAGATACAATGGATTAAATTAAAAGAAAACCACCGTAGTGATATAGTGGGTAAAATTTTAGATTATGAGTATGGTAAGTAAGTTTATATTATTAGTTGTATTTATAGTAATTGGTGCAATTATATTAGCTAGTAAAAATAAGAAAATGAGTAGTACAACAAAGTTCACAATTAATGGCGGAACTTTTCCTATGGAAGCACACATTATTATTACAGATGATACAGCTGAAGCTAAGCAATATGCAGAAGATATATTAGATAGAAAGATTAACTCTGATGATTTTGTAGCAGAAGCTGTTACATTAACAGACGATCTAGGTACTGATTTTGTATTGTGGTTTTCTAAACATAGTGTAAAAGATACAGGGATTATACATCATGAACTATTTCATCTTACATATAGTATATTAAGTGTATCAGGAGTAAAACTATCAGATGACACTGAAGAAGTGTATGCTTATCAATTAGAATGCCTATCTGATCAATTTTATAAACAATTAAACCAATAAATATGAGTCAATTTTTCTACTCCAGGAAAGATGGAGATGTGATTAGAACAGACAGCTTTAACAAAAACATGGTTATTAGATCTGTAGAAATGGATGATGGTAATCTATTAGTGTTATTAAGTGATATTCACGAACGCTCTAGAGATATTCCAGATATTGATCCTAAGACTAATAAGGTGAAGGGTGTTAAAAGACAACGTGATGTGTTCCAAACAGAAATCACTCTTGAAGGAGATGATGTAGAACTATTTAGAAAGCTAGTAAATAGTTAATATGCTTAATAAGGATTACATAATGCCTTTGTTAGGAGGTAGACTTGGTAACAACTTGTTTATGATAGCTCATGCTTATGTAAAAGGGCTTGACTATAATAAACAGGTTGTTATCTATAAACCTCATGTGCAATATCATGGAAATGATTATTCTCAGAACATCTTTAAGAAACTAGAATTTACAGATGTATTAGAAGATAGTAAGAATTTAAATCTTGCAGTTCCTTCTGATGATCAGCCTACATTTTATTATGGATATTATCAAAGTGAAAGATACTTTGAGAGATATAGTGAAAATATAAAAAGTTTATTTGGGCCACCTGCTGAATTTATAAATAGAATAAAGCAAGAACTTCCTTTTATATTTGAAGGTGATGTAACAGTAATAAATGTTCGTAGAGGAGATTATTTACACTATCCTAACTATCATCCTGTAATTACAACAGAATACATATATGAGGCTCTAAAGCACATAAAAAATACAAGAGTGTATTTAATAGCTAGTGATGATCTTGATTGGTGTAAAGAGAATATTCATCTACCTAATATGCATTTCTTATTAGGATATACAGCAGAAGAACAATTGTGGATCTTGTCTATGTGTAATAACTTTGTTATATCTAATAGTTCTTTTAGTTGGTGGGCAGCCTATCTATCTAGATATAGAAACAAAATAGTTGTAGCTCCTCAAACATGGTTTGGTCCTGATCATTTTAACTCCTGGCAAGATATGTATTGTTATAATTGGAAAATTCTTCCAACTTATTTTGAAAACGGATTAATAAAACCAAAATGATTTCTGTATTAACACTTACGTACAAAAGACACCATCTATTAGAAGAAGCTATTGAATCGTTTTTACAGAACGAAAGCTTCCATCCTAAAGAAATGGTTATAATCAACGATAACCCTGAAGTAGACTATGTTTATGATCATGAAGATGTAAGAATCATCAATCATAAACAAAGATTTCCTTCTATAGCAGCTAAAATTGAATGGGGCTATAAACAATGTAAATATGATTATATCTACAGGCTAGATGATGATGATCTTTTAAACAAAACAGCAATATCTAATGCTACGTTAGATATATTAGAGAACCCTGGATATGAAATCTATAGAAGCTCAGGTATGTATTTCTTTGTACATAATATCTTTGAAGGTCTTAATAGCAACATTAACAATGGAAATATATATACTAAAGAGTATTTAGATAGGATTAAGTTTCCAGATTTGTCTGGTACAGAAGATGATAATATTACTTATGGACATGGTGCCAAAATATTTGAATCTAAAAGAAAACCAACAATGCTTTATAGATGGGGAATGAATACGTTACATATTTCTGGAATGGGAATACAACCCAATCATGCAATTCTTGCCCAAGCTGATAGAGTGTTAGATAATACTAAAGGGGTAATAACACTTAACCCACATTTTGATAATGATTATTATGAACAAATAAAAAGAGCCTCCAAATAGGGGGCTCTTTTATTATTTTGACAAACGCTTTTGTTTCATGGGCCACATAGGACTCTTTAACCTTTCCTTTGTATCAGCTTCCTTCATAAAATTAGGCTTGGCTTTACTAGGAGGTTTTACTTTAGGAGCTGGTCTAGGTTTACCTGATTTCATTTTACTTGTTTGTTGTTATCTACAGGAGGTTGAGATCCACCACCTGGATTAGAATTAGAGGAAGGTGTATCCACCTTAGTAATAGCTTTATACACTAAGAACGCTATCACTAATATAACACCTAAGAATATAGCTACTCCCATAGTTTTAAATTTTTTTATTAGCAACCATTTTTACATTTACCCATCTTAGCTCCACCACCCTTACCAGAGTAGTTTTTACCAATTTGTTTACCGTAGCTACCTAATTGCATAGATACTGTACCACCAGATTTGTATTTCTTAGCTTTTACTTTACCACCTTTTTTCATCATAGGTTGACCACCGCCCATTGGGGCACCACCACCGCCCATTGGAGCTTGTGGAGCAGGAGGAGGAATACCAGGACCAGGAGCTGCTTTTCTTGCAGGAGCAACAGGCTTAGCTGCTGCCATAGGTTTACGAACTGTTTTTTTCATTGCCATTGTTATAATTTTTAGATTGTTATTTACCTTTACGAGCTTTACGCATTGCTTTGAATGTTTGAGCAAGAGCTTTTCTTTTAGGAGTGCATGTAGCTTTGGTCATTGGTGTACAAAATCCTTTATGTTTTGGATTTACAGCATCCTGTATCCAATTCTTTTTACTAGCTTTTGCCATGATTATTTCTTTTTAGCTTTGCCACCCATTTTCATGGTTTGACTTTTGCTCATCATAATATCATTCTTTTTCTTAGCCATTTTAACACTTGTTTTGGCCATCTTCTTACCAGAAGCTATCTTCTTTAAAGATCCACCCATTTCCATTTTACCACCATTCTTTTGCTTCTTAGGAACTACATCCATATTAGCATTATCAACAGCTTTTAACCATGTAGGTCTATTTGCTTTTTGTAAAGAATCATATCTAGCCCTATCAGTAGAATCTTGAGCAGGGGTAGTTTTTGGCATAGAGTTTATAGCTTTCATTGCAGCATCTCTATCATACTTTGGTGTATTTAAACCTGATTGTGCTTTCTTAACTATCTTTTTCATATTATTTACTTTTCATTTTTGTAGCACCCAATTCTTTGTTTTTAACAAGCTTAGCAGAACCTTTAGCTTTAGCTAATGTTTTGTTTTGCACCTTGGTCCAAGCACCTTTAGGATCTACAGGACCTACACGTTTATTAGGAGCTTTAAGTCCTGTGAGACTTCCTCCTGCTTTTTTAACAGTTGCCATTATTTTTTAGTTTTAGCTTTTATTTTCTTTTCTTGTTTAATCATCTGAGTTGTTGGTTTCTTTCCAGAACCTTTATTCTCACGAATTGAATCCCAAAGACCATGTTGAGATGTGGAACCACCATTCTTCAATCCACTTCCTTTAAAAGGTCCTTTCTTTTGAATTAATGGTCCATTAGGAACAGGACTGATAGATCCTTTAATAGCAGGAATAGTGTCTCCATTCTGAAGCACTTTCTTTCCTACATAAGCTGTAGCTTTCTGTGGATTATAAGGACCAGGTTTTTTAATACTAGCCATTACTTACGCTTTTTTGCACCTGCTATTTTATCAGCAAATGTAATTTTATCTTTAGGAGGAGCTAATGCTGCAAACTTCTTAAGTTTACCACCCATTTTCATACCTGGTTTCTTTTCAGAAGCAGGTTTATTAGTGATAGCAGGATTAGCCTTAGGAGCATATTTTCCTTTACCAGCTTGTCTATCCATAGCATCAGCCCATTTAGTATTCCAATCATCTTGACTCTTTTGAGAAATAGGTCTTCCTGTTTCAGTTTTAGTCATTCCTTTAGGAACATCTCCACCAGCTTGATATTTTTTCATGATATTATTCTTTAACTTCTGTTATAATTCCTGATTCTACACTTCTAGCTAAGGCACCTTCAACAACTTGTGAAGCTGTTTGTGCTATTCCTGTAGCTTCTGCAATAGCACGTAGTGCGTTTAACATTACACCAAATTCACCTCCTGTAATAACAATCTGAGCATCTTGCTTCCATGTATATTTCTTGTTAGGATCAAATTTTGGTACTTCTTCAAAGTCAATTACTTCTGACATATATATTTAAGTTTTGGTTTAATGTGTAAAGATGAAATAAATTTATGAATTCTCCAAATTTAATTCAATTTCAAACACTATTGTTGCAGAGGTTTTGATACTCTTACTTAAATCTAGTTTGATTTGAAATATGTTATGTAGCTTTAATATTTCTTCTAATAATAATTCATTGTATTTAGGAAGGCTAGCTGCTAGTCTGAAATGATATGAATTAGGATTCTTTGTAATCTCAAGAATAGAAAGTTCATCTATAGAATCAATAATTCCTTCTAAATGTGCAAAATAAGCTATTTCATTATCCTGCATCACTTCTGGAAAGAATTTCTTACTTATATACATTATGACATAGTTAAGAAATACAAAGTTTGTGCTGCTTTACCACTAAGATCTTGAGCTATGTTTTCAATATCTGCATAGTCCTTACTTCTAGCAAAGAGTTCTAAATCTTCAGCAAATGCTCTAAGGTCTTTTAGCACCTTTGTAGATAATCCTGGAGAATAGTCTACAGAAGGTGCCACCTTACTAGCTTTTACTCTTTTTCCTTCATAACCCATTAGTTTCTCAAGGATATCATCTTTAGCTTCTACCACCTCTTTCCACACATTCAATGCTATATGTTCAGCATGGGACGTTGTTTGCAGATGTGTAAGATGTATCTGTTCATAGAAATAAGACATTCTAGCTCCAATAATATCCATTGTAAGCTGTTCTCCAGCTCCTAACATTCCTTCAGGAAAGATTGATTTTGACATTATATTGGTTTATTTTGAGAAGGTCTTGTAGGTTGAGGAGCAAGCTTTAATGCATCAATTTCAGCCTGTCCTTCAGCTTGTGTATCTGCTACATAAACTTTCTGTTTGGTAAATAATGTACCTATTTTTGATTCTTGAAAGTTAATTACTTTTTTACCATCATGAACAAGAATCCAAACTGGATTACTAGTTACATAATTAACAATACCATCTGCGTTTGGTGTGATGTAAGATGCTGCCACGTTTGTATATTTTTAATTTGTTATAATTGTTGCCCCTCTTGCCACTAATGTAGCTACATCTAATATTCCTTGACCTGTAGGAGCAGCGTTTGTTCCATAAGACATATCTACAACACATGAAGGTCCCCAAAGTGTTGTACCATTAGTACCATCAAGAGAAACCAACATAGCAAGTATATAATTTACAGTGGTTACACTAAGAGCATTTTGATAAAAACCTATATATGTAGATATTTCTTTAATTCCACTAGAGAATGTTAGTGTAGTTAAATTAGGATTGTTTTCAATATATATACCATAATCTGAAGCTATTCTAATAATACTAGGAAATGATAAAGAAGTAGCAGCTATGTGTTCTATAAAAAAAGATATTTGTACTTCTTGAAGAAGTGGAAAGTTTATATTAGTTAAACTATTTCCATTTATGGAAGATTGACTTCCTCCATCCACATGTTGATTAGAAAGAATTCTAACAACATTAGGAAAATTAATACTAACTAAATTATTACCATTTATGTAACCTCCATTTAGTGCTGTTAATTCAGGAAATGTAAGTGTTGTAACAGTAGAAGCTAAATCTCCAGTAAATAAAATATTTGCAGAATTATAAATGAGAGCAGAATATGCTACATTAGGAATATTAGATGATATATCAGATACTTGAAACAAAGCAATATTCATTGCAGCTGGATTTGATATTACACCATTTGCTACATATTTTACAATAGTAGGTTGTGTTATTGATGTAACTGCTGCATCCACCTTTTTTAATGCTAATGTCAAACAATCCCCAGTTTTTATTCCTGTATTGGGGAGATTTGTTCCAATGTATATTACATCATCAGACTTTGTATAAATACAATAACCTGGACCTCCTGGTGATAATAAATATTTACCATAACAAGGATTTCCAGGTTGACAAGGAAGAGGTATATTCATTACACTATTGTTGTTGTATCAGTAGTAGTCTCTGTTGTTGTGTCTGTTGTAGAAGTGCTAGTAGTTGGAGCCTCTGTTGTAGTCTCTGTAGTACTAGTTGTAGTGGTCAATTCCTCTGTTGTTGTTTCAGTGGTTGTACTAGTGGTAGTAGGTTCTGCAGTGGTTGTGTCAGTGGTTGTGCTAGTAGTAGTTTCACCACTAACAATAGCTCTAATCCTAGCTTGTGTTTCTCTAGCTTTATTTATATCAAACATATTGTATATTTTAATTAGTCAGAAAATGCAGTAGCTCCTAGCACTGAAGTACCATTAGCTGCAAATATAGTGGCAGCTTCATAACTTACTTCTAATAGTAAATTACCATATCCATCCACTTTAAAATGTCCATATCCTGGAATGGTGTTATTTAAAACTGTAGCTAATTCATATTGATCTGCTGCATTTTGACCAGTATAAAACTCTAGATATCCATTAGGAGTAATCATTTGTGCAGTGAATAATACAAAGTCTACACTTACTAAAGGAAAGTTAGAAGTTATATCCACTACAATAGTTTGTTGATCTGTATTGCAACATTCGTAGCCTTGTACTTCTTGCCATTTTCCTACCTTAGGTATAGATCTGCGTAAGACTAAGCTACCTGCTACTACTCTGCCACTACCATCATAGCGGACATAAGCTTTTAAATCACGTTTGTTAATGCTTCCCATAATTTTTAATTAATTAGGTTAATAGTTGAGGTTGTATTTATTTTTTAATTCTATAAGTTTTGTAACATAATAATGAGTTCCCTTTTTCTTAGAATCTTCATTATTTAATACATTATTTATTTGACTGTCTTTGAAAGGATCTTTACCTGAATGATATAGTCCTTTATAGAAAGCCTGATAACCAGGCATGTCATTCGATGTAATTCCAGCATTATGAAAGAGTCCAAGTCTATTTACCTTCTCCATATCATCTGAGGCCCATGAGAAATCCATTTCAGGAATGTTCTTAGTCTCAAGATCTCTTAACCAAAGGTTCCATAACACAGCCCACATATCTGCACACCAGCTTTGAAATCCTTTATTTTCATTTGCAAAGAATTGACTATTAATATGTTGTAAATATTTACGTATTAATATACAATCGTTCATCACCTTGTTCCAGAAATTAGCATCTACATTCTTTAAAAAGTATTGTGCTCCTCCTGAGTTATTGTTGTTAGCTTCTGCAATCTCTCTAGTTATACCTATCAAGCTTGTTATCTCAGCTAATACATCTCTAGTTTTGTATTCTTCCAGTTTCTCTGGGAGAACATCATGTATTTTACTATCAAAATATGAAGCGTTTATATAGCTATTTGTATCTGAAAGATAACAAACATCATCATCTATATAATCATCTACGTTAAACCTATCTGTAAATAGAATATCACAATCACAATAGAATACAGCTTTACTAATCATTTCAGGATGGTCTTTGAACCATCTCATTAAGACATATGGACGTAGAACAGGAATATATGTTCCAAGTTGTTGACTAACATCTCCATCATCTTTGTAATAAGCAAACTGTGCTTCTGGATATAGATCTTCTACTTGTTTCCATTTCTCATTTTTCTCTCTGAAGCTTGGTGTATACACTAAGACAATAGCCTTGTCTGAATGTCCAATCTCCTTTAAGCTTTCTAACCAGGCATGTACTTGCCATGAGAAATACGCATCATCTGGCTGAGCGACTACAAATCTTAATTCCTTACCCATATTATTTAGTTGTTGGTTTACATCTTTCATCTCTTCTTAGTATATCAGTTGCATTAAACTTCCAAGTTTTTCCAGCTATGATTGCTCTAACTGTATACAAACTAACTCCTAATATTTCAGAGACTTCTTTTGCACCTTTTCCTGAGTTATATAATTCTTTAATAATAGTAACTTTTTTATCTGTGAGTGTTGCTCTACCATTTCCTTCACCAGCTCTACTAGGTTGTAGTCCTAATTTATAAGCATGTAATTGATTTTCTGAATTAGTAACCCACTCAAGATTTACAATACTATTATCAGTTTTTATACCATTAATGTGATTTATTTGAGTACATCCTTCAGGTTTTACTAAGAAAGCACTAGCTACAAGTTTATGAACTAATCTAGTGTGAGTTCCATTTTTACGAAGCCTAACTTCAGGATATCCCTTTTTATTAAGCATTTGTTTCATTTCTTGTCCTCTAGTTAATCGAAGTCCATTTCTACCTTGTTTAAGTCTATCTATTCCTCTAATTTTACCAAGACTACTTACCTGATATCCTTCAAAGTTAGGAACATCTCTCCATTCTTCACAGATAAACTTAAGATCCTTCATATATGTAGTTTGTTGGTTATATTTTTATTAAACACTAAGGCTTAATGTTCTTTCCCATCACTTTGGTTAATTGTTCTAGCTGTTTAGCTATGTTCCAAAGCAACTTGGCCTTTTGGCTCCATCCTATTTGTTGAGAAGGTATTGACATGATTATCCAATATTAAATATAGAAAAATTAACAGATGGTGATAATGGTCTAGTTGGATTAGTTCCTGCAGCAGTTGATAAAATTTTCATACCAGTAGCTGGTGACCACCAATAAAACTTAATATATTGTCCAGCAGTTAACGTTATAGTATCTGATATGTGTGCAAGTGTTTGATCATTTTGTGCTCCAGTTGTAGTGAACGTAAATGCAGAATTATTTACAGCTACATCATTTATAGTGTACCAAACAGTTACATTGTAACTTGACGCTCCTCCAGTAAATGCAAGTTGAAGAGCTAGATCTATATAATATACACCTGCATTAGTAACATCTATTCTATTATTTGGACCTAATGTAAAACCGTTAGCAGATTGTGTTGAATTAATTAACACTTGATTTGCTACAGTGGCTCCACCATTATTTTGAGTGGTAGTATCAAAAAAAGTTCCAGAATAAAGAGATAATGGAGCTGGTATATTACCTGTAACATTAGTTAAATATTCTAATTGCTTAGAAATCTCCCATAACAGATTCTCTTCTGTTCCCCAACCTATCTGTCTAGATGGTACACTCATGTTTATAAAGTTTAATAACGAAGGTATGCTAACTTTAGTTATTAACAATGACCTTCATTAATTTGTAATAATTAAATTAGTTATATAATTTCTAATTAAGTTAATTAGAAATTACCTACCCTGAGATCTGTATTTAGAAACTTTCTTGTCTTTTGGACCAGAGGATTTTTTAGCTTTTCCACCTTTACGCTTACCAAATGTAAGTTTTCTAGTGTTACCTACTGCTTTTGCCATGTTAGTTTATTTTGTAAAATATAAATCAGCTTCTGCTCTTCTTCTTCTTAATAATCCTCCTTGTTTTTGACCATCTGCATATACCCATTTCATAAACTCATCTCTTATAGAAGGATCATTTGGATCTGTATTCACTTTAATTCTTAATGTAGAACCTTTAAATCTTCCCACTCCTTCATTATAAGCAAAAGATATAACTGCATCATATTGATTAGATGTAAGATCATCTCTTAGTAGAGGATCTACATATTGTATTTGTTGACTCATCTCCCATTTAAGAAACTCCAAAGCTTGTTCCATTGTAATTAATGGATCACCCACTTCTACTTTTTTACCATTTAAATAGTTTGGTGGGTATTGAATGGTTCCATAACCAATTGTATCTACACCTACAGGATCTATAGAATCATGATAGGCTTTAGGATAAAATCCTTCAAATAGCTTTACTAAATTAGCACAATTATCATTAATAGTAATCATTATAATACAATTTTCCAATATGAACTAATCCCATACACTATACCATTAGAGCTATAGCCAACATTTACACCAAAGATTCTATCTTTCCTATCTTTATACAGTCCTCCTACAAATCCTCCACTAAGGCCAATTTGTTTATTTCCAAATAGCCCTCCTCCTATGTACAATTGTCTTGTAGGTTTTGTATATTCATGCACTGTAACAGTTTCTTTAGGAACTCTTATACTGTATTTAATAGAAGATCCTACTAATAGGTTTGATGACACTGTATCTGTAACTATAGCATCTCCATATTCACCTAATTTAAACGGTGTAGCATAAATTCTCTTAGAAAAATATCTATCTCCTAGAGAATCATATTGAACTACCACCTTTTCAAAGGTCTTACCAGGAGTGTACAATGTATCATGCATCCAATTAGTATCTGCTTTTACATATACTAACTTAGGATGACTAATTACAGAATCATGTATTACAATAGTATCATGTATAACTATAGATGTAGTTGGCTCTTTTATATATTTAGGTCCTCCTCCACATCTTTGTAAAAATATAATTGCAAGTAGGATTAAAATAATAAAAGTTAAAATGTTGGTTTTCATATATTTAAGTTGTTGGTTGAGAATCATCACTAAATAGGTTAGATACAAACTTTGCTATCACACCTAATACAAATATAATAGTTCCTGCTGTAGGATAACCATTTAATATAGTAATACTTCCACCAAATGTAGTTGCTGCTACCACTGAATCTGCAACTTTTCTAATTTTTTTTGGGGTTGGTGCCCAGTATTGATTTATTCCAAAAGACATATTATGGGGTTTTTTGTTGAGTTTGTTCTATTTGTCTTTGATTATTCTTAGTCATTATTAAACTAGAATATATAGTGACACTGTATTGTATAATTGCACCTAATGCTAACACTATACCAATAGTCCATAAAGTTTTCTTTTTGAACTCTTCATATTGTAACTGTTTACTCTCTAGCTCTATCACCTTACTCTTTAATGCTTCAATATCTTGGATGAATCCTCCAGTTTTAGTAAGAGGATTACCTAATATTGCATCTACCACCTGTGTCAACTTAGTGTCAATACTGTTAATCTTATCTTCCATATCTGTTAGTCTTGCATCCATGCTTAGTAAATCATCTTGTAATGTACGAATTTCCATATTAGTTGGTGTAGCTATAACACAAAATCCCCAATGAAGGGGAATTTAAATGTTATCTAGTTGAAAAATAATAGGTGATAGCAAAACTATGTAAAACAAATGATATAACCAAATATTTTTTTCTTATGGATTGGTATAATTTTCTTATTTTTGTTAAAAATAACAATTACATGAAACCAATATGTCTTGATCTAAAAGAGCTTATAGATTTAGAAAATATAAACTCTTATATAGAAGACTTATATAATATCTACAGACAAAAGATATATGTATTGTCAAGTCAGCCAGAACATTTCAAAAACAACCCCCACGTTCTAAAAAGCTATAAAAAGGCATCAATGAATATTGCCTGGTTTGAAAACCATACAGAAATATATACATATGATGTAAAACCAAAACTACTAGTTATAGTTCCTCACATGTCCACTGGTGGTTGTCCTCAAGTGACATTAAATAAAGTGGAGCTTCTCCAATCTTCCTTTAATATACAAGTGGTAGAATATGCATTCTATGGGCCAGCCTATGTGGTTCAGAGAAATAAGATGATTGCTCTAGTGGGAGAAGATAAGTTTCATTCTCTAGGAGAAAATAAGTTTGCAGATCTCATTAAAATATGTGATAGGTTCAAGCCACAGGTTATATCTATAGAAGAGTTTCCAGAGATGTTTATGAATACTGAATGTGCTAACTATCTATATAATACAGAGAGAAATTGGAAAATTATAGAAACTACACATGATAGTTCATTCAATCCAAGAAACAAATTCTACCTACCTGATCAGTTTGTGTTTGTTAGTGCTTATAGCCTGTTCAAATATATTGATCTAAATGTTCCTATGGAGATTATAGAATACCCTGTAGATAAGAAAGAACGTAATAAACTAGCAAGACAACAACAGTTTGGTTTAGATCCTGAGTATAAGCATATTGTGATAGTTGGGTTATTTACAGCTAGGAAGAACCAAGGATATGCTTTTGAAATGGCCAGACAATTAGAGAATTATAAAGTAAAGTTTCATTTCTTAGGTAACCAGGCAGGTAATTTTGAAGACTATTGGAAACCATTGATGGCCAACAAACCTGACAACTGTATCATCTGGGGAGAAAGAAGTGATGTATCTGAGTTCTTACAAGCTTGTGATATGTTCCTATTCCCATCCAAAGGTGATCGTGGAAACAAGGAACTCAATCCAATTGCTATTAAGGAAGCTCTAGAATATGATATGGTTAAGATGATATATCCTCTAGATGTATATTGTAATAAGTATGATGATTATGAGGATGTAGTTTATTTAACAGGAGATGTTAATACTGATAGTACCAACTTAATTAGTTATCTAAACCTTACAGCATCTTTAAAGATGAATGTAGATGAGGAAGTGATTGTTATAGGAACCTATCCTAATTTAAAAAGACGTGTAGAACTTACAAAAGAATGTATAAGATCATTAAAACCATTAGGTAGAAAAATAATTTTAGTTAGTCACTATCCTGTAGATCAAGAGATTCAAAGAATGGTGGATTATTATATCTATGATAAACATAATCCAATGACCTTTCATTCTTATTATACATTGTTTTTTAATTATGCATCAGACTATGATGTAAATATTAATATTAACCAATTACATGATGGTAATCAATCGTTGGCTGTTTTAACTAATCTATTTAATGGGTTTAAACATGCCAAAGCACATGGATTTAAAAGTTTATTCTATGTTACATTTGATATTATAATTGATCCTAGGGATATACCAGCTATTAATGAATCATTTAATACATTACGTAATGGTAAGAAGGCACATTTAGCTATATTCAAAACAGAATTTGAATATGGTATACAAACCAATGGTATGACTTTCAATGTAGACTATTTCTTAGATAGGTTCGATGATGTAAGAGATGTAGAAACTTATAATAGTATTTGCAAAAATATTGGTTCGCAAAACTTCTTAGAAGATTATCTTGCTAAAAAGTTAGAAAAGCTTAATAAGAATGAGTTATATATTAGACCAATGAAAAAAAATGGAGAAGCTGAAACATTTCTTGAATATACAGGTGTAGGACTTTCTTCTCATAGTGAGTATTATTCTATTTTACCAGTGATGGAAAAAGATAATGTATTCATGTTCTATTTCTATACATATAATATAGATGATAGAATTGTTAAAGTGAGAATAGAAAATACATTATTTGAATTTAATATATCTGAAACTAAAGAATATAAATATGAGTTTGCTTACACTGGTAAACCTATAACTATAACTATTGAGTTTTATGATGATGATAATCTATACAAAAAAGAATCACATATAATAAATGAAGATACACTTGATAAATATATAAACACTGGAAAATTCTCATGGAAAAAATAAATATGAATATAACACACGTAGCAACAGGACTTATTAACATACCACCAAATGGTTGGGGAGCTATTGAAAGACTTATATGGGAATACAAAAAGCAACTTGATCTGCTAGGACATAATGTAGAAATTAAATACATGAATGAACTAGAAAAACATTCTAACACAATTATCCACACACATATATTTAATCAAGCATTACATTGTAAAGAGCTTGGAATTCCTTATATATTCTCTTTACACGATCATCATGCTGAATATTTAGGAAAGGATAGTAGACTGTTTAAAGAAAATCTAGAAGCAATAAAAGGTAGTGTAATTTCTTTTACACATGCTGAGTATCTAATAGACTTTTTCAGTGAGACAGATAAATTATTCTATCTATCTCATGGAACAGATACATCTTTCTTTACTCCTAACACAGATGTAATACCACATAGACTACTTATGATAGCTAACAATGGCCTAGCTGGAGATCCTACAATAGATAGAAAAGGTTTTAGGCAAGGAATAGAAGCTGCTAAAGCTCTAGACTTGCCAATCACAATTGCTGGTCATCAAGACAATCATAAATTCTTTGACTATCATAGAGATCTTTTAGAATATGATGGTCTTACAATAGAACTATACAATCCAACAGATGAACAAATAAGAAATCTCTATCAGTCTCATACAATATTTGTACATCCTTCATTCATAGAAGCTGGCCATCCTAACTTAACACTTATGGAAGCAGCAAGTTCTTGTCTTCCTATTGTAGGAACATACAGAGGATCTAAGCATGTATATGGTATGTGGGTTACACCTACAACATCTACACAAGATATTATATATGGAATAGAACAGACATTAATTACATATGATCATAGAAGAGAAGAGATGTTCTCTGTAAGAGAAAGTCTTGATTGGAAACATGTATGTGTAAAGCTTGATAAATATTATCAGAATGTTGTAAAGGTGAATGATCTGTATACAACAGATGTAACAAAAGAAAAATATACATCACTTTATTTAAACCTTGTATAGATGCTTAAGTATAACTTATACATGATTGGTAACATATATTTTGAAATCCTAGAAGCCTGGGAGAACAAAGAATATTATGTTAAAATTGTAGAACAAAAAGGTGATGAAAGATATTTTATTTATGGTGAAACCTTAAGGCCAGGGATGTGGCTTAGAAGTGATAGATCCTATCTAAGTGACTATTTTGTAGAGATTTGGGATGGTGATCAGTTAAGAGAAGAGATAGATGTAATTAAACACATCACTAGTCTGAAGGTTTTTATAACCCTTGAATCTAAGTCTATAGGAGATAACTTAGCTTGGATACCTTATTGTTTAGAGTTTAAAAAACAATACAAATGTGATGTTGTAGTTTCTACATTTCATAACACTCTATTTAAGAGTGTATATCCAGAGCTATCATTTGTTGAACCAGGATGTGTTGTACATGGTATTATGGCTATGTTTCATGTTGGTTGGGATTGGAATCCAAACAATGAACCTCAGGAACCAAATCTTATTCCTTTACAAAAAGCTGCTACTAACATTCTTAATTTAGAATTCAGAGAGATAAAACCTAGAATAGCATTTCTTCCTAAGAAAAGACCTATGAAGGATAAGTATATTGCTATATCAACAAGATCTACATCTCAAGCAAAACATTGGTATTATTGGCAAGATCTAATAAATATTCTTAAAGAGAAAGAATATAAGGTGGTGGAAGTATCTTTAGAAGGATCTGACTTTCAAGGACTTGAACCAGTGGAGGATAGAAGCCCTGAGAATGTAATGAATCTAATTCATTATTCAGAATTCTTAATAGGACTTGGTAGTGGTTCTTCTTGGTTAGCTTGGGCTCTTGGTAAACGTGTTGTAATGATTTCTAATTTCTCAAAGGATGGTCATGAGTTTACAACCAATTGCATAAGAATCAAAGACACATCTATATGTCATGGATGTTGGAACAATCCAATGTTCAGATTTAATAAGGGAGATTGGAACTGGTGCCCTGAACATGAGCATACAGATAGACAATTTGAATGTCATAAGCTTATATCAGCAGAAAATGTAATGAAACAGATAATGAAAAAGGGGCTATTAAACTAGCCCCTTTTCATTTATAATGATTCTATTTCATTATGTAAATCAACAATGGTGGAAGAAACTAATCCCCACTTCACTTGTCTAAATAACTCTTTTAATTTATCAAAATCAGCATCTTCTAAATCTAGAGTGGCTGTTTTAGATAAATCAGAATCACTGAACTTACTTTCATCAATTTGAAATTCTGATTTATGTTCATCTAACTTACTTAATAGACGAAGTCTTTTAATCATTTCATCTACATTAAATCCTCCTTCTTGAGGATTATTGATTGCCATTTTTAACAAATCATAAGTAGTGAAGAAAGTGTCTCTACCTTGAATGTTTTCTTTTACTACACGCAGTTTTATTGATTTCATATTTGAAGATTTTTACAAAAATAACAAATTAAATTAAACTAACAATTAAATTGTTGTAGTTGTACTAGTGGTTGTTGTAGGAGCAAATGTTAAATTAAGTGTTTTTGCTGCCCAATTCCAAGCTTGATCATTTGTATTCCAATCAGTTTCATAATCAGGACTTACCATTGATAAGTTTCCTTGACTTAACATTACAGTATTTACATCAAAAAGAGCATAATAAAATGATGCTGAATTAATAAGATTGTCATTAATACAATAAAGTTGTAATTGTGTAGCTTGAACATTTTGTCCATTTGTCCAAATGTTGATAGGTGTGATTTCTCTCATTTGTTTATGTTTTAAATTTTAATATCCTTCTATAATTAAAAATCCTGTAGATGTAGCTCCTGTAACAGTCATTGCAGTAGTAGTTAAAGAAGTAACTAAAGCCGCAGCTAAACCATTGGTTGTTAATATAACAGGGGTTTGAGTAAATGCAATAGGGAAAGTATAAGCCGCAGTACCTACAAGAGCAGCACAATACACTATTACTTTTTTATAAGACGTTCCTTGTTCAGGTTGAGAATAGTTTGCAGTTCCACTTGTTGAACCGTTTACTAATGTTTGGGTTGCGGAGTTTTTTAATACAGTTACTTTTGCACTACCTACTACCTGTAGCTTATCTGTACCATTGTCTGTTGTAGAGCCTAAGATAATATTTCCACCAACTGATATTCTCATTCTTTCAGCATAAGCAGCCCCAGTAGCAAAAACTAAATTTCCAGTACTATTACCTTGTGTGCCTATTCCAAAATCATTTGCAAGACCAGCAGTAACAGCAGTTGCAGAACCGATAAGACCAATAGAAGATGATGTGATGAAGTCTATCCAAGGCTTACCTGCACTACTTGAAATTTGTATAACTCTGCCCGCTGATTCACCACCGATAAATCTTGAAAAACCACCCGTAACTCTTAACCCATAATTTCCAACGCCCGTAAACGCACCATTTGTAAAAGTTGGACTTATATCCAATCCTACAAGTACATCAGAGTTAGCAGCAGCTACTAATGTAGGAGTAGCTATTATCCCCTGTGCTAAAGCAGAAGCAGCAGTTACACTTCCTGTTAGAGTTGTTTGTCCGTTATGTCTGCTTGTTCCTGTTACGTCAAGTTTATAGCCTGCGTCTGTTGTAGAATTTATTGCTAAGTTTCCTGTTGCTCCAAAAAACTTTGATAAAACGGTAGCACTTGTATTAGCAAAACCAATATTATTATTATTCCCTTCAAGAACTATTGCTGATGTTCCACCATTGTATGCACTTTTAATTTTTGTATTATTAGAGGTTGCGTCCCATGTAAAACTTCCAACATTTGAAGATACCCCAATTTGATAACCTCTTTCTTGATTTCCACCAGAAGCGTAATTTATATACGCCATTTCTGCTCTATTTCCCCCATTCCCAATATAAAGTTGACCGCCTATTAATGCATCTCCTGATGTTCTTAAAGCATAAGTACTTACTCCTGTAAAAGCACCATTTGTAAACGTAGGGTTTATATCTAAACCTACTAATACATCATTATTAGCTGCTGCTACTAATGTAGTGTTATTATATTCACCTCTTGCTATAGCTCCTGATGCTGTCATAGTTCCTGTAACTGTTAAAGCAGGGTTACCTGTTGAAGTGGCATTGAACTTTCCACTCCCAGTTACCTGTAGCTTATCTATACCATTGTCTGTTGGTAAACTGGTACCAGCTCCTATATAAACATTTCCTGTGCTAAATGATACAAATCTCTGATTGCCTAATCCATCGGCTAATATAACTAAACTTGAACTACTAGCAGATAATCCGCTTGAACTACTTGTAAAACCAATAATAGTGTTGTAATTACCAGTTGATATTGGATTTATACTAGCCCCAGTGTAACTTGAACCTACAAAAGTATTAAATTGTCCAGTTGTAATATTACCGCCAACATAAGCACCTATAAGTGTATTTTGACTTCCAGTTGTAACATTATTACCAGCTGTACTACCTACTGCAACATTAAAATTACCTGTTGTTGCCGTCTTTAATGTATTAACCCCTATTGCAACACATTCTTGTGCTGTTGAACCACTTGTACCATATAATGATGCATAGCCTAATGCTGTGTTTGTTTTACCAGTTACATAATACATTGATTGTGAGCCAACAGCAGTATTTTGTGTGGCAGTAGTAGCAGATTTTAAAGCATCTCCACCAATTGCAACATTATATGCTGCATTTACTAAAAGTCCAGCTCTTATTCCTACTGCAACATTATCTGAATATTGAGTATTTAAAGCATTTAATGCTTGATAACCTATTGCCGTTGCCCAAATATTACTTTGTGCAGTTGCAGCTAATGCACCATTACCTAATGCTATGCTATAAATATCTCCCCCTGCCCCTAGCCCAACCCTAACTGTATTAATATTTGCATCAGAACCAACAATTCTTAATCCATAATTTGTTACGCCCGTAAAAGCTCCATTAGTAAACGTAGGATTAATATCCAATCCTACTAATACATCATTATTTGCAGCAGCAGTTAATGTAGGAGTAAGATATGTTCCTCTAGCAATGGCAGAAGCAGCTGTAACACTTGGGCTAACTACAACACCTGTTGTTAAGTCTTGTATAGAACTATTACCAATTGTACTAGCTGATGTAAATTTAACTACAGTGTTAGTAGTTCCTGAAACAGATACAGATGTTCCACTTGTTGCAGAGGTTCCACTAGAACCAGATGTAGCTGAAGATCCAGAACTACCAGAAGATGCTGAAGTTCCACTAGATGCACTAGAACCACTTGTTCCAGAAGTTCCACTAGTTGAAGATGACCCACTAGTTCCAGAACTTGCACTTGTTCCACTTGATCCTGAGGAACCAGATGAACCAGAACTAGCTGAGGTTCCTGAGCTACCACTTGTAGATGATGATCCACTTGTTCCTGAAGAGGCACTACTACCACTAGACCCTGATGTGCTAGAAGAACCAGATGTACCACTAGTTGAGGAAGATCCAGAACTTCCACTTGTTCCACTGGAACCTGTAGCTCCACTAGAACCTGTAGCTCCACTAGAACCAGATGTTCCACTGGAACCAGATGACCCACTACTAGCAGATGTTCCACTGGAACCTGTAGCTCCACTAGAACCTGTAGCTCCACTAGAACCAGATGTTCCACTGGAACCAGATGACCCACTACTAGCAGATGTTCCACTGGAACCAGATGACCCACTACTAGCAGATGTTCCACTAGATCCTGTAGCTCCACTAGAACCTGTAGCTCCTGATGTACCAGAAGTTCCTGAAGCTCCTGCAATGTTAAGATTCCATGAATTATATGTATGTGTTCCTTTAACAGTTGTAACATACACTGTCATAAATCCAGTGATTTTTGAATAGCTCCCTACAACTCCTATAAAATAATCATTGACACTATTACTAACTGATACGTATTGACCAAATGTATATGCTAAATCTAAATCAGTGGTTAAACTAATTGGACTACCATATACTAATGTTGCTAGATTTATACTAGTAGTAGAAGTTCCTACATATCTATCTCCACTTAATCCTGATGTTCCACTAGAACCAGAAGTGGCACTAGATCCTGAAGATCCGCTAGTTCCACTTGTACCATTGACACCAGATGTACCATCCACACCTGAAGAACCGCTTGTACCATCTACACCAGAAGATCCACTAGATCCTGATGTTCCAGAGCTTGCACTGGTTCCACTACTAGCACTAGTTCCACTAGATCCACTAGTAGCACTAGACCCACTAGTTCCACTAGAACCAGCATCTCCTGATGTACCAGAGGTACCATAACTAAGACCACTAGAGCCAGATGTACCTGCTGTACCAGCCACAGCATTGTGTACAGCAATGTTTATTTTTTGTAATGCTACTTCTAATGTATCATTATTGTTGACATCTATATATACCAGATTTTGCCCTTCGTAAAACACGCAGGCAGAATCTAATAATACTGGACAAGTTTTTGCAGAACAAGTAACATTCATAGTAGTGAGGTTTGATATATAACAAAATGCATGGAAGACCATGCACTAGTTAATGTAAAAGTAGTTAATAAACACTTATTACCAAAGAGTTGTAATAAGTTAGATGATATAATATAGCTATCTACTAAACCCTGCTTGAGATTGCTGTTGAACACCTATATATTTAGCCAAGTTTGGAAGAGTCATTGGTAAATATGTTTGTATTTGATTAGTTCCTGGAAGCTCTTCCATTAGATATTTAATGAAATGTATATTTTTCATATCCTCATTACTTTCTCCTTTGATAAGTCCCCAATTATATTTCATAAAATTAGCTAACAGTTTTTCAAAATCTGTAGCTAATTTGAATGTAGGAAATATTCCTGTACTTAATAATCCACTAATACTAGATGGATCATAGAAATATGTAAGCTCATCTCTAAACTTATCAGCAGCTTTTAACATGAACTTATAACTATTTCTAATTTGCACATCCTCATCTTTGTCTGGCATATTGGCTTTAAGACCTAAGAATATAGACAAGAAGGTAAGACTAGCTAACATATCAAATATAGAACCTCTTAAGTTTTTATTATAAAGGTCCATATATTCAGCTTCTGTCATTTTAAATTCCTTACCTGTCTGTTTCTCATAGTCTGCTTTTTTCTTTTCATAATCTTCTCTCATTCTATTAAATCCTGATTCACTTGTAGTGCCTGAGAATAAAGCTTTTAAATTATCAAGGCTATAAAAAGTTCTTTTAGTCACCTCATTTGCTAAAGTTCTCATTCTACCAAACTCATGTGCATCAGATGCTGAATTATATTTAAGATCACCAAATCTTACATCCACTAATCTAGGTATCCATCCTTTAAACATGGATATGGAATCTGAGAATAGCTGAGCGTTTAACATTCTTTTTTGAGATTCTGGAAGAGTTCCCAAAGCATCTGAATTTATTTGTTGAATCTTAGCTCTTATTTTAACAACAGTGTCTGATTTTCTATTTACGCCAGGTATAACTAGTTTATTATCAACCACTTCTGCAACATTTAATACACCATGTTCTTTATTAAGTCTTTCCACTTCTTTTTCAAATGCTTTCTTTTTAGCTATTTGATCTGCTTGAGAACCAGCAAACATATTCTCATATTCAGGAAGTGTTTTTACATATTCTCTAGTGTTATGAAGAACTCCATCTATCACTATTGTATTTTTAATAAAGGCTAAGAAGTTGGTAGTTTGAACAAATTTCTCTGAACCAGTCATTAAACCCATCATAAAATGATTAATCTTATCACCATCTAACTTATTTATAGACAGTTTTCTAGCATAATCTCTACTATAATTTTCTGATAGGGGAAGAAAATAATCAAGAGCTTTAATAAACTTTTCCTTATTCTTAAAGTTCATTCCAAATAACTTACCTGCAACAGTGGCATGTGCATAGCTATAATCTATTCTATTAAAATATCGTTCAGAGTTAATTAATGATTGAAAGCTACCACCTAAAAGGTTAGACAGAGGAGATAGAAAACTAAGACCTAATGTTTTACCTCTAAAATAGTTATTCAAAGAATTGACAGTTCTATTAAGACTTACTTGTCCTTCTGGAAATATGTTTATCCCAAGAGCTTTATTAACATTCTTGCCCCACTCACCAAAGCTTCCTAATAATATATCAAAGTTTTTATCAGCTAGATATTTCTGACTGTATAGAGTTACAGTGATCATATTATCAAATAGCTCAGAATTTTTGCTATTATCATTATAGTTAATATCAAGTTTACCATTTTTAAATCTTGATCTTCCAAACCATGATGTATTAATAGATCCTTTATTCTTTTCTATATCTGATAATAATAAAGCTTGCCCTTCAAGATCTTGCATATATTTAAATCTAATACCTGCAGCATTATACAACATCATGTTCTTAAATAGGTCTTCGCTTACAGCTTCTCCTTTAATCTCTTTGGTATAATAAATAGGAATTTTATTTATAACTCCTCCATGACGTGGATCATAATTAGCAAATCCAATTTCATCACTATCAACTGCTATACCATTTAAAAGACTTTCAGCTAACTTAAGATCTCCACCAGAAGCTAATACTTCCATAATACCAGCTTTCATCCAAGGAAGAAATGTTCTAGCTGCTTCTTCTTTACTTAAATATCCTATAGATGAAAAGAAGTTATTTCTCTCAATTATATAGTCATACAGTTTCTTAGCCACTTCATTTTCTGGTTTGCTAAGTTCTTTAAACTGTACAGACTCCCACTCACTTCTTAAAGGATTTCTTTTAACTTGTGTATATTGTAACCATCCTTGTCCTTTTTCTCCACTATCATATTTTCTATACTCAATTTCTAGTTTCTTTTCAAGCTCTTCATCAGACATGTCGGTAGCAGCTGCTCTATTCTTAATTCTATCAACTTCTTTATCTAACTTCTCCTTCAGTTCAAGCTTTGTTGCTTCTACATCAACATTATTTCTAATCCATTCTATATCACCATCTTCTATTTTGTCTTTTAGTTCTTTATAGAATAGAGAATTATACTCATCAATTAATTCATTCTTTCCTTTTTTCTTGAGTATATCGAAATAGTTTTGTCTGGTTAATCCTTTATTCTTAGCCCATTCGCCATATTCATGTTGAAGATCTAATAGATAATGAGCATGATCTACAGCATCTTGAGCAGTGTGAGTAAGTAATCTATCATATTTTTTATAATATGTTTGCATTCCTGTAGTTTGAATTAATGCTGTAGAAAGAAATATTCTAGAAAATCCTTTAACTACTTTATCAGGTTTGCTTAAATCATCTATACCTTCTCTTTTAGCTAATATTTTTTCTCCAAATTCACGATTAGCTTTTCTAAGATCATCCATTGCAATTCCTGCAGCATCAACTATATCTCTAAGTTTACTCTTAAGATTCTTTTGTTCTTCTGTTAGTTCTTCTTCTCCTTTAAATAATTCTCTTAATGCTATGTTTAATGTTAAATATGGTGTTAGAGATATCTCATGATTTCTAAGATCGTGAGAAAAGTCAGTCATATCTTTATCTGTATATTCAAAAGGATCTGCATCTTTCCACTCTTCATTATACTTAGCAATAGTTTGTTTAGTATAATATACAAGAGTTTCTGCTTGTTTTAATAATGGTTTTATATCTTGTTGCATTTGTAGCTTTCTAATAGCTCTAAACAAATCATTCATCTGTTCAGCTTTATCAGCTTTAGCTTCATATCCTAATGCAGGTTTATCGGCCAATGCTTTATAATCTGCATTGAATGCTCTTAATAAGTTATCAATTCTTTCACTTCCAGTAGTTTGAGATTCTACACCTACAGGTATTAAATAGTCTTTAGTAATCTTTTTAATATCAACATCACCTATTTCAATACTTAATAGTTTAGGAAGAATATTTTTAGCTTTACTAAACGCACTATATTCCACTCTTACAGGAACCATCATAGTTTGTTCAAATCTTGACGCATTTATACCATATGCTTTTTCTAATATATGTCTGTATATATCCATCTGTTCATTCCAAGCACCAATTTTATACCAAGGAATATCTGTATACTTAGCAGTATTTAATCCCATAAACTTCCAGTCAAGAATAGTAATCATACCATTACTTTTAATTGCCATAAAGTCTATAGTTCCTGCAAGACCTGATTTACCATACTTAGGATTAATAACCATCACCTCACTTAAGAATCTAGTCTTACCACCTTCATTTAAAGATTTAATTCTTTCTCTTAAATTATCTTTAAATAAATTATAAGCAGTTCTTCCAGCATCGTCCATTCTAGAAACGTAATTAGAATCATCTCCTTCAATAGCTCTAACATACCCACTTTCATCGGTGAATACATTTTTCATCATATGATGAATGTCAGCATGAAATAATGTTCCTGTCTCTGAGTATACAGAATTTTTAGCATCATCAAACTCATCTTGTGTACCAGATTTACTATTTCTAAATACATTGTCATAATAATCTGATACAAGATCACTCACCCTAAGTCCTACATTTTCATTGTTATATCCATAAGGTGTTTTCTTTTCATTATCTGGAGGAGTTATTTTACTCTCTTCTTCTCTAAGTAAATCAAATGTATCTGTTTGAGGATCTCCTGTTTTCTTCTGATCATATGTAGTGCCTTCTTCTTCTCTAATATCTTCAGCTGTACCAATATCTTTACCCTTAAGAATGTCCATTTTAAGTTTATCAAACCCACTCTTAGCAAATAATCCTTTAATGAAGTTGATTATTTTATCCCACCAAGTCTCAACCTTAGCTAAGTTTTCAGGTTTTTCTGTAGAACCTTCCTTCTCATTAATAATCTTTTCAATTAAAACCTTAGCAATAGCTTCTTCTTTAAGTTTTAATACATTAGGCTTACCATCTATTTGATAATTAGAATCTGTTCCATAGTCTGCAAACACCTTATTAAGCATATCATAACCATTGATTTCTTTCAATAGTTGTTTATATAGCTCTGGATTAGTTTGTTTAATTATAGATACAACAAAGTGCATACCCTCTTCACCAAGAGCTTTAGCTTCTGCACCCTCAACCACTTCTATAAGCTTTTGTGTAACTCTTGCTATACCGCTGCTATTTTGCTTTACACCATTAGTATATATATCCTTCACTTGTTTTATATCAACACCAAGTGTGGTCAGTAAATTCTTAACAAGGGCTATAGTTTCTGGAGAAGCTTTAGATGTTTCTGAAGGTACTCCTGGTTTTTGGAATAAAGTTGGAGGATTTAGATTATTATATTCTTGCTGAGCTAACGGATGTACAACCACTTGAACACTAGCATTGTTTCCTGCTTTTGTAAGTTTTGATTGTATAATAGATTTTCCAGCAGGAGTTTTATACTTTTCGTTAATTGATTTAATTAAATCTAATTGTTTTGTATGTTGATCAGTTCCTGTTTTAGAAAATAAATAAGTGGCATTTGGACCCGTTCCATACTCTCTAAATAACTTAGATTCTTTTACAGCTTTCCAAACAGAATTATGGATAGTAGTTAGTCTATCAGCTAAATATGGATGTTCTTTTCTATACTCATCCTCAATATATTTTACTTTACAATTCATAATTATTTTATTTATTATACACAAGGATTAGGATTATCAGAACCTTCAGTGTTTGCTTCATTTATATTTAATGGATTTGCTTGTGAAGATACATCTTTTTCTTCAGGTGCAATGGCATTAATTTTACTTTCTACATCAGCATTTTTAATTCTAATATTACTTGCTGAAGGTAGAACAACTAAGTCTTTAGCACTTCTTGTAATAGCTGTATAATACCATCTAGCAGGATTCCAACTAGGAGAATTATAGTTTTGGTTTACAAATACTTTATCCCATTGACTTCCTTGAGATTTGTGTGCTGTTACAGAATATCCATATGTAGATATTACAATTGCTGGAGAAAGCTTAGGTCCTTTCTTAGTATTAATTATATCATGTCCATTATCTAAAGACTCAAACAATGCTCTATCGTGAATACGTATAGATACTAATATTTGAGAGTGATATAAACTAGGTCTATCTAATCCAGGAAAATGCATCACCTTTCTTTCAATACCATCTTCTCCTACAACATATGCAAAATACATATTGTAGTTTGATATTTTACCATTAAAATCAAATGTCAATTCATGTTTACTAGGCTCACCCCTAACTTCTACAGCTTTAAATATATCTGAATTAGGAATATCAGATGAATTAGCTACAGCAATTAGTGTCTCACCGTCATTCAATATTTTTCTATCTGGTCCAAACTTTGTCATTCTAGCAACATCGTTCATTGTAATTCTCTCATTATTTGTTGCAACAATCATTATAGAATTTTCATCGTTCTTTATAGATTCTTTAAAATCATTAATAAATTCATTTCTAGATTTACTCACCTTGAAATCAGGCATAGATTCCATAGGAACATATCCTTTGTTATCCATTCTAGCTAATGTAGCTATTTTTAAAATGTTACTATCTAATCCTTGTCTTTTCACTTCAGTGAGTTGAGATTGGGAGTTTAATATCTCAGGAACACCACCTGCAAATAATTTAGAATCATCTCCTACAGGTTCTAGTTGGAAACTATCGCCCATAAATACCACTATATTATTTTGTTTAGTGTTAGCAATAAGATCTTTCATTACATCTTTAGCAATCATAGAAGACTCATCTACTAATACAACAGCATTTTTTAAATTGGTTTTAGGTATCCATTCTCCTGTAGAAGGATCAGGCTCTCCATATATAGTTTTATGTATTGTAGCAGCATTAACTCCCACTCCTGATTTTCTAAGTTTGTCATTTAACACCTTAGCAGCCTTATTTGTAGGAGCAATTACAAATACACTTCTACCATTTTCTTTAGCATAGTTAGCTATGTTCTCAGCAATTGTAGTTTTACCTGTACCAGCATATCCAGCTAATAGATAATATGCTTGTTCATTCTTATCAATCAAAGCTCCTACTTGATTCAAAGCTTTAATTTGTCCAGCTGTATAGTTGATGGGAGTTTGTCTAGATTCAAGAATAGTCTTCTTAGGTTGATTAGACACAGCTTCATCATATCCCTCAGGAGATTCAAAGTTTTCTTTAGTAAGTCCATATTCAGGTTCTATATCAATTTGTTGACCTTGATCTATAACTGATTCAACTATTTGTTGTTTTACCACTGGTAATTCAATAGGAGCAGCAGGAGCAGACTTATATGCTAATGCACTTCTAATTTGTTCATCTGTAAGCTCTATAGGCACCTTTATAGAACCATTGTTTAATTTAGAAGGATTGAAATTGTTGTAATATTCAGATACAACATTTCGATCACCATATACATTGATTAGTTTGTATACATGAAATTTTTCTCCATTTCTATATATAAAAAAGGGTTTACCATCAACATCTTTAACTCTTTCATAGTTGTACAAATCCTTATGAAAATCACTTCCTTTTGCTTTGTACTGACTCATTTCATACTTACTAATTGCCTGTCCTGTTTGTACATCAACAAATTGTCCTGTTGGTTTTTTACCTCTTGTGATTTCAACCACTCTAGGGAATTGAACATAATCAGACTTTGTAGCCAAATAGTTAAATTTATCTGATAACGTAAGAATGTGTCTACTTGTAGAAACAACATTTAATGATTCTTCTGAAGGAAAGTATTGAAATTTCTTTGGATTGTTTGATTCGTATAAGATAGGTTTTCTATTTATTTCATCCCTACTCCATTGAGCAACATTAAACTTAGGTTCTATTTTAGTAAAGACAGTTGGATCTTTAAAGTTGTTTCTTTGGAACCAGCCTTTTGTAAAGTTCTCAAGATCACCGTCTGCATTTAAAGTAGATATAATAGGAGTGATGTGTTTACTAAAGTCTTCTATAGGAATAATATTACCAAGTGATATTGGAGATTTATACATTCCTTGTAAAATAGCCACCTTAACTAAGTTGTTATATAGATCAGTTGTACTAGGATTGTCTCTAAGTTCTCTCATCATTCCTATATAAATGTTCTCAGCGGCAGCATCTCCTGATATATTTGCTTTTAATTTTACAGACTTTGGACCATCCACCTTAGCATTGTTTGTAGATTCAAGATCTTGTAATATCTGTATAGTTGGATGTTCTTCTTTAGCTCTTGCAAGTTGAGAAGCAATAGAAGTTTCTGTATCAGCAATTAATGGAAGAATATCTTCATTAATATTAGCTCTAGTTTGTATAATGAAGTCTAAGAAAGAAAGTTTAATTCTATTTCCAATAGCATTAAAATCATCTCCTTTCATATATTTATTCTGCATGTATGGAGCTAACACTTGATTTGTAATAGCTGTAAAAGGCCTGCTCTCAAGTTTTAATATTTCACCAATAGCATTAACACCATTGTCTATAACCTCAGCTTGATTACCTAAGAATGTATTATCTAATAATTGTTCAACTCCTCTGAATATATTATTCTCTAATGCTCTTTTAGTTCTGTATTGTTTTTTACTTAGAGCTTCTCCGTTACCAAATTTAGCTGTATCATACGTAAGAGCTTGGTTAGTATCAGATAGATAATCACTCATCTTAGCATATTTCAAAACTTCATCTAATATTAAATGCTGCTCAGCATTCTCTATATTAGAAAGTTTTTCTCCTTTTGCATAAAATTTTCTAATATTTTCATCAAACTTATCAACATTAATTGTATCAGCAGCTTCCAGTGCTTCTTCAGTGGTAGGGAATAAACTTTTAATTAGATTAATATTACCTAAAGAATATAGAGAAGAAGCACCTATATTATCTATATATGTTAAATACTTCTCAACAATTGGTTGTGCTAATAACATTAGTCCAGTCTCCCCTGTACCAATTCTTTCTAAGAACATTACAGAACTTGGAGCAAGGTTAGACATTATAATTTTAAGGATGTATGGATCTTTAGCTACATCCACAATAGCTGTACCATGTCCAGCAAGTCTCTTAGATATAAACTGTTTACCGTCTACAGTTTTTACACCAGAGATAGTAGGAAGTCCATCTACAGTGTTATGAGGAATCTTAATTGAACCATCTCCTAATATCTTTTTATCAGCACTATCTATGTTTTCAAACATAGCTGGATCAATTACCACCTTACCTTTTTGTGCTATAGAATGTGCAGCAATATTAGAAGCTACAATGCCCATCCAATCTTTAGCCATAGCAAACGCATGTCTTGTTTGGGTTAGATAGGTGCCATTAATTACCCTATTTTTAATAGTAGATTCATCACGTCCTCTAAGATCATCTAAATCATCAGCTAGTTTAGAAAGACCAGCATCATCAACAGCAGTTATAAGAGCTTTGAAGTTCTCAGGAAGAGTAATCATCTTTTCTAAATGATCGTAATATTCATTTTCCAAAGAAGCTTGATAATGATCTTTTATAAACTCTTCTTTTAATTTAGATTGTATATCATCATCTCCTAGTTTTCCTAGTTGCTGCATTATAGATTCTTCAAACTGAGCAGGGTCGTTAACATCTTTTAGTAATACATCTAACAATTGACTATATCTATCTACTAATCCTTTTGGATCATCAAGATCGTATGATAAGATTTGAGAAGCTTCTAATAGCTCAGCTTTCTTAACTTTCTTATTTTGAAGAATATCATCAAACACTTTACCAAAGAAATCTTTAGTAGCTTTTTCAGATCCTTGATATCTAACAAGTTTTAAATCATTGTTCTTATCTATGTATACATTCTTTAGATACATATTCAACTTATCCACGTCAAAGTCAGATCCTTGTTTTGTAGTGATTTCAGAAGGAACGATGATTGTTTTACCAAATTGTTTAGGTAAGAATGATTCAACTCTAATAGCTTCTAATGATGCCATCTCTGTTGCAGGAATACGAAATCCTACAGCTCTAAGAATCTCTTGTCCTTCAATTGTATTATTTAGATAGTTAAGAACTTTTTCATCAGTGTCAAATCTTTTATTGTTTTTAATCTTTTCACCAAACCAATGAGGAAGTCTTACACCAGTGTAAGGATCTGATTCAGTGGGGAAGTGGAGAGTATCATCTGTTAATATAACATCACCTTTTCTGTTTTCAGGAAGTTTGTCATATTCAGCTCTACTTAATTCTTTATATCCCTGATCAGTTTTGATGGCAATCCTTCTTCCTTTAGAAGAATCTTCCCACATGGTTACAGGAGCTTGTATGTAAGAACCACCACTAGTCTTAGGATGGCCAATGGATTTATCTAACATTGAGTAGATAATATCTTTAATCTTCTTATATGCAAAGGTTGCTTCAAATGGAATAATGAATTCACCATTCTCATCTAATGTAAGAGCATCTTTAATATTATCTGATACCTCAGTTCTAAGTGTTTCATAATATAAAGACTCTGCTAATTTTTTTCTATTTACAACATCAAAGTTTCCTCCATTATCAACAAGACCTAATTTATCTAATAGATTATTATATCCATTATCAACAAGAGCTTTTTTAATATTTACACCACGTTGATATTCTTTTTGAATAACATCTGCTCTAAGAGCATCTTTTGTAAATGGTACACCGTGTTCAAACAAATCCATACTTACAATCTTAGGAACCTGTACAGCAGCGGTAAGCTTTCCTCCCTTATCATCATAATCTGTTTCCACTTGAATACCGTAAGCACTCCAAGGCACCTTAATGTTATTATTGAAAGGAGCATCATTAAACTTACCACCAACATAAAGTTGATGAACTTCTTCACTACCAAGCTTTCTACCACTCTGAGCGATAACATAATCTACATCCTCTTTCCACATCTTAATGTATAGATCTGCTAGAGTTGATTTTTCTACCATTTTATAATAAAGAGGCATTTGAGAAGTCTTGTCTAATATAAGATCTATTGTATTACTACCATATTTATTACCCCTTACAATAGGTTTTGATATCTCTGTAACAAATGGAGGCTCAGGAGTTTTGATTAGTTCTGCATCATATGCTTTTAAATCATCACTAGTATAAGTGTAATCTCCTTTAGCAGCAAGTTTATTTCTTGTATATGACATGTTCCACTGATGAAATAACTCAGCATCGTCATCCCATTTTCTATTTCTAAGTTTAACTTGTCTGTAAGCATTATCTCTAAGAATTGAGGAAGCATCATTCTCAGTAGTTTTACCCATAACTCTACCTACTATATCCATGTCATTTATTGTGACAGTATTCATATAGTCTTTGAATACATCACTTCCTGGATCACCTGGAGTTTCATCAGTTCTTGGAGCTAACTCAATTCTATTAGACTCACCATATAGCCCAGTTTTATTATATTCTAGATTATGGAAGTTATTAAACTCAGGACTATTGAATGTAGTTTCTGCAGGAGAATCAAATGATTTAATACGTTTAGTTTCTTCTAGTACAATCTTACCCTTTTTCTCTTTAATAGCAAACTGATAAGGATCACCAAATAATGTTTTATGGTATTCAATGTTTGCAATAGTTTTATTTACATCATTGAATAATGTTAGATCGTTAAGGTCTTGTTCAGATAGATTAAATTTATCTAATCTGTGTTCTTTTACATTAGCAAACTTATCTTCAAGTGATTTGAAATTGTATGTTGTTTCTGCAATTTCTTCTTCTGATTTGTTTACACTAATTTGACTATTATCTAATAAGACCTTCTTTAAATTGTTTGCAGAATCTTGTAAATACTTTGTAACATCCTCATTGATTTTAGAAATGTTACTATCAATATGTTTTACAATTTCATCTTTAGTAGTGTTTTTAGCAATCAAATCATCAATTGCTTCTAAGTTTTTCTCAGAAAGAATATCTTTAAAGAATCTGAGTTCCTTAGCTTTTTTACCAACGTTAGCAAGCTTTTGTCTTTTTTTATAATCTAAAGCAAGAGCTACATCATCTATTAAATATCCTCTAAATATAGAATGTATATCATCCCAAATTCCTCCTCTAATATCTGTAAATGGAATTTCATTACCAAAATTCATTTGCCATTCAGAAGCACTATCTGCTGGGTTAATTGCATAAAAATTACCATTCAGGTTTTGATTTATCTCTGTAGAGAATCTTTTACCTAAAGATAATCTTGTTATACTTCTACCATTATCTTTCAACTCATCAAGATCTCCACTGATAAGTCCCACTCTTAATTCTTGACCTTCAATCTTAACACTCTCTTTATCAAAGAATCTTCCTCCTGGTCTTAATATAACACTATTTTCACAGAATGGATCATTTAATTCTGGTCTGTTTTGTTTAAGTTCTTGTAGAGATGCAGATTCATTAAATCTATTAGCAAATAAAGATAGAGCATTGTTCTGGCAATTAGTTTGTCTCATCTTACCATCTACACCATTGTATGTACTATCTTGTAATGGATTAGTTGCTTTTACAATAATATCTGCTATTGCTTTAAATCTACCCTTAACATCTAACGTACCATCTTTAAGACTAACAAGTGCTTTCTTATTCTTTAAATGTTCATATATAAAATTAGTTTCATCACCTATTCTTTTCTGATCTGTATCAGAAAGTTTAGCAAACGTGTCTGCTGTAATGTCTACACCAAGTTTATTTAAGAAGTTTAACTGATTAACTGTACCATCTATTGATGTGTTTGCAAATGCTTTAGGATCAGCATCATAAGTTTTGTTTTCAGATTTTGAATTAAACTTAATAAGAGCTCCCTCTGTTTTAGCAAGGTCTCTCATATTTTGTAACCAACCTCTTTGTAATTTAGCAGAAGCATCATATAAATTAGCAGCCCCTACATAAACCTCATTACCGTTTGTGTATTGAGCAAACACTTCTGGTCTTTGTTTTGTAAAAGTTTGATAGAAATCAATAAACAATCTCCAATTAGCTGGTTTGAAAGTATTTTGATCTATGGTCATATCATTAGGATTACCATTAAGTTTATCAACCACTCTTACATAGTTAGGATCATTCTTTGCAAGATCTCCTAGCTTTTTTATTGCTAAATTAACATCACTAGTATTAGCTAATGCATTTAACATTGTTGGATAAGTTCTACTTGTTGGTAGAAGTACAAATCCATCAAAGTTATTTGACTTCTTTCTTTCAGGAAGTCTACCTAGAGTTGATTTATTAGAAGTGGTAGGAAGAGTTCCTATTAAAAGTTTCATTCCAAAAGAAGATTCTTTTATACCAATGCTAAATGGATCTCTGTCATATTCTCTATTATTAACATTCTCATTGTTTATATCAGCAAAATCTTCATCATTAAACTTCAATCCAACAATAGTTCGTAAAGAATCTCTTGTTTTTTTAATAAGATCATTCCACGCACTGTCAGTTATTAGTTGTCTTTTGCCAGATTTGATATAGTCAGCTTCTATTTTATCAAACACCTCATTACCTGCAAGCTTTTTAAAATTGTAGATATCTTCTATGTTCTCTCCAAATAATAAACCACTAGCTCTAATAACCATATCTTGTACAGCTTCTTGCACTTGTACAGCTGACATTCCTTCCACCTTACTATATAAAGGAATTTGTCTAAACTCAGCATCTAGTCTTCTAAGGGCCTCATTGTTAATTCTTGTTTCATATGAACCTCTAGTTTCATCACTCTCTTTAAAAATATACTCATGTGCTTTCTCATGAAGAAGTACAAATAGAATAAAGTCATTGAATGATTTAAATACGTCTGCAGGAAGAGGGTCTGAGTTTACAGGATTTGTCCAAGTTTTATTGTCATACTTCTCTCTAAGAGCATCTTTAACTAGTTCTATTCTTTCACCTTTTTTAATATTTCTAGCAGCTATCTCTCTACCATCTGTATGAAACCCTATATGATCTAGATATTGTATAACCGTTCCTTCAAACTCAGTTACATCTTTATTTACTAATTCATAAGCTTCTTTAGTTAAACCAGATTTCATCCAATCAGGAAGAACTGCTTCTTTAAACTTACCTGTATCAATATCTTTAAATAACTTATCTTTCAAACGAGTGTTGGTTCCAAATGATTTAAACCAATCAATTATGCTTTTAAAGAAATCAAGCATTTTTTGACTAAAGCTCTTAGTAGATATTTTACCTTTTTTAAATTCACCAAAATCATCAGCTATTCTTTCTTCAGCTTGCTTATCTGTAGCATCTGCATATTTAATTTGCTTACCAGTGTTTCTTTCTGTAAATGTTCCTCTGTTAGATTTGAACTCTTCTTTAAGAGCTTCTCTCTCACTTTCAGATAGAAATCCATTGAATATACCATGAAACAATTCATGATACTCTGTACCTCTTGTAGCCATTCTATAAAACTTAGCTACACCATCTTGAAATACACCAAATGCTTTTTCATTATCGTGTGTATTAATAACATTTTCTAAAACTTCATATGGTATATTAGGAACATTATCAGCATGCCATTGTTTTAATACAGCAAGATCAAACGCACTGATTTGAGACTTATCTGGATCAACACCAACTAATTTATAATCATCATCTCCTCCAGTACCTTTAAACTTATTAGGATTGATTTCTGTTTTAACATCAGAAGTTTTAGGAGCTTCAGTTGATTTAGTTAAATCTGTTAATGAAGTTGTTATATTGGTTTTAAATTCACTAAATTTAGAGGATTTAGAAAGCCAATCACTGTAAGTTATAGAACTTGTCAATAATTCTTTTAATGTGTCTTCGGGTTTACTTACAGCATCTTCTGTTTTTTGATCTTTATACTCACCTGCAAAAAAAGTTTTATATACACCACTTTCTACTTTTCCATCTTTTATTATAAATTCATAATGATAACTAATTGAATCTGTCTTATCAGTTTGAATAAAAAGACGACCAGATTTATCTTTTAAATTATTCATAACTGAAAGTTCTTTTTCAGTTTCAATAACTTTAATAGGTTGCTGTGGGGCTTTCTTAGCCTCTGCTAATTCTTTTAATTTAGCTACAACCTTTTCTCTTGTTGCTAAGAAATCAGCATCCTTTAATAAAGCTTCTGAATTTATATCACCTTCTGCATCAAGCATAAATCCCACTTTTCCTATGTTAGGAAACTCTAAAGTGTATAAAGTGTTCTGCTTGTCATACTTAGGTTTATCAAGTTCTCTATCTTTATTTAATTCTTTGATTATGAGATTGTTGATAAATGTGTTTGCATTATCAATAACCTGTTTGTCTTCTGCAGAAACTTCTTTCTCAACAGGTTTCTCTTCTTTCTTAACAGGAGCTTCTGTTTTGAATGGAAGATTTGTAGGAACAAGTGTGCTATATCTCTGTTGGAAATTGTTTGGGGCTTCTTCTGTTCTTTTAGCAACACTAGTTTTTAAAGGAATATCAACTTCTGCTCTGTTAGAACCATCTGGATATTTACTAGATAGAAGATAGGTTTGATAGTTATCCCATGTTCTATTTTTTAATTCTCCATTCTCTGTATAAAACTCTCTAAACTTGTTGTTGAAATTCTTACCAAGACTATCACTATTTACACTTGTGTAGATGTTGGATAGTTTATCTTTAATATCTTTTTCAAGATTAGCTACATCAGAAATATCAAATTGATTATCTCCTATATATAGGTTCATTGTTTTCTCATCAATGGAAATCTGATTAGCTTTTCTATCTTTAGTTCCTGTTTTATAGAATAATATATTCTGTAAGAAAGATAGTTCTGGAGTCACCTTAGTGATATTGCCCATATTCTCAGACACCTTTGTCAATATCTTGAATATAGTATCAATCTGCTTATCATTAAGCTTAGCATTATTTAAAGGCACTAATGTATCACCATATTGAAAAGCTGGTCTTCCTATAGGAATTTTAACAGTTTCTCCAGCATGCTGTATCTTACCATTCTTAGATATAACAATAAGCCCTTTCTGTGTACTAATTAATTTATTAGCCACCTTCTCATCTGGAGGAAGTAATGTCTCTATTACATTGTTTCTTTGTTTACCATCTTCTAGTTCTACAGGATGGCCTTTAGAAACAGTGAAGTTGGAATAAGGAACACTTGCTGTTTTATTTTTGAATAGATTTTTCCTAAGGTTTATATATTGTTTCTGAGCAACTGATGCTTCTTCTTTTTGATTATTTCTATATAAAGGTTCATCTACATTAAACTTATTAGGTCTTGAGAGTTTTGTAGTGGGCATTGTTTGGAAAACTATTTGATTCATGTCAACAGGTTCTCCCACCTTACCAATCTTTTCTCCAGATTTATTTATAAAGTGACCATCATTAGTAACCCAAACTTGTGCTAAGAATCCATTATTTAAATCAAACAACTGTTTTTCATCATCTGGAAATAATGGCCCATAAGAAAGTTTAGCAAGTCCAGATAAGCCTAAAGCTTCTTCATTACCATAGTGTACTAATATAGCTTGAAGGTCTTTTCTATTAGGAAGAAAAGAAGCATTATTTAAAAAGTCTCTAGCACGTACAATGTGTGGAGCAGATTTATCTACACCACTCCAAGTCTTATCTTCAGATTCAGTTGTAGTACCTAAGAAAAGACTAGTGGATGCATTCTTCTTACTGTCTTCATAAGTTTGAGACTGTAAAAGTTTTGCTATATCTTCTTCATCACTACCTGTAGCAATATCACCAGAACTTATTTCTAATTCTTTTTGTACTTTAGCAACTTCTTCAGCATGCTTTAAAAGTTTCTCTTGTCTGGTTTCAACTCTATCAAAACCTTTTAATTGATCTATAGGAATATTTTGAATATCACCATTAGCATCTTCTACTTTCACTGTGCCATCTTCATTAAAAGCAATTACTTTTAAATTACTGAGATCTTGGGCATCTTGATTAAACTCATTAGCTTTTAACTGTGCCTTAGCTTCTGTTGAAGCAAATGATACAGTTCCATTAGGAGCAGTAATTTGCCATCTATCTTCATCAATCTTAGCAATGGTAGATTTACCAACAGAAGAACTTTCGTATTGTCTATTAAGTTCTATAGGTTCTTGAGCTCCTTCTTTATTAGTGAACTTAGGACCTTCTGGAGCACCACCTAATCCTCCTGCTGGAGCAGCAGGTTTTTCTTCTGGGGCAGTTTCTTTGAAGTCTTTAGTGTTAAATCTAATATCTTCATTCATCTTATTAGCAAGATCAAAGAACTTCTCAAATCCTTCTGCACTTGTAAGAGCATCAACAGCAAGACTTGCTTTCTTTTTCTGAATAGCTAATCCATTAAGATCATGTCCATATTCATATAAATTAGCAGCATGTTCAAATCCTACAGCATCTTCTCTACTTCCATCTTGACCATTTAATTCAAAGTTCAATATATCATGGAATGTTTTTGCATCTATATTTTTACTGTTTAATGCTAAGTTTATCTTTTCAGAATTTGTACGTAATGATTTAATTTGATCTTTAACAGATTGTCTTTCTGCTGCAGTCATATCATCATGAATGCTACCATTTAAAAGCTTTGCTCTTTCTTCATATCCCTCAGCAATATTTTTTAATACACTAGGGTTTACTATACCTGCTACTAAATTATTATTTAGATCTGGATGAAGCTTATATAGATTCTCTTGGATAGAACTAATTCTATCATTTACATCCACCTTAACACTACTATAATAAGTTAGGTTAGTTTTCCATTCTTCAAAATTATGATAGTTATTGGTAGCTTCTTTTTCTGCCTCAGTCTTTGGATTTACAAATCTTTCATATGGATTCTTGAATGTGCCAGAAATAGCATCATATGATTTCTTAAGTTCATTTGCATGCTCTATAAGTTTATCAATATATTCACTTGTAGTTTGTTTATTAGATTCACTAAAATCTACACCAAAGAATTTCTCAAACTCTTCTTTAGGAAGATCTTTAAGCATTTTTAATTGCTCAATAGTATAATCATGCATTCCTGTTTGCAAACGTGAGTTTACAAAATCAAAGAAGTTATCATGCTGCAGATTTTTATATTTAAATATATTATTCTCTTTAACAGCTTCTTGCATTTCTTTTGCATTGTTAACAGAGTTTAATGTATCACTATATCTACCTTCTAATACACTTGTTACTTTATGTTTATTTAGAACGTTTATAGCTTCATTAAGCCTTTGGTCTTTAGACATTCCTTTAGATCTGTCTATACCATTATGAATAGCTCCTGTTACAAGGCCTAACATAGCACCTGTGAACATTGCATCCAGTCCTTCTGTTGTTCCAAACTGTTGTCCTAATGCAAATTGTGTAGACTTAATCAGTTGATTAACACTATTGAAAGTTTCTTTGTTATTAGGATCATTTAAATCTTTATACTTATTTGTATAATAGTCTTCTACTCCTTTACCTCCAGCAAACATTCCTCCCATAGTAAGAACACTCTCTGCAAATATATTAGGAAGTTTAGGTTTAACTGATTCCCAGATTTTACCAGGAGCAGTTTTTGCTCCTTGTTTTACAAACTCATCAAGGCTGCCTTCTTTAAGTCCTATTTTACCTAGTCCTTCAAGATCTTGTGTAGCCCCACTAGCCAAAGCTTTAGAAGCCTTACCAAATGATTTAAATAGATTATCAAACTGAATAGCATTAGATATATTCAACAAAACCATATCAATACCAAATCTGGTATTCATAGCATTTGTAGCATACTCATGTATATCATCAAGATCTTTTCCTGTAGGATCATTATCACCATGAGTTGATTTATATTGCTCTACAAGCTTTTTGCTCACTTCACTATAAGTGTCTCTAGCATCTACAGCACCCATTGTTCTAGCAGAACCATATTGAGCTAATGTATATTTAAGACCATCTTTTAATTTTGTAGCTTCTGCTAATTGTCCAGATTTTATTACATTTCCAATTTGTTCTTCTGTAAGAACTCTTCCTGCTATTCTTTCTGATTCTCCTAATGCACTTAATACTTTCTCAACATCATTACTTCCTGTTAAGAATTTATTTAAAGCTAAAGAAGCTTTACCAATTTGATTAGCAAGTAATGGAATTTCTCCAAGCCCTTCTGTAATAAGTCCTACAGCAGCATCTTGTACAGCAGCTCCAGCAATAAATCCACCAACTATTCCAATGTTCTTAAATATCTTATCTCCTATAAAATTAGAAAATCCAGATCCGAGAATTGATTTAAATGGATGCTGTCTTTCATAATTAGATATATAGTTAGGAAAAACATCTTCCATATTTTTCATCCAATCACTCACCTTAGATTCAACTCCTCCATCAACACCACCTGATAAATCAGAAAGCTTACCGCTTTTAATAGCATTTGCTGTATCAGGAATAGTCATCATACTTTGAGCAAATGTACCAACAGCACCAACTCCCATTTTAACTAACCCATTACCCATTTGTTTATACCAAGGTTGCTGACGTGCATACAAATCTTCAAGATCTGCATTTCTTTCATACATTGGATAACGTTTGTTTTCCATTAATTCAGAACCTCTAACAGCAGAGAAAGGTTGATCAAACCCTGTTTGAGCAGGAGCAGATCTCATAACACCCCAAGGAAGTCCTCCAGAATTAGAACTAGCAGTATCACCTTGATAGATCGGTAATTTTCCTAAATTAGGATCAATTGGTTTTGTATCTGGTGATCTAAGATCTACATCAGGAACTTGTAAGTTACTAAGTTTAACCCCTTGATCATTTATGTCATTATCAAAAATTGGCATTACTTACTCTTTTTTAATATGTCTTGAATTGTTGCAGGTCCAAAATCATTCTGAATATAGAATTGTATATCAGCGGCAGATCTATATCCACCTGTTTGTGGAGCTGGTATCCAAGTTCCTTTATAATTTACATATGCATTCACTTGAAATCTATCAGTATCCATATCTCCAGTGTTATGGTGAGGATCTCCAACAATATCCCATCTCACTTTATTCTCCCATCCACTACCTTGTAATCCAGGTATTTCATATCCTCTATGAGCAGCTCCAAGAGCATCGGTTGATTTATCTCCTCTACCACCCATAGTGTTTGTAGTGGCATCTGGACTTGCTAATACAGCATGAAAATCTTCATTGTAAGGATTTCCTTTAGCATAGTCTGGATAGTATTTGGCAAAGTTTTCAGCAGTGACAGGAATTGTTTGTGTAGCACTTCCTTGATGTACAATGATCATTGCTGAGCCATCATATTTTTTTACAACATTTGCTGTAACATCTTCTTTAGCATCTCCTGATTTAGACCTCATTTTAGCAAGAGTATCTACATCAAATTTAGCATCAGTAGGAAGATTAGGTAATCCTTTTGAAACAGTGGCATTATCAATAGCATTACCAATCAAATTACCCAACATAGCCATGTCACGTTCGTTCTTTGGATTTATAGTTCCAACTTGTTCTTGATAGAAAGGATCGTATTTAGATACAGTTTTAGCTACAGCATCAAATTTATCTTTTTCAATTTTCTCTACAATAGGGTCTGCAACTTTTTTAACATCTGTTAGTTTATTAAGTACTACTCTTTCATTAGCAGTTAATGACTGTCCAGATGTTTGTTTAATTAATGCTTTAGCAAGATATTGTTTTGTAGGATCGCTACCAACTTCTTTTAAGAAGTTATTTACATTAAATTCAGGACTACGGTTTACAGTAGATCCCCCAACAGATATTGTAGATCCTGTACTAAGATTTCTTTGAAAGGCTGCTTGCACATCCCAAAGATCTCTACCTGTAGCTAAAGATTGACCATTAGCTCCTGTAATTCCTTTTACATTAGATAAAGATTTGTTTAACTGTTCTTCAAAAGGTTGTGCAGCCTCCTCAGCTTTTTTTTGTATATTTGTTTGTATAGCTGCTTGTCTTTCGAAAAAGTCTCTCTTATGTACATACTCTAATGCATCTCTATTTGTTACAGCTCCATCTCCAGATTCTTTATATTTATTATAAATATCATCTAATCCAGAATATGTAACTTTTCCATCTTTACCAACAGTTGGTGTTAACTTGAGAGTCTTTCCATAATCATTATTCAGCTTATCAGTATCCTTTAAAATACTAGAAATATTATCCTTTACACTATTTAATGTAGGAGCTGTCATCTCTGTAGATATAGCTCTAGTTTCAGTAACCATTCCTTGTTCTGGATGTTCTAATTTTAATTTTCTTTCATTATATTCACGAGTCCGTATATCATTAAGTTCTTTCTGTCTAAGAGAAGCGTAATCATAAACAAGCTTATTCATAGCATCTGAATGCTGTATGTCATGATAGCGTATTTCTTCTTGAATCTTAGCACGTTCCATATTCATTGCTGCATAAGGATTAGCTAGAATTTCTTGTTTATAACTTTGATTAGAAAGATCTACAGCATTTCCTTGTAATAATTTATTTGTGTATTGTTGGTATTTAATATTTTCTAAGTTAGCTGGATTTTGTAAATTAGCTAGTGTTTTATTTAGTTCTTTATCAAGATCTCCACTATCTAATTTATCTTGATACTTTTTAATATCAGCTTGTATACTAAGTTTATCACTTGTTGTTAAATTAGGACTTGTTAATAAATCTACGTTTAATTTATTTATCTCCCTACCTATCATTTCTTTACCTAATTGAACATTATCTGTAGCATCTTCAGCTAGTTTTTTAATTAAAGTATCGCCAGAATGTCCTTGATACTGTGCAGCAGCATCTATTTTCAATTGTTCAATATCATCTGCATTCAAAGAATCTTTAAACGAATTATACATAGCTTGAGCAGAAACACCTTTTATAGTAATTCTTTTCATAGCATTGTCTTCTACAGGTTTTCCTCCACTAGAAGGATCAGTTGACGTTGTTATATTTCCAGTTTTCTCATCCTGTTTAAAGTATAATGTTTTTCCAGACTCATCTGTTTTATAAGGATTTTCAATAGAATTATCAGGAGCATCTTTCTTTCTATTGTCAGCTATGTTTTGTAACTTCTTAGCAATATCTACATAGTTTACATACTTAGCATTAAATGAAGCATTTACATCTTGATTATTTTGATAGCTACTAACTTTGTTACGTATATCATTTATATTATTAATAGATGATTTTCCAGCTTTGTATGCAGCTTCTCCAGTTTCAAGTTCAGTCTTAGCTCTTTGCGTAGAATAAACAGCATTCTGTATAACAGGATCTTTAACAATTGATGTTGCCATCCCTCCTACAGAATTAACTAACTGTTGATTAGAGAAGTCTCCAGCAGCAACAGTTTTTAATTTACCACCAAGTTCATCAAGCTTAGATTGTAGATATTTCTTTTGAGTCTCATTGCCAATATCCATTCCAGCCACATTATCTATTTGTGTCTGAATCTTTTGCACACCCTGATTGTATTGGGCCTGTTTTTCCATACCAACTTGTACCATAGCTTGTATGGGAAGTTGTGCTACGTAAGGAGTGAATGGGGTTAATTGATCGGTAAATGATGCCATATGAATAGAATTAGCAAATGTAATTTAAAATATTTTACATACCAAGAGAAATAACGATTTCAGTTAATTTGGTATAATCAGATTAATTAGATAGTTTTTAGAGCTTTCACAATAGAACCATTTCTTGCCTTAAGCTTAGCACCGTTCTTTTTAGATGATGATTCTTTAAGGTCTTCATCAGCAGATTCTTTACTACCATCATCTTTAACAAATGTAGGTTTTATTACCACCTTGTATCCAGGATAGGAACCTTTAGCTGTACCAGAACCAATAGATCCATTACCTTCTGTATTGAACTGAGTAGGAGCATTAACATTGTAAATCTTTCCATTAGGTCCATATCTATAGTTGTATCTATTTTCTTCAATTCCTAATGTTCTATTTTCTAATTTGTTCTGAGCAATTTTAGAAGCAATAGATTGAAGAGCTTGTTGAGGTATTTCTTTAGATTTACTCTTAGCTATAGATTGTCTTTCATATTGTTTATCTAGAATACCTAAGTTTTGTAACTGAGCTTGATTCATCATCTCTCTGTTTCTATTGTAAGTTTGATCAGCTGCTCCTTGGTTCATTCTAAATTGTTCTCCTAACACTTTATTCTTCATCTCTGCTGCACTAGCCATAATTTGAGCTTGAGCTCCAGGGTTTCTTCCAGCAGCTCTTATAGCAGCGTTAGATTGTGCATCTATAGAGTTTAATTGATCTTGTAGAGAGATACGTGAAGGTTGTCCTTGTAACATTGGTTGGAATGTTTGAGCTTGAACAGGCTCTATTTGGTTATTACCTAATGCATACATCTCTCCCATCAACTGATTAGGATCTAAAGGCATTTGATTTGTAGGTCTAGCATAGTCAAATGCACTAGAAATAGCATCTGTAATTGCAGTGTTTTTGTCACCTTTCTTTTTATCTTTAGTTGAGAAAACACCAGGAAGAGGACCTTGATCATCTATTAAATTACCAGCCTTATCGTAATAATTACCATCTATTTGTTTAATGTTTCTTGGAGAAGATGTAATATTTACATCTGGTAAAACCCCTGGTTGATAAGGAATAGTTGTATAATTATCATCTTGTAATAATCTTGGGACAATAGTAGAAATATCAAATTTAGGAGAGTTGCTTGGAGCAAGAACACCATCTTGGGCTTTATTAAGCTTAGCTCCCATTTTAGCTTGTTTTAAATTTCCTTTCATAACATCTTTATTAAACTTATCAGAGTCTTCATATCCATATTCTTTGGCTGTATCTAGAATAGCATTCTGAACATGTGCTGCAGCTTTTAGTTTTTCTGCATTAGCTTTTTGTTTTGCTGTAGCTCCCATCAACATAGCCTTACCAGAATTCAAAGCAAGCTGATCAAATGGTGTATTTTCACCTGAGTTGTTTACAATACTTGTAGCTCTATTTATAATTTGATTTTGTTTCTTATCGTTCTTAGCTATATCAGTAGCATAGTGTTTGAACTTTCTTCCTTCTGCTAATTTATCACCTATCTCATCAATTGCCCATTTAGGAATCTGCATATTACCATATACTACAGCATCTCCATCTGTATTTCCACCATCTTCAAATTTAGGTATTTTAACAACAGGTTCTCCACCTTCCACTTCTATCTGATTGTTTCCAAATCTTGTAGGCATTCCTCCATCATCATGAGAAGGTCCTCTAAATATGTTTAGCTCTCCTAGATATGGATTGTGAGAAAGAGTTTCAATCTTACCACGTCCTACTTCTAGGTCACCACCCATAGCTAATTGCGAACCATCTTCAGCAATAGGCATCAATGGTCTTTCTGTAGAAAGAGCTCTTGCACTTGGGGCTACATAATCTTCTTTTAAATGTCCACCACTTCTTAGCATATCTGCATCATGTGGAGGTTGTAAAAGATCTTTAAGAGAATATTCTCCAAACTTAGTAATGGTTTGTGGTTGCCATGTATGACTGTTCCATTTATATTCATCTCCTACATCTCCACCATTTCTTAAACTTGCAGAATTTGCAGCTTGCATCATTTTTGCCCCAGCAGCCACAGCAGCTCTTTGTGTATTCTGTGTTGTTTGGTTTTGATAGTTTGCTAATTTTCTAGCATCATCATCACCACCGAATATATTACCTGCACCAGTTCCTAATAGTCCACCAACAACTCCACCAATAGGACCAAAGAACGCAGAACCTACAGCACTACCTATTCCTTTACCAATACTAGCTTGTCCTGAAGATTGAAAGAAATCACTAAATCCAAAATCAGCTTTTGGCAATTCACCACCCTCTTCGTATTGTTTAGGAGAACTTTCATTTAAAGGTTCATAACCAAGATCATTATATAGGTTGTTAGGAGCATAAGTGTTTTGTATCTCTGTTGGATTACCGCTTATTCTAGTTCCATATTGAGCTAAATAGTTTGTTCCTACACCTGTAGGACTTCCTAATTGTCCAGGTTGTACTAATTGATCTTCAGGTCGTACATATCTATTCTGTTGTTTCTGAGCACGACTACCAGCAGCTTGAGCTGTTAATGCAGAGATGTCAGCTGTTTGTTCAGCACCTAATATGTTTTGTTTTTGCTGTTTCATTTGTCCAATCCCCTGTAGAATTTGAGGAGCAGCATTTAATACACCAAGTCCAGCAGCTCCAGCACTTCCAGCAAAACTTTTACCAGCACCACCCATAATTTTATCTGCACTACCAGCACCACCAAATATATTTGCAAGTTCATTACCTACACCACCTTGTTTCTGCGTAGCTGTGCCAAGAGCAGTTCCAAATGATGTAAGATCAAAACCAGACTGAGCTTTCTTTAACCTCTTACCATTCTTACCAAAAGCTGCAGCTCCTATTTCACTTCCTGCATCTTGAAGAGCACTATTTGTTGCAGCTGTTTTAGCCTGTGAAGCAAATGTATTTAGCAATGAACCAATACCACTACCAGCATTACTAGCAGTAGCATTACGTTGCATAGCTGCTTGCATGGCTGCTTCTTTCTGTTGCTCATCATATTGAGCTCTACTAACACCAGTGTTTGTAGCTTGAGCATTTGCTAATAGATCATTGAAGGCCATACCGTTCTGAGCAATAGGAGGATTACCAAAATCTGTAAGCTGATGTAACTGTGTGTTTACCATCTTAGTACCCATCTCAGCTTTCTTGAAAGCTTTACCATGAGCTTTCATGAATGCCTCTTCTGTAGGGTATTTCTTATAGAAGGCTTTTTCATCCTTCACCTTGGCCATCTTTAAAATTTGATCTTTCATATCTTGTATTTGTATGATTTATTTATATTTATCTAACCAACCACCATTTTTCTTTTCTTTAACTCCATATTGTGGAAGTACAACATGTTCTCCTTTAATATAAGGTCTTTGTATATTTTTTGGAATAACTCCTCTTTTAATTTGTTCATCTAATTCTGAATTTAGATATTTTGCAACCTCTTCAGGTTCATATCCATATCCTGATAAATAACCCATTGTATTCATAGGTCTATATCCAAGAAATTGAGGACTTCCTTTATCATATTTGAAAACTTGTTTCATTTGGGGTAACCAAGAACTATGTGAAGTGTTTGTACTTCCTGTAAATACATCTCCAGAATTTATTCCTTCTGGAGCAAAGTTAACTTTTTTAGAAATATTTTTCAAACTACCTTCTGAACCTAACATAAGAAGAGGTACTTTCTGTTGAACTTCTCCTGAATACGAAGGGTAGTCTTGTATTAAATTGTTTACAAATTCATTAATATTTTTTCTAGGTATAAGTTTACTAGGTACACTAGCTATTTTAGGAATAATATTATCTGTTTTTCTAGGAGTAAATGGTTCTGGTCTAAAATCTCTAATTGCTTCATTAAGAATGTTTCTAACTCTTTCACTTCTATCTACTCCTGATATAGGATCTATATAAGATTGTATTCTGGGTGCTCTGGCTCCATCTATTTCTTCATCTAAAGCATTCCATTCAGGAGTACCTGGTTGGTGACCATTTATAGGTCTTCTATAATATGGAATAACAGGGTCATTTGAAACATCTACAAAATCTCTATCAATATCAGAATCAGGACCTGTAGGAATAGTTCTTGATGGTTCTGATCTACTTAAGTTAAGTCTACTTCTTATTTCAGCACTTCTTGTAGCGTCTTGTTCTCCAAATCCTGAATTTAATAAATTTTGTGCTTCTTCTCTTGATTTACCAAATACTTTCTGAAAATGATTTTCTGGAAGTTTATTTTCTAAAGCATATTTCATTTGATCTGATAGAGAAGATCTTGTTGATTTCAATCTTCCAATTTCTTGAACCTGTCTAAGAGCTTTTACATCTTCTATACCCATTCTTGGTAATGTACTTTCTAAAGGAATTCCTCCAATACGACCAATTGCTTCTTTTATATTTTTTGCTCTTGGTAAATCACTTGCTATAGCTCCTAATTCTTTTATTGAGTTAGATGCTCCAGGAATCTCAGATAATGCAGGAAGTATACTTAAGGTATTTGCTCCTGCTTGTAATAATTCTCCTCTACTAATATTTCCAGGTATTTTATTAATAGCATCTATATAATTTACTGGATTAACTATATCGGTAGCATGTTCTAATATATTTCTAGGTCCTCTGTCAAAATGTTCAGGAATATTTTTTCCTTTTACTTTATATTCTAAAGCAGTCATTGGATTCTTAGCTATAGCCCAAGCTTTATCTACAGCTGATCTAGGTTCTTCTATTTTAGATATAGTAGCTCTATTATTAAATTTATTTTGATTTTCAATATTTTTTTCAAGAGTTAATCTATTTTCTATATCAGATTGAGAAGGAGTTCCTGGCTGTGTTTCATATTTACCTAACCAACCATTTTGTGCCTGTGGATACTCTGTCACCTTCTTACCTTTGAACTTATAATCTTTTCCAGGCTTCATAAGCTTTGTATCCCCTGTGTCACTAACACCAAGAACAGGATAATCCACTCCTTGCATTGTGATGTTGTTAGAACCTATCTCTGTTATCTCTCCTGGATGTGCCCATTGACCTCTGTCATCTTTTATAACAGAACCATTCTCACTAATTGTTTTAGGAGTCCAATCAAGACTGTTCTGATAGAATTTCATTTCTCCACCATTCTGAAATGCAGGAGTGTTCTCTACAATAGTCCTAATTCTAGGATCTTTCTTAATGATATTATCTCTAACATCCACCACTCTATTTCCATAAACAGGATTTTTATTCATGTTTATTGGATGTTTGCTAACATCTATACCATAGTAAAACTTAGTGTTGTCTTCACTCTTTGGTGTAATATGTCCATATCCATTCCAAGATTGAAGAACATCAGCGTCACCTTTTTTAAGGAGATGTTTCTGTGCATAATTTGTTTTTTGACCAAGCATGTCCATAAACATATCAACTTGATCACCCTTATACTTTGTATTTAATTTTTCAAAGTTATCATCATAAGCTCTACTTAAATGAAAAGGATTTTCTGGACCAGCTTCACTATTACCAATCCCACTTTCTTCATAAGCCATACCTAAAGCTGTATAAGGATCTTTACCAAATTTTTTAGCTGAACCTACTATTTTTTTAACAAGATTAGTATCAATTCCTTTTTCATATTCTAGTTTATTTTGATCAGTGATAGGATTACCAGAAGCTTTATCAATCTTTCTAGTGTCCTTTATCTCAAGAATAGGATGTACTAATGGTGATGCTGTTGGGTCAAATTGATCATTAAATTGATAGCCTGAACCTTTGAATTTTGTAGCATCCATAAATGTACCATTCTGTGCAGAAGCTTTTGTCTTCTTAGCATATTTACCATTAGAAGGAGCAGGGTTCTGTGTACGTGCGTACATCATTCCTGTTGCTCCTGGTAGAGAACCACCCATTTGAAACTGTCCACCCCATGCAGGAGAATAATCTCTACCCTTTGTGTTATATCCAAGACCTACAAAATCAGGACCTGTAGAAACTTGAGCATCATTGTAATTACCATGTTTACCATAGTTGTCTGCTTTCTTTTCTAATAACCTACCACCTTGTTCAAACCTATCTAACCATCCACCATTCTCTTTCTTAGGTTCATCTTTTAGCTGTTGAAACTTTTTTGTAGTGTTATCGGTCCAATGACCATCTGTAGCTTCAAGGGCTTTGAATGCTCTTGTCACTTTACTATGTGTAATTATATCATCACTCTTAGGAGCAGCTTTTACCATCTCATAAGCTTTCTCCATTCTATCTTTAAAACTATCAAATGACTCTCCACCAGGAACAGCTTTGTCAGGAATCTTTACCCATTGCTTTTCTTTAAAACTTCCTTCTGGCTTACCATCATATTCACCAATATTCCATGTTCTAAGTAAGGGGTTAGTAGTGTGTTGCATGCCAGCCTCATCAGCCATAACTCCTGCTGTCTGTACAGCTCTTTCTATATCACTAGATATAACAGCTTTCTTACCTTGTTGAGCAGCTTGTTTACCTATTGCTTTTGCATATTTAATTCCTTTTTTAGTTAAGTCTGTTGGTTCTACACCATTCTCTTCATGATCAGCAGTTGCTGTATCTTCTCCATGTTCATACACCTCTGTACCATTTAGTTTAATAGGAGGCACCTTAGGACCAGAGATATTTCCACCATCTGCATACTTATCTAGCCATCCTTGTTGTTTACTCTTTGCCATTATTTGTATGAAATTTGTTCTTCTGCAATAATGAATTGACTAATCAAATGGGCTGTAGAACTATTATCTAGAATGTGTCTTATCTTAAGACTCTTAGATCTTATAGGTTCTTTCTTAAAACTTCTCTTACCATAATCCATATTAGCTTGGTTGAGCACCTTATCTATAGATAAAGACTCACAACTGGTTAAAAACAAAGGTATGGTTTTATCTCTAACAAGTCCCCAGAATGTATTATATTGATAGAAGTTATCACTCTTTGTATAGATGATAGTTTTACTACCGACATTATAAGTTGGATAGGATAGATATGTGCTTAGGTTATTGATAGGTTTAGGTACCAATTCTAGAAGACCTGAGCACTGTTGACCATTATATAGAATAGCTTTATTGAACCATTGATCATCTGTTTCTATTCTATTAGTTGTGTTATATACACCATCTGTGCTAGCAAAGTATCTGTAGGCTTTTGTAAAGTCTTTAACACTCTGTAAGATTTCATCATAAGATTGAAATGCAAATGGATATTCTATAATATATGGTTCTATGTTTCCATAGTAGTTATTATAAAGACTGATGTTTGTTAAATGTCTCCATAGAGATGCTGTATTACAAGAAGTAAATGTAATAGCAGCTATCTGTTCTACATCAAGATTTTCAATAGACATCTCTATCAATGTCTGACATTTACCAACAGATTGTAAAATAATAGTAGATACGCCATCCTGTACAGAAACAGCATAGCCATCTATAAGAGTATCTTTAGATATATTTGTGCCAAGAACATTCCCTAAGTTGTCATAGACATCAAAGGGACCTGTTCTATATCCTGCACAAGTTAATTTTACGATTACTGTTGTTGCCATTTATTTTATTTTAACATGTAAAGCCAGTGTTACCTGTTGTCCATATTGTTAATGTACCTCCTGCTACTGGAGTAGCGGTGTTGTGAAGACAATCTGTTACTGTGCCTGGGCATACTCCACCTGCTGTTGCATTTACACTATAATTAGTTGATAAACTAGGTCCAGAAATATCAGACATCATAATAGTAAATACGGTTCCTAATGGATATGAAGAAGTAGTACCTAATGATGTGCAAGTAGTGTTTAGTACTCCAGAATTTGTACCACCATTTAATATATTCCAAGTAGTACCAGAGTCAGTACTATACCACATATATAAAGTACCTCCTGAACCACTTGATTTTTTACCATTAACTAATAAATTAACCGTAGCATGTGTTGTTGTGCTAGTAGTTGTTGGTGGTGCTGTAGTTGTTGTTGTTGTTACAGGCGGAGGTGCAGGTGTTGTTGTGCTTGTTGTTGTAGGTGTAGGTGTTGTAGTTGTGGTAGTTGTTGGTGCAGGTGTTGTTGTGCTTGTTGTTGTAGGTGTAGGTGTTGTAGTTGTGGTAGTTGTTGGTGCAGGTGTTGTTGTGCTTGTTGTTGTTATACTACTACAAGCTATACATCCTCCACTTATTATAGTTGCTATAGATGTTCCGTTTGTTGTACCCACAATAAAATTACCTCCATAAGAGAAATAATAAGTATCACTAGGCAATGCAATTAATGAACCTCCTGTTAATTGAGTAGCGGTACAGAAATTACTTGTATTAGGTGTTACCCCCACTATTGAAGCTGATGTACATGCCATAGCTCCTCCTGCACTTGTTGATATATAATTAACATTTATAAACCCAGCTGTAGTTGTTGTTGTTGTAGTTGGTGGTGCTGTAGTTGTAGTGGTTGTAGTACTAGTAGACGTACTGGTACTAGTAGATGTACTAGTGCTGGTAGACGTACTGGTAGAAGTGCTAGTACTAGTAGATGTACTGGTAGAAGTGCTGGTACTAGTAGACGTACTGGTACTGGTAGAAGTGCTAGTGGATGTGCTAGTAGATGTAGTTGTAGTGGTAGGATCAAATATAGCTCCACCTGCTACATCACAATTATCTGTTATAAATAATGCTCCACCTGCTACAGCACAACTTACTACTGTTGTTGTAGTGGTAGTTGTTGTTGGTGTAGGAATCTCGGTAATAGCCACAGCTTGAAGATCACATCCTTGATTAAGTCCTGAATAAAAGAATGTTTGATCAGTTACATAGAAATTGGGAAGATAACTATGAAAACTAATCCATGTCTTAGTGTTAAAATTAAATGAGAGTGTAAAGCTCTTGTTACAGAAATATTCTTGGTCTGTAAGTTGAACCACTTTTCTTAATGTTGTACAGCCATAAATCTTATTTACATAGAACTCTTGTGTGGTTGCATCATATTGTACACCGCTATTTAAAAGAGGAATATAATCAAGTTTGGTAATTATCACCCTATCATACTTAGCATCATACACTCCATGTAATCCAAGATTGTTATAATGATTATCTGTATTTACATTAGGAAAATAGTTAAGTATTTGGAACGGTAGATAGTTTGAAAAGAATCTATTCATTCCAGATCCAAATGCAGCAAGATCTGTAGGAAGGTATCTTCCATACATATTTAAGCTAATCAAGAATATTTGTCCTCTTTTAGCATCTATAGATATTTGACCTTCAGGAACCTTAATTAAGAACTTATTTTGAGTTCCCATATATCCTATATCAGTTTCAGCAAAGTCTTGTGGAGGAGATGATTTAAATAATTGATCATTTCCTATATACGCTGCTTGAGGATTACTTGTATTTAATGTAAGTAGGGAATTATAAATAAGTCCTTTGTTTTCAAACCTAGCAAGAATTCCTTTGTTTTGAATACCATCTAAAGATACGAGACCACCATAATTCTCAGGGAAATCAAAGCTAGATACAGGTCTATATATAAGCCAGTTATTCACTCTGTTATCTGTATAGCTTTGTTGTGGATCAGAATAAATTGCTCTAAATGGAAAATTAGAATAGCAAATATTAGGAGTCCAGTTTATAGGTAGATGAGAAAAATAGTTCTCTTTGTTCTGTTTAGAATAAGTTACATTATAAGTGTATGTATTATCAAAAGCAATTGGTACAAATGTTTGTTGCAACCAATTATCTGGAATACCTGAACTTACATGTGGATAGAAGTCTCCTTCTTGATTATTGAATGCTTGACGAAGATCAACGTTAATAGAAGACTCTGTATAATAATAAGGAATACCATAAGCAAATAAATACATCTTTCCAGTGTATGTAGCATTTAATGGAGCAGATGTTACATTTCCTTCTATTGTTGTTGTTGTAGAACTTGTTGTTGTAGTGGTTCCTTGTATAGTTGTAGTGTTATTAGAACAATCAAAGTTGTGAGCTTTGATTGATATGATATTGTTTAACAATACATTATTAGGAGTGGTCCAGTTATACAAAATAGATCTAGCAGAGTGCCAGTATTGTGGGAATGCCACATTACCAATCTCATCATAGAATATATCTGAATCATCAGGAGCACCCACTCTATTATCTATAAAGAAAGGAAGTTTTGTTTTGAATGCAAATTTTCCAATAAACGTATCACCACCAAACACTATTCCTGGATCTTGTGTAGGAAGAGCATTGAATATTCTTTGAAATCCTGTATCAATTGTAGAATAAGAATATATCTGTCCCCATTGATCAGGAGATATAGTTTTTATAGAACCATAATATGAAACAACTTTAATAGGATTTAAATATTCTGGTGTATCACAATGTGTTGTTTCAGAGAGGGTAAATCGAGAAGAATCCGAAATAAGGCTACCAGAGTTACCAACTAAAGATGGTGTAGCATTAGGAAAAGGAAGACTAGCAACAAGTGCAGATCCTCTTTTTTCTATAGTCTTTATATACACAGAGGATTCTCTTTGGTAATTATTTACATTCCAAACATCTCCTACAGATTCAACACCTGGAATGAGATATTGACAGATATCAAGTTCTCTTTGTTTTTTACCAAGATTGTTATTTATATTAGCAGAATAGTCATATGTAGCTACAGAGTTAAATGAATATGCATAGTTTTGTCTACTTATACCATTTAAATAAATCTGTAGATATGCTTGATAGGCAGTGAACATTGCTGTTGCATTGAATGTTCCTGTAATATTAGCAATGTTATAACTTGATTGTAAAGCTGCTAATTGAGCATCTCTTGTAAGAAGTTTATATTGTGCATTATTCTTCACTTGTACAAAGTGAGCTTGACCAGCACCATATAGTACATTCTCCATTTTAAGAACTGTTCCTAATGTAGGCTGTCCAAAAGAAGTTTCAGGAGAATTAAATACCATTCTATATTCAGCATCTCCTTGAAATCCATATAGTTTAGATGGGTCACAAACAGCATTCTGATTACTTTCTTGTATACTATATTTAGTTGATCCTCCTGTACGTACAGGAATAGTGTAAGAATTTAAGGTTATAGGAGAACCAACATACACTGTAACATTCTTTAAAGAAGATGTATCATTTGGATCTGTGTATTGAAATGTAACATTATTACCAGTGGGTCCATCAAGATAACATGTCAGTGTAAATGATATAGCTGTAATATTTTTAATAGTTGCAGCTCCAGTGAGAATGACAGGATAGGATATAGAACATATCTGAATATCAGTGGGCATACTTACAGTGACTAACCTACCATCATTACAATCATTATATTGTATAGTACCAGCTACTGATACTGATATTTGGTAAGTTTGACATTGAGAATTATATGCATTGTTCTGTGTAAGAAGAAATGGATCTGGATCAAGATCGTTATAAGGATAGTTTGGATAGTAGTAGTAAGTTGGATTAGGATTTTCTAAAGAACTATCTCTTGTATATTTACCAACATTTCTTAATATGCCCTTTCCTACAATAGATCTATTTGTACTTCTATCTCCTCTAACAATTTTAAATCCAACAATCTGAGATTTTTCAGCTGATGTAAGATCTGATGTATTTATTAGATTTCTAATTTCTTCAACATCCACTTTAATACCAATAGGGTAAACAGCATCTGCTGTTTGCATTTCTACATTATATGTACCATCAATATTAGTAGTTGGAATAGCACTTTCAAATGCAGGACTTACTAATATATCTGGAAACTTATGATGTCTAATATGCTGATCTGCAAGATCTCCCCAAACATTAGTGTTACAAGGATATTTCTCTATAGATTCCCAATATGCAAATTCACCATATTGATATGGTGTAGCATTACCTATAGGAAAATTAGAACTATCATTACCTATTACAGAAGCTGTATTATATATTTTCCAATAAGGAAGAGTGGTAGCACCACTACCATCAGAAATAAAGTCAGGATTGGTATTAGGTATATCTGGTTGAGAGAACTCATTATAATTCTTTGCTCTACCAGGAATATGAAAACCATCTGTTTGTTTACCATTATCTAATAAAAACACTATTTCAAAAGCATACACCTCATCTCTAAGATAACCTCTTAAGTTAGTAGCATTAAATGAATCTGCATAGTTTTCTGTAGCAGGTATTCTATATGTTTCCCATAGAAGTTTAATTCTATTAGCGATAGATTGGTAGTTCACCTTATCTATAGAAGTCACTTGATCCCATATAAGAACATCTCTTGCTGTAGTGATATCTTGTGCAATTTCATAATAAGGAAACTTCTCAAATATATCAGCAAGTGTAAGAGGAATTGCAGTTACATTTTGTCCTGTGTAAGTGATTTGAGTTGATGTGTTATCAATAAAATATGTACCTACAAGTTCAACAGATGTAATGTCATTAATAGTTTTAATTACAGCAAGATTGTAATATTGATAATATCCTGTAACATCTATATTATCAATGTTTAATCTAATAGACTTATTCACTGGATAGTTAAAATCAGCAGTGGTTAAGTGTACATCAGCAATTGGTGTAGGATTAGTAACAGAATAATATGATGTATAAGCATCTCCAAAAGAGTTACTATATTGTATTGCAAATTGGTAAGTACCAGCAAGAAGATTACCACCAGTAACAATACTATTTATAGATAGTTCTGGAATAGCAAAATTAGGCTGCACCTTTAATTTATTACAATCAATCACTCCTACATCAGGAGTTGCATCACAAACATTATTTCCTGGAATAGTTACCCAAGGTGGGTTATTAAGATCTAAGAATCTTCTAGGATTATAACCATCTGTCCAATATATCTCTGTTGTACAATTTGTAATTTTATGTACAGCTTTAAGAATTGGATAATTTATATTAAAATTGAGACACTTACCCTGAATATATTGAATATAATTACAATCACCATTTACCATCCATCCAATTTGACAATCTCCTGTTTCTGGATTTGTTAAAAAGAATACATGTTTATTTTCTTCTGGAATAAAATGTTCACCAAGTACATGAAAGTTTTGAGGAAAGTTTAGGCATAGTTCGTTACCTGGCTCATTCTGATAGTTAACAGAACTTGAGTCAAAGTTTTCTACAGCAGCATTTAGTGCATATGTAAGACTACCTTTCTCCACCTGATTAACAGATAGATCCATGTTTAATCCTTTCCTACCTAAATTAAACTCGCTTCTTATATTACCTTGCGGTTGTTGTTCCTGTTCAGCCATAGTTTATTTATTGATTACCATACCAAGAATTTCCACCATTTGCATAACCTCCATTTACACTTCTATATCCAGAATCTCCATTAGGACTAGCATTTGGTAATCCATATTTATTATTTCTATTAAGATCATTTTTAATTCTTCTTTGTTTCTCCCAAGAAGTTTGTTTCTTAATTTCAATATCGGCCATTATAAATGCCTCATCATGAAGTCCTTTATAATATCCCATCTTTTGTTGTATTTGAACAAATGTTTCATCATTGATTTGATTAGCTAACATTTCAAACACTTTCCATTTAATATATGCTTCTACAAACTCTCTGACACGATAGTTATCAGGAATTAATTGATTACCCACTTGATCATAGTCTGTTACATAGAATACTAAATGAACTATACCAGATCTAAAGTTTGTGACAAACTTATTATCTCTAATATCAAATGAGTCATAACTAGCAGCTCCAGGAGTGAACTCACGAACAGGAGGAGCATAGTCTGCAAATTCCCAAGCATTTGTATATTGTACATCACAATTCTTTCTTACAGAAATGTTTCCTGGTTTAAGAAGATATTGTTGTTGATAAGATCTAGGAACAGAACCGTTTGTTTTATATACAGATTGTACAATTTCAGGCATACAATTTCCATCACAACCAGGAGTGGTACAATTAGGATTACCAGATACACAAGGAACACCATTAATTGTAATAGGGCTCACTTGAATTGTAGTTCTATCTGCAGCTTGTGTATATAATGAGTTAGCGGATTGATATGGATAATGAGGAATCTCTGCACACATCCAAGCTTCTCTTACAGCAATAAAATTATCTGGAAGCCTAGCTTGAAAGTCTTCTATATATAAAGGTTGTTCTTGAATAACATAAGATGACTTACCTAGCTTTCTAAGACATTTGTCTAGATAGGTAGGAAACAATAGATCATCCACTGCTCCTGTATCAAAATAACTTTTAAGTTCTTCCTTAACAGTTGAATAAATTGGTTCAGGAGAAACAAAGTTGTATTTGTAATAATAAGACATATTATTTTATTTTAGCCACTCATGATAAATGTATTGATATTTATCATCAGCGTTAATGTAATGAGATAGTAATCTTGATGTAATTCTAGAAGGCTTAAAATACCAAAGATCTATGTTTTTTATTCTAGCAGATTCTTTAAACCATACCCATCCAAAGAAATATCCTTCTGTATGATAATTGAAATTGTATATAATTTTTCCTTTCTCTTTGCTTCTTTTCCAATCAACTGGTAGATTAACATATTCCTTACCCTGAATGTTTTTAATCTTCTTTCTCTTCTTTTTATTTATAGAGAATTCACCAAAGCCAAAAGGAATTCTAGCTTTTTCACCAGTTTCTAATATATAAGTTTTAAATTGCTCATTAAATAGATAGATGATATTTCTCCACTCATCAAATGTTAATTGTAAAAGAGGATGTTTATTACAAAAATCATTATAATTATCTTTACTAGCACTTCTCCAATCTATCTTAGTTCGCATTAATTTGTTGGTTTTGCATTAGGTGCTTGACCATCTATACCATCAGCTGTATTATCTGATTTAATATTGAAATACGTACTTAGTAATTTCTTAGATGTGAGATCAAGCACTTGTGTTTCTAAATAACCAGGGCATCCATATTCTCTATCTAAAGGATTTATACACAATTGGTCTGTTGTATAAGTGATTCCACAACCACAACCACTTGGTGGATATAATATTTCATTAGGAATATCTTCTTCAAAGAATGCAGATATCCTAATTGATTTTAATAAAGGATTATTTACATATAAATATCCCCCATTAGCAATCCAATAATATTGTTCTTTCTTTATAATAGGAAGTTTTAATAGATTTAAATATCTATTAATGGTAACTTCTTTAAATCTTCTCCCTTGTCCACCCATTGCGTTTATAGAATAAACACCTTGAATAAGGTATTGATAATTTCCTTCACTTATGCGAGGAAGAGGATATTTACTTCTAGCAACTTGACAAGGGTCTACATATCCACAACAATCAGAAATAGGAACTTCTATCATCTCTAAACAAGGGATGGTAGTAAACAACGTATCAGTGGCCCAAAGCTTTCTAAGATTTGTTTCACGTTTAATTAATAATTGTGTATTGTTTTTGATTTCAGAAGCTATAGCTCTATTAGTTACTAATCCATCAGAGGACAATAACTTATGAGTTGCTCTAATATCTGAAACCATTTTTCTTAAGGTAGCCATTATAAATACTGTTTAAATATATTTGTCATTCCATCTGTCTCATCTATTAAAAATGCAGTGATTTCTCCCTTAGACATTACATGACCATTTTTATCATCCCATGAACTTTTAGCATTTGAAAAAGCTGGAACTTGATAGAATTTAATACCATTAAAATCATGACTTATTTCATGATGTTTATCTCCTGTAAATATGTAAAACACTTGATGTTTAGACCAGTGTTCTCTAAACTCTATTGGAAATATACCAGCAAGTTTTGCAGGTTTGATAGCATCACCATGATTAAACATCATTCCTGTAATACCATATCCTACATATTTTCTATACTTAGGACTAATATCAAATTCTACTCTTTCTTGATTTCTGAAATAAGTTTGTAACCAATGTAACATATGCCATCCTACAAACTCATCATGATTACCTGATACATAGGTGATATACACCTTATTAGCATATTGTAATAACATTGTAATTACAAGAACCTCATGATTACATATTTGAATAAATGATTCATGATATGTATTTATATTTTGTTGAGGGGTTCCTTTAGTTGTGGTCCCTGTAAATTCACTATTAAACTGATCAGATCCAAGAATATAAGTGACATGATCTAAGTTGTTAGATAGTTGAGCTTGTGCCATTATAGTTTCTATTCTATAAATTATTCTAGCACATCTCTCCACTATATTGTTATTTCCATCTATATCAAACTTATTTAGATGTGAGTCTTGTTTACTAATTACTAGACACCCATGAGGTTTGCTAGCAGTAAACTTAGGACTCATAACATCTTGACTAACAGGCTTATATAAAGCTAAAAAGTCTACAAACGCATCTTGAAAAACTTGTTCTGTAGACTTCTTACCTAACCATGCCTTAACTTGCCAATGGGGCTCTTTTTCATTCCCCCAGAAGTTTTGTACATATTTAGTTATTTCCCATTTCTCTGTATCTATTTTGCATTTCTCAATTAGATCATCAAGACTTTTAATTTCTTCTTTAACATTTACAACTATCTCACCTGTTCCACGTGAAACATCTTCTGTAAATTTAACTATAACATCTTCTAATTCTGATACATAATTTCCAACTTCTGCATCATCTTCAATTTGTTCTTTCTTTCTTATATCACTTAGTAAATCATAAACCTCATTTTCTGTAATTCCTAATTTTTCTGCGTAAAACTTTTTTGATTTCTTCCAATGTAACATTTGTTCAAGTTGCTGTAGAAGAGATTGATTTTCAAGCATATGCATTTTTTATGGTTAAAATTGCTGTGAAGATATGAATTTATTATATACCTACCAAATTTAATTAACCTCTTTGATTAGATAGATTAATTAGATTAATTAGAATAAAAAACTCCCAGGGTAGAAACCCCAGGAGGACTTCCTGTAAACCAACAAACAGGATTTTTAATAAAATTTATTACCAGTAAGGTATGTTTGTACAACCTTGTATATGTAATGTAACAACAGTAGATCCTACCATAAATGTATCACCACTATTATAAGTAATCAGAGAACCTCCATTAATTGCTATTAACACTTGTTGAACACTACCTCCAATAAGAGATATGCTCTGAGATTTTACAGATGGTCTATTACTAGGGTTAGATTCAAGACTTCCAGTAGTAGTAGCTAATGTACTACCTGCTGTTATTATACTAGGATTAGTAGTCATTTGGAAACTATCTATATCAGTTCCTGTACATCCTGCAGTGTCATATCCTGTAACTAATAAATTCTCTATTTTAAGAAAATCACTCACTGGATTAGTTAAACTAAATGTCCATGTAGGGCCACCAAAAGAAGGACCTGTAAATGATATAGATAATATAGATGTAGGAATAGTTGTAGTACTTGTAGATGTAGTGGATGTACTAGTTGAGCTAGTTGATGTAGTGGATGTTGTAGGAGCTCCTACAATTGGCATATAAAGATCTCTAGTACAAATTCCTGTAGATCTAGCAAGAATAGTTGTACTGGCATCAGGAACCACTGTAGATGTATATCCTGCAAGTAGATCTGCTGCTGAAATACCTGTGGCAAATGGTGTTATATAGCCATCAGCATCTGAATATAGATTGAAAGGCCCTACGTCAGAACCTGCTAATGTGAAGGTTATTGTAACTGTATACATAGAATATTTTAAGGAAGGTATATAATATAATAAGTAGCTAATACAGGTTGAATATTATTATGTGCACCATTACTACCAGCTGGAGCATTTGTTACACCTACTGATGTAGATACACCAATACCTGTTGTAGCAACAGAAGTTGCATAATCTTGAGGAGTATTACTTGATAGTCCAATTGTACCACCTCCTCCAGTATCTCCTGTTTTACCACCATAATGATAGTGACCAGGATCACTCACTATTGAAATAGCAGACGCTGTAGCACTATGTGTATGACTTGGCATTTGTGATGCAAGAAGTGTAACAGAATTTACACCATCTGTATCACCTATAGCATAGTTTGGATTACCAGCAAATGCAGGATCTATAGCAGGGCTTAAAGGTACACCTACAACTCCAGGAGTTACAATTGCACCAACACCCACTCTTCCTCTTTTATCTGGTGTACCATTATTACCATTACATAGATAGACTTTATCCCATCCTAATGAATTAATACCTGCACCTGTACCATCAAAGTTAGTCAGAGGGCCATAATATTCAACAGCTGTATAAGGAACCATCTTTAAATACTGCTGATTATTTGAGCTTGTACTATTTAAATATGCTTGAATTAATGAATTAAGATCAGCTACTCTTACATAGTTAGATGTGACATCGTTTGTTAAAGCAGCTAAATCTGAAACTGTTGTACATAATTGTGTAATTGCAGCTTGAACTACAGCATGTGTATTAGATGAACCATCTACACTAGGAAGACAGCTTGCTGAATAAGGACTATTAAGAGCAGTTAATGTACTATTAATTGTATCAACTTGTCCTTGTAAATTACAAGCAGCTCTTACTAATGCTGATGCTAATTCAACTAATGTAGGAACAGCTGGAGGAGCTGGTAAATATTGAGAAACTAATGTACAATAATATGAAGGATTTACAGTGATATTAATACCTGAACCATCTAAGAAAGAAACTACAGCATCAATTAATGTATTCTCTATACATAAAAGATTGGTTGGCACAGTAATTCCTAACGCAGGAACTTCTGCTCCTGTGTAATTAACACATTGATCGGTTGTTACTTGAATACAACCATTGTTACAATTATCGCAAGGCATTTTAACTTATTTATGGATTAACACTATCACTCTACTAGCAATCATTTGTACTGTAAAATGTTCACAGTAATAAGGATTACAGAGCTTGTAAGCTAATATCTGTTTATAATTCAATAGATCATTAACCAGTTCTCCTGATATATACTTATTCAAAGAGAATACAATATTGTTATATTGATAATTAGCTAAGTCTGTAAGCTTACAATCAATATCTTTTAATAATGATTCTATTGTAGTACAATCAATACAGTTTGTTAATCTTGTGTATAACATTTTTTATTCTTTGAGTTGTTTGTTTCAGCTTATAGTGACAGGCTGAACACAAACCATTAATCAATTGACATCCACATCCAACTTGAAGTCCGCAAGATCTACAGTTTGCCATATTAATAAAAGTTTATTGTATAGTTATTTCCACTACAGCCACAATTATTATTTATAAAATTGGTTAGCATATTATCTGCTTGCATGTATAACTTATTTGCTGTATCTATAGCACAGTTATTAGCAGCAGCAACTGCTCCTTGTATCATAAAATAAATGCTACTTAGTGTCACTTTAGATTGTGTTCTTATTGCAGAATCACATTCCATCATATCTAGTTTCATAAATGCACTATCATACTTCTCTTGTATACGATCAATACGCATAAATGTCTTAGTAACAAAATTTGTTATAGCAGGATCTACAGAATATGTAGCAGTCCAAACTCCATCTGGAAGAGGAAGTAAAGGTTGACCTGATGTACTAAGTCCTAATATAAGAGAATTAAAAACATTAAAGTTTAATGGAACAAAAGGTAACACTGTAGGACTTGAAAATCCTGGAATAGTAAAACTCATACTAGGACTTACAACAACTGGAGGAGTTGTATCATAAGTTGATGTATCTGCTATACCTATTGTATTTACAGTGTAAGTATTGATTACTAAAAAATCTAGAGTCATAGCTTATTAAAAATAAAAATGCCAGAGGATTTGAGAAAGATCCTCTCACCCTCTGGCATAGGTTATATGATAACTACCTTATTCTGTTAAGGAATTAAAGTGGTAGTTGATGTAGTGGTACTTGTGCTAGAAGTTGAGCTAGTGGTAGTTGTGGTTACACAAGCGTTATCGCTAGCTACAGTTCCTAAAGCAGCTTGTAATACACCTTCAATAGTAGCAGTGGCTCCTTGAGGTATAGCAATGATTACAGAGCTATCTTCCATAATATAGTCACCCCACTGATAAGTAGATTTGTCAAACGCATTAAACTTGATATAATAAGTATCATAGGTTGTACCAGTAGATACCCAGCTTTCAAAGTTTTCGTTATAACCAACCATTCTGTAAAGATGCTTCAAATATCCAGCTTGGTAGCTATAGAAATTCTTTTCTAATTGTTGAATCTCTGCAGAAGTACCAGTTGCATAAGAAGAACGTTGTAAAATAACAGGCTCAGCAACAAAGTTACATCTGTCAGCAACAATGAAGTCTGCAGTTGTAGCAGGACCAGAGTAAACAAATGTACGGAAGTAAAATCTGTCATACTCGAAAGGATCTGCAGCAACGTCACAAGGTTGGCCATATTTAGTTAATGGTTTACCAGTGATTTGTAATGTAGCACTCTGATCATTTCCAATTCTTTGGAAACTGTAGAAAGTGTTGAAGCTAATGTTATCAGGGTTGTCACCAGGTGCTTGTTGAGTTAACTTAACGATGAAAGCATCAATTAAAGCAGGAACATCAACATCAGTACAAGGATTACCACCACAATCACAACATGGAGCTTGAACAGTTACACTACGTGTGAAACCATTAAAATACAATGTATCAACATAGCTAGAGAATCCACGTAAGGTTAAAGTTACAACATCACCACATTTAACTGTCCAACCACCTACTGAGGTGATTTGATTAGCTGCTGTAGGACATCCATTTACCTTATACCATTCAGTAACGTTAGGAGCATAAGCTGAGTTATTGATACCAGAGATTTTGTCTGAACGCTTAGATCCCTGTAAATAGGTATTCACTCTACCTTGTGCTAAATAGAAGTATGGAAAGTTTGCAATGTTTACACTAGTTGCTACTGTGTAATCACTGCCAAAGATACCAAACTGACCAGCTGTTAAATTTTGTGTAGATCCAGAGCTAGGTAGAGTATTTCCTACTGGAACCACAAAGAGCGTGGTTAATGAAAAATCGGCCATTGTGTTTTTTATTTAAATTGTAAAAAATTATTCGTTTGTTTGAATTCTATACACTGAACTTTGAACTGCAGATTGATTCTCTGTGTACATTGCTAAGTTTTGAACTGTTAAATCTAAAAGTTCATCTTCTAAGTATAGTTCAAGTTCACAATCACTATCTATTGAAGGAGTGCCATCAAACCTTGTATATCCCACTTTATCTATATACTGAGGATATCTCATATATGATATATTAATGGATGTAGGTGCGAAGGTTCCATCTGTATAAATATTCACTTCATCTGTTGACAAGAAGATAAATGTTTCTTGATATTCAAAAGATGGTTTGAAATGATCATTAGTTATTAGAAATTGTAAGTCTTGATGTTTAGCAAGATCTCTATTAATCCAAATCTTTCTATTTATACAAGGTCCTTTATCTGCTAATAAGTAACTATCTATATAAAACATATATTGTGGAATCAAGGCGTGTATATTTGCACCCCACTGATTCAACTCAGCATTCTTCAAATACATAGGAAGAGGCTGATGGTTATATGTAATAATTAAACTTTGTAGGTCTTCATAACGCTTTTTAAAAGCATCCAACCCTAAACCAGAAGCTGTACTAAATCCATCAAACTTTTGCTTAATCAACTTAACTTGGGCCTCATTCAATGCCAAGATCTTGTCTTCTAAGTTAATCTGTTGATGTTCGTTTGTTGATAGTTTATTTAGTTTCTGATCAATCTTATATAATAAACTATCTACAGGGATCATACAGAAGCTAGTTTTTTAGTTTTTAATTTACCTTCTAATGTTAATAGTTGGTCTTGATTATCTTCGTCAGCAAGTTGCTTTACTAAATCATCTTCATCAATAGCTATTTCAAAATCACCTTCGTATATTCTTCCATTAGGTCTTGATCTGTAGATAGAGTGAGCAATTGCTTGTTTTACTAAATCTTTAATATGGAGCAAGTTTTCTTTCATGTCAGCAAATCTTCCAAAGATTTCTACAGGATTAAGTCCTTGGTATTTACCATTCTTAAACTCTGTTTGTTTTAACAGATTATCAACTAGGTTATATACCACTTCTTCTTTTGTATCATCTGTAACAGGAAGTCCTAATAAACGAGAAACCTTTTTCTTTTTCTCAGGACTCATTGCGTCAAATTTAATAATGGCTTTGTTAATCAACTGTTTCTTCTTATACATCACTGCATTTTCAATCTCATCATCAGCTACATAGAACTGAATGTCTGCTGGATATTCACCACGCTCCCAAGCTTGATAGCTAGAAGCAATTGTTGGATGAACTCTTAACCATGCAAATGCTAGTTCTTGAAAAGGTTGTGAGAAATCAAAATAATTATCTCCATCCATAAGCTTTACAGCTTGTACATGAAGAGTATCATCTGAAGAAGTTGAGAGTCCATAATTCCAAAATGAAGATCTAGGTCCTAAATCAATATCACCTAAAGCAGCTTCTAGTCTCTTTTTTAACTCTGTAACTCTTTCTATTTCTAAATCTCTTTCTACCTTATCTCCAATACGTTTAATGTAAGAAGCATTAGGATTTAATCCTGTTCTATACTGGCCATCTAATTCTTTATAAGGATATTTAAAAACTCCTGTTCCAGGAATTCTTGTTAAGCCTTTGGTAGCTAGTCCACCTTGCATAGTTTGTAACTGAGAATTATTGTAATCCTTTTTAATAGTTGAAATTTTGCCAATCTTGCCCATATGTAGTTTATTTATTTGGTTTATTAGCAGATGAATGTTCATCGAAGAACTAGCCATTAAGCATAAGACTTAATCCAATCATCTGTGTTTTTGAGAAGACTCCCCTAGCTGTGAGGGCTAGGGGGTAATTCTTCTCGGTAGGGTTATAATGACTCATCCGAGGGGGCTGTTCTATGGGTAGCCTGATGAGTACTGTTATTAGAATTGTGGAATCTCTTCAATCAAAACTGTACGAGACAAATCTTCAATGAATACATCACAACGGTCTTTCATCCAGATTTCGTATCCTGGGAATTTGTTAGCACTTGACATACCTTGAGACTTAGCAAAGCCTAAGTGGTGACGAGTACCATCAATATATCCCCAAGTCATAGAAGGTGCACCCTTCATACGAACTTCACGAATGTTGTTAATCATAGAACCATCGCTCATTGGGCTCACATCAAATACCATGAATACTGGAGTAGATTTTTTGTTCTGTCCAAATTCAAGATTAGTTTGAGGAAGATCCAATTCTTTCAAGTGAATAAGTTCAACACGACCAGTCTCACGAGTAACCATTGCATCGAAAGCAAAGTTGTAAGTGATATGTTGACCTTCTCCTTGCATATATCTGTTACCAGAATCAGCCATGAAAGTAAGACCAGAGTTTAAAGCGTCATTCTTTAAAGCTTGTTGGAACACGTCAAAACCAGCTTCATTAGTGTACATTTTAACTCTACGATCTTTAACATCAACACGTCTGTAGAATAAGTCACCAAACACTGAACGAATCAAGTTTGCAGTGAACTCACCACGATTGTATTGAACTAAGTTACCGTTATTACGCATTCTGTGGTAAACACCAGCAGAAGTTCTTTTTAATTCTTGCTTAGAACCATTGGTCTTCACTGTACCAGGCTTAGCCCAGATCATACGCTTAACCTTTAATTCTAACATAGATTTACGCATCCAGAACTCAATGAATGGTTCCCACTTAACATCATTACGAGTTAAAGGAAGTTGGTTACGTCTTTGAGGAGCATACACCAAGATATCCAAAGGTTTACCAGAAGCATCTCTCATCATTTTGTCATCAGCCCACTCAGTGATTTTGTGCTCATAACCATATGCAGAACCTAAAGATTCAAACATAGTAATTTGCTCACCTAAACGAGGAAGACCTAATAAGTCTTGATCAAACTCACCAATAGCTGCATCAACTAATTCTAATTCGATACCAACTTTTAAGAAGGTTCCGTTTACATAGTCTACAGTTGGATTGTCAGTTACAAGAGTGAATGTGTATAAATATCCTACATTCCAAGGCTGAGGATCTTTAACAACATAGAAACGAGGACCATACTGACGAGTACCTACAGATACAATTGCGTTCTTAGAAAACTCATTAGTATCAATAACTAAAGTGAATTCTTGACCATCAATACCTGGCTTATCTAAGTCTTGGGTACTGGTTGGAACATCAATGATTTTAGGGAATTTGTACGGAACTTGTACTTGCCACTTCCAAGCATCACTATTATTATCAATATAGTAAGGAGTCGACTTGTTAATCATATCCAAGAAGTCATTACTGTAAAGAGAACTCTGAGTATAAAGACTGATAATTTTTTTATCATAGTCTGCTGGCTCAGTTGAGTGAAAACTCTCCAAGTGGTTTGAATCTGTTAATTTACCTACAGCTCGCTTATCCATAGAAGCGACTCTTGCGTAAGTAAAACCAGTTAAACCTGGGATTGTTTGAATTGCCATTTTTGTTATTTTTTAATTTTTGTTATGTGAATTATTGGAACCACGACATTGGTTTGACAGGAGCTTTAGATTTTACAGCACTTTTATTTGCTTGTCTAGCAACTTCTCCAAATAATTCATTAGATTTTTTGGTGATGCCTGTCTTTTGAATGGTAGAGAGAGTGGGATCTTTTTCAAGAATTTTAAGTAGCAATGCCACCTTCACTTTCTTCTCATGATTCTCAGGACGCTTTAGATCTAGAATAGTACGATCAAATTCTGTAAGGGTTTCTCCAGAAGGTGTTTTGTATCTATCTGTTACTAGGAAATCTTGTAGTTCACCAGCCAATTTAGGATTAAGAGGAATACCATCAAACTCTTTAGTTTTAAGCTTTTCTTGCAGAACATTATTTACATTCTGTTGATATTGCTGTCTAATAGTTTGTTGTTGTTGTAATTGTACCTCTTTTTCTTGTTCAAGTTGTTGAAGCTTTGCAGCTTCTTTTTTAACTAATACTTTGTGATGTCTAGTTGCTACTGTTTCTAGGTCACCGTAGTTTTTAAGTCTGTCCACTTCTGTTGTAACATCTTCAGGATCAAACCCTTGATCAGTTAGAGCCTGTTTTATAATTGCCACTTGATTTGATTCTTCTGCAAGATCCATCTCAGCGAAAGACTGTATTTTATTGAAAGCACTAAAATATTCTATTGGACTAACTCCTTTTACATATATGGCATCAAATGCTTTTTGATAATCTTCTCCAAATTGACCTATGAAGTTATTTACCACTTCTATAGCTCCTTTCTTCTTTTCAGCATTGAATTTTTCTAGAAACTCTTCAGGGGTAGATACTATTGTTTCTTCTTCATCATCATCTTTAGAAAAGACACCTAATTTATATAGATCTTTAGATAGAGCAGTGAACTGGTTTGGTTCATCTGTTTCTTCAGGATCTTCTGTAGAAGTTTCAGCGACAGGAGCCACTGTCTTTTTTGGAGATTTAACAGGAGGAGTTTCTTCTTCATTTTCATCTTCCTCAGTATCATCAAAAAAATCTTCAATTGATTTAGAAGGATCTGGTGCTTCTGTAGTTTCTTCAGATGTAGTTGCAGCTTCTTTTTTACCAGGAGCTTTCTTTTCAGGAGGAGGAGGTGTATCTTTTATATCCTGAATATCATCAGGATCAGTTGTAGATGTTTCTGGAGCAAACAAGTCACTTAAAAGTTCTTGGTTTCCTGCTCCAAACTCCATAGTATTCTCAATACTGAAGTTACCCATTGTGGGGTTATCTAGATTTTCAGCCATATGTAGTTGTATTTATTTGGTTTTCAAGTAGTAAAATTATGTTACATATTATTAATAGCAAAGAGATGAAGATTGTTTAGCTCTATTATTTATGATAATATAGCATTAATATTTTCTACTCTTTGAAAACAGTGAACATTTTTGTTGTAACTATTCTTCCAAAGTACACTTTTAGAATATTTACTCCCATGTCATCACACTCACTCTTTAGTTTATTCTTGATTTGTGTAAGTGTTTTTTTATCTTTTATGTCTTCCCAATTACAATCTGTAAGATGATCAGCTATTATTCCTCTAGCTATATCATGTAGATTGTCTGATGCTTGATTTGTATCTATTAGATATTTCTTAAAATCTACAATATCAAATTTGATAATAGGTTCTACAGATGCTTGTTTACCATCCAGAGTTGTAATATCTACAGCAGCTACATGAAATGTATCTACTGTTTTGATCACTGAATGTACCTCATCTATAAATGGCATTTTAAAATTAACACCTTCCTTAAGTTCACCTTGATAACTACCAAGTCTAAGAAGCACACCTCCCTCATAACATCTAAGTATGACTATAGGAGAGAGGTGATCTACCCATTTTTCAATCACCCATTCAAGGGTGCTTATTATAATATTACTGTCAGGAAGCATAATTATTTAGATTTATTTCTACCTCTAGCATTAATCTTTGCTATCTCTATATCATCTTTATGATTCTTTCTTTCATTATCTAGTTTCTCTCTTTCCACTTTTATCTTCTCCATCGCTATATTACTCTTAGTTTGAATATCCATAGTCTTGAGTCTATAATCATTGGCAGCTTTAGTTTGCTCATGCATCAGTCTACTATTCTCTAAAATATCTGGGATTGAATCTTGATTGACATCCAAAGGTACCTTTTCAATACTCTCAGCTTTGATGGTAGCAATTTGCTCTTTACTGATTCTATCCAATTGATTTTGGTAGTCATCATGAGCCATTTGCTCTTCATGCTGTCTTTGAGCTTGTTGAATTTGAGCATCAGTGTTATATCTCTGTTGATCAATCTCTTGTTGTTTCTGTTGCATTTGTTGTTGCTGAATGGTATCTTGTTTATCTTTAAGATCTTTAAACACCTTCTTCATCTGACGTACAGAATTTGTAGAATACAATTCAATAATATCATATAAAGATCCACCACTCTGAATAACAGTTTGAGACAGTTGTCTAATCTCATTAAACATTTTTTGATCTTCAGGTCTATTAGTTAAGAATACTTTTAAGTCTCTAAACTTAAGATCTGTACCATTCACTGATATGAAAGCTGATTCACCAGAGTTAGTTACATAAGAAATAGTTGACTCAGGTTTCTTACTCTCTACATACATAGCAGCATCTATAATTGCTTGATAGAGCTGACCTAATATATATTCGTGTGCAACAAATAAAGGTTCTGTCTGTGAATACGATTGACTGATAGCTGTATTTGTACCTGTAGCAGTTTCACTAGCTGATACTGAACCAAGTCTTTGTTTAGACATACCAACTAATTCCCAACACTCATTCTTAAGCTGTACAGCTAATTGATATCTAGATTGAATCTCTTGTGTACGTGTAAGATCAATATCTCTAAATTGATTGAATGAACTAGGACTCTTTAAGTTCTCTGGAGAGTCATCAATAAACATCACTCCTCTATTACGTGCTTCCATTTCCCATACATCAAGAGCATCTTGTGCATCTCCATCTTTAGGAATTGGTATGTGTCTAATAGATGTCAAATAAACTTTACCCACTTCTTTCTCAAGAAGTTTATAAAGCTGATTCATACATACATTATATAACACTTGGAAAGGCTTCATAAGATCTACTAAGCTCTTAGCTTCTGTATTCTTCACCTCATGAATCACTCCTATAATAGGACAATAGTCTAATAATTTATACGGTTTGATGTTATAGATGTCTGGTCCAATTTTAACTCCTTGATACCATTGATTAATCCATCCCCATTCTAAAGATTGCTCTGTAGGAATAGTTTTGGATTTATAACTTTCATCTACTAATAGAGATTGCTCATTACCCATTTCATCTAAATAGATAAGTTTTCCTATCTTCTTTTTAGAAATCCAATAGGCTCTTACAACAACATATTTATATCCAAAGGAACTAACGTTAGAAGTTAGTCCTAAGAAATCTCTAAGTCCATCGTTGTTCTCTTTCATTTCAGATTCAATGATCATTCTTGTTTGTAGAACAAGAGGATCATATGTATCATATGTAACAGAGTCTATACCTGGAGTGGCATTAGGATTACCAAGATTAGATTCACGTACATTAATCAATCCATAATCTTGAAGAGAGCTACGTAAGTGATCTATTTCATCTTTAGTTATATCAGGAAATGTTTCAATAATCTCAGATAGTTCCATCACTTGTACTATACCAGCAGCATAAGCTCCTTGTGCACGACCTGTAGGATCTGAAATATATTTTCTATCTGGGGTTGTTAAGAACCAAACGTTCTTAGGATTGGCCACCTCAATATTAAATCCAAGTTTTGAATTATCTTCATATATATGAAAGAACTCTCTAGAAGAAATTAACAAATCACGAAAAGCATCTTCTGACTTTTCTTTCATTACAAACTCGGCTTTCTGAGATGTAAGAATATGATTGGCCCATTTCTCAGCAACTGATGTATAAGAATCAATTTGATCTTTTACACTCTCAAGAGTTTGTTGTTGAACCTGTGGATCGTTCTCATCTAACTCTTGTCCTTTTAATAAGGCTTCTATTTGCATTTTCTTCTTTGCTTCAGAGATCACATACTCTTGTAAGATTTGTGTCTTGAATTCAAGTTCTTCAGCCTGACTATCATCATCAAAAGCTTTCACTCTAAATGAATCTGGTCTTTTAGATATCTCACCAACTAGTTCATTTAAAGGAGTGGTGACAATAGAATACATTTTTACGTAAGCTGGTAATTGAAGATCTGCTGTAAGTACATCTGTAAAACTTCTTACCTGAGGTTCTTGATAGAAATCTTCCATTCTAAGGATACCTTTAACAAGATCATAGTTCTTAACAAATGTATCTCTATTCTTTACATATTCAGCATAAGCTCTATTTGCAAAATAGTCCATTGTATTCTTCACCCAACTTTCATCTTGTTTTTCCTTATCAGTTTTAAACTGATCAGGGAATATATTTAAGTAGGCATACCTAATCGTTGCGTCTTTTGTATATCTTATAATTGCCATTATGTAAACAATTTATTTTTGTATTTTCTAGTTTTAAACATTCCTCTTGATTCTGTAAATAACATATTAGCAGGTTTCTTATTAAACATAGCTAACACTCTTTGATCAGAAGATCCTCCTATCTTTCCCATAATTGGGTCCATCTTAAGTGCTTGAGCAATAGCTAGTTCTGCAGCAATGATTCGGTCAAAGTTACCCTGATCATTATATTGTATAATTTCTTCTAATAATACAGGATCAAATATCTTACTAACACCATGCACTTCTCTTATCACTTCTCCTTCATCATTTTTTTCTCTATGTAAAACACTCTCTAGGTATTTCTTCAAACAGGTATGTAAGAATTCTATTATCTTATCACTAGAACGATGTATACCAAAGTCTCTTTTTACAGTGGTGTTTGGTACAATCTCCTTAAGCCAATCTGGTTGTTTCTCTAAATAATGAGCATCTCCTTTAGCTTTCATATATTCTATAAAAGATATATCATCATTCTCACAGAGAGTTCTAGCATTGTAATATTTAATTAATAACCTAGCTTGTTCTTCCCATGTATCTTTCTTATCTGGTCTAGCTACGTAAGACGCTACAAACATATCTTGGTATTTCTCACCTGATATTTCATGCATTCTCTTATATATGTATACAGCTCCTAAAGAACTTGAATAAGCTGATTTACCTTGTCTATAAGGATCGACTCCTGCTGTATATAATCCATAAGGAGGATTTTCTACAGGAAATTCATATATAATAACTGGAGCATCTTTGAGATCACTATTCTTTAAGGGGAAGTTTGTTATGGGAGTTTTATCTGTAAACTCATGTTTGATTCCTGTATCATCTGTATATAACACTACAGGAACTCCTGTTTTTTCTTGTTGTAAAAGTCTGAACTTTTGTCTCTTGGCTCCTTCAATATCAAATATATTTGTATCCTCATTTAAGAATATATCATCTACATTCTGAGGATAGTACATCTTCTCTTTTAAATAAGCAATTCTGTCTCCAGCTTTTTTAAGTCTATCTAGATTTGCATTGGTTATCTCATCAGCTTTTTCTTGATTAGACACCAACATTCCAACAGAATGTAGCCCATTATCTTTGGGAAGTTCCAAATAAGCACCCAAAGAACTTTCTTCTTTAGCTTCCATTCTGTATTTATGCCCAATGAAAAGCCCATGTATTCTGTTATCTTCTTTATTGTTGTATGTAAGGAAATTAAAATTATCTACATCAAACATCAGGGATTTTGCATCCATGAATTTCTTCATATCACCCCCAGTACCTGTAAGAATTGGACTACATCCCCAACCATAGGGTGTTGTGAAACCAGGTATAGCCGCTTGCAAACCTCTGAGGAAGTTCCCCTTACCAATCTCGTCAATGATAAGTTTTCTAGGTTTGGTACCTGCAATTGCTTCTTCATTGTTACCTTCATCTAAGTTACGTATTAATATAGAGGAGAATGGAATACGTTCTCCTGATTTAGTTTTAATTCCTAATGTCACTTGATTCTTCCAATTGTCTTCAATCCTCTGCCATCTCCAATATTCAGGAATAAAATTTAATCCTTTATCAATCTTATCTGTAATTAATTTTATATCTGGAGCATTCAGGCCAGCAATAATATTCTGACTATTCTCATCAAATGTAGCTCCCCAGGCAATATAACTTGCCTCAATAACTGATTTAGCAAAACGTCTAATTCCTAATATTACAAGTCCTCTTCTTTCTGTCTGAGCTCTATCTATCTCATTTGTAACAATCCATTCATTATCTCTAAGAAAAGGATTGGCATACTTTTGAGAGATTCTACCCCTATCATCAATTACATCCACTTCTGTATGCCATATATTTAGGTGCCAATATAAAAAGGGGTTAATATAAACCCCATCCATCATAGCACCATTTAGGCAAAGCTCTTTATGAAAATCAAAGAAAGGCTTATACTCAGAAGAATCTTTATCTGGAAGTCTTTTTTGATTTATGAACCAATCTTTATAATCTATATTTTGTAAATCATTCATTACTTTCTATTTGCCAAGAACTCAGCAGCAGCTCCAGATAGTTCACCCTTTCCTCTCACTTCCACCTTTGCTTCTTCCATACTTCTAAGCTTATCTACCACCTCAACAAGAGCTAAATAATTCTTCATAGTCTCTTGAACAAACTTACCCTGTGCTTCAATAGAAGCAATCACCATAGGTAACATACCTCCTTTAGATGTGGGTTTCCATTCAATTCTATCTTTCAATTCATGAAGGGGATTAGCATCTACATAAGCCTTCCAGCTTTTGAGTTGTGTTTCAGCCCATTCAAGTTCTGTATTAATATATGTAGTTTTTTTAATAGTCGCCATTATCTTCTTCCTCTTTTAATATATTATCAAGATCCATTCCTTCTTTTAATATCTTATCTATCTCAGAATCGTCTGGATGAGGAATATCTAGATCTAGTTGACTTTTGTATTTAGTTAGGGCAAATGCTAGTTCTTTATCTGTCATTCCCCATACATCTCCATACTCATCAAGAACTGTAGAGATGTGTCTTCCCATGTTATAGGAAGGAAAGCTCTTGTGTAATTCCTGAAGAATTAAGAGTGACTCGTTATAATAATTCTTCTTATTAGTCATGTTAGCCAGTTATAATACCAGCTTCCGCAGCTGATAATTTTACTAAATAAGGAGTTATAATATCCTTTATAAGTTTACTAATATGGTCATTAGCAAGCTTTTTTACATCTTCTGAAATTCCTGGTGTGGCACATAATGCTCCAAGTCTTTCAATAACAATCCACGCTTCTGGGTTCATAATAATTGGTTTAAATCTTCGTCAGTTAGTTTTGTTGATATTTCTATTGGTTCTGTATTTTCTTTAAAATGTTCTACACCATCTTTAGTCATATAGTCTGAGTTAAAGGAAATGCTCATCTTATCTTGTCTATCCCCCTTCTCTCCTATAAGATCTATATAATCCACTCCCTTATTATAGAGGTCTATTAACACTTCTATTAATTGATCTAAAGGAATCTTTTTTATAATGGTGTTATTATCCATTTTGCATAGCAGTTTTAAGTTCATCCTCTTTATCCTGTTCTATTAAAGCTAACCATTTACCTTTAGGACATTCGCAAGAGAGGCATTTTGTTTTAGCAGAAAGGGTGCATCCACAATCTGTACAATGATCATCTAGTCTAAATGTTTTATGATGTTTAGAATGAAATTCACATTCCTCACATATGCTTGTTCTTTCTTTACTAACAGAACTAATTAGAGGTCTTAGCTCTTTAGAAGGAAGAAGATTATTCTTCCAGCCTTCATATATCTGTGAAAAATCAATCTTCATATTTAGTTCTAGCTTTAAGTTGGTTTATAGAAGCTATTGTTTTATCAAGGGTAATTTGTGCACTTTTCTTTCTTTGTTCTGTTGTCTCTGGATTGACAATGATTTTTTCCATAGCTCCTATTTTAGCATTTAAGGCAGCAATCTTTTTAATAGCCTTCTTATTATTAAAATAGAATTTACCAAATCCAGAAATCTCCACACTATCATTAACATTCATTGCCTGATTAGCAGATGAGAACTGATGATCTATCACCTTCTCAATTGTCTTTTCTGACACCATCATCTTCACTGCCAAAGTTCTAATGAGAAAGTCTCTGACAGACATACTCATTGGTTTATCCATGTCCCATAGTTATTTGTAACACTACATCATTCTCAAAATTAAGAAGAATCATAGGGTTCACCTTTATCTTAGATCCATCTTTAATAAGAATCTTCATCTTCTTAAGCCTGGAAATAATGTTATTAATAGTTGGTGTAGAGCTATTATACTTTGTACAAAACTCTTCCCTTATATTAGCATAGGAAATGTTTCCTTTTATAGCAGCAAAAGCTATCAGCTGTATTTCTCTCTGCGTAAGCTTTAGATTATTAAAGGATGACAGAATGGTGTAATACATCTCTGCAGAAGAGAATGGATCTTCCATGTTTCTCTTTAGCTTTTGAACTACTATTTTCTTATTGGTTTCCATAATTAGTTAAAACAAAGATAGGGGTTATATATCAACTTACAAATAACTAATTTAAATGATTAGAAATTAAATGCTATATTATGCTTCATTTCTAATAAATGTAAAACAAACATTAATGATTAGAAGACCTATTTTAAACTCTCTTTCTGTAGAACTATCATCATTATTATATATCTTGTTAGAGATTCCTAGTTCAAATGATCCTTGCCAGAAGATATTAAGTTCTATAGCAAATATTACATCATCAGATCTAAAATACTCTATCACCATAATCAGAAGAACAAACCCTATAATTGTATACATATACTTAGAAGTTTTAAACGTAGTTATGTCTAACCCACCCAACCACCCCAAAGGTAGAGGTAAAAATAATTACCAACCAAATTTATTTATCTTCCTTACGAGATTTAAAATATTGAACAAGCTTTGGTTCTATAAGTCCTTTAGGATCAATCAGTTTTAACATACCCTGTGAATCCTTCTTCAAATGTTTAATTGGATCAAATTGTGTCTCTTCTAAAATTTTCCATCTAGTTTGATATCCCCTATCCTTCTTAGACCCATGATAATAATGATTAAGATGTGTCTTTAAATATCCAAATCTTTCACCAATATGTTCCAAAGCAAGAGTTTGCCAATCATGAGCAGCTTTCTTATAATTAGGGTGAAACTCCAAAACTAATGAAAGATCTACTTGTCCCACTAAAGAAAGAGCCATGTAATTATCTGCAGAACCAAGAATACCTACATCAAGCAATCCTTTCAAATCATCAATTGTTTCTCTTCTATACGCCCAAGCATATCCAGGGTGCTGAAACCCAACCACTCCCTCATGAGCTTTTTGTAACTCATTATTAACTATTTTATTATTATAAGCATACACAAATCCTAAATGTTGCTTCATCACTTGATAATCAGAATCAAGATCATTAGCATGTGTAAACATCTGTATCATCTTATAATACTGAAGCTCATGTATTGTAGCCTTCACCCAATCATGTCTTGTAAAAGAAACATCAGCATCTATAGTAGCCATATACTCCCAATCATTAGGAAGTCTACCAATCCCTATATTAATCAAATTCTCCTTATACCAAAGAACATTCTTTGTCCTAATCTGTATATGATGGGGATTGTCAGCCTGTGTCACATGAAATGGCTTATTCCCAATAGCCAATTCCACTGTATAAAGAATAGCACCACTATCCTCTATATACTTAGCAAAGGTGTTATACAGCTCATACCTATTCTTATAGCCTTCTGGATTGAAGACTGTTGTCACTACATAAAGATTGTTATTACGCATAAATTTAAATTGGGGGATTTTAAAACAAAAATAACCATTCATTTGAATATTCCAATATTATTTTAATGTTCCACGTGGAACAATATAAAAAATTTTTTCCAAAATTTTAGGACCTCCTTGTTTAAGGGAGAGGAGGCTACTCCATCTTGTAACCCCCATGGGAGTTGGTAGGGTTGGGGGTAGGGGGGGTGGTTGCTGATTGGGAATGATAATTAATTCGAGCAAATTAAAAATAAAAGTGATTGCGACACTATAAAGACTGCAACATTACAAATGGCTAACGCTATAGACACACAAGTTAAGAGTTTTGAAATTCTTACAGGCGAACAGGTTTTTGACGTTACTTTCATTGAGAATGGATTGCCTTACAATCCTGAAACTGAAAAGGGTAAGAAAAAGCTAACCTATTCTCGTTACAGATTCAATGGTACAGTGTTTACTGTTGATGATGATCATGCTTTCATTACTGATTTCAAATCAGGTAACGTTAAGCGAATTAAGCTTGAGAATGCTACTTACAAGAAGAAAATCACTGATGCTGACGGTAAAGAAATAACAGAAACTACATCATCATTGAGATTTGACACCTACCTTAATAAGGCACAATGGCGTGCTATTAAAGACGGTCAAATCGAAGATGCTGAAGATGATTACAAAATCAGCAAATTCAAAAAGCTTGCAGCAGCTCCATTGCAAATGTCTGACGAATTGCATGCTGCCTTTGCTACACAAGGCTAATTGATTACTCACATGCTCTCTCTTAATTGGGAGAGCATGTTTTACACGCTTATATATAGCGTGTGGGTTTAGGGGTTAGGGGCTGTGGGACAATAACTTAACAAAATGTTCCACGTGAAACATTGTGTGAAATAAAAAGTTTTTACGGCTATCATATATACTTATTTTATAATGCTTCTATTGATAATCAATGAGTTATGCAATAAAACTGTTATGAAATTTGTTCCACGTGAAACATATTTAGGGGAATGAATGAGAGGTTGTATGACCCCTCAAAGCCTAACGAGTTGAAAACCAATTTATTAAAAGGGCTATAACAAAGAAAATATATAGCATTAAATAACAATTATATGAGAACATATTGGATTACAAACTATAGCTCTATAGGACTGACTATAGGTGTAGGTAGAGAACATGTTATAACTAGACATACATATATACATAGTAGAGTTATACACTTTACAATAGGGATTCTATTCTGGACCTATGTTATTAATATAGATATATAATGCACCATTTCTATTTCCCAAGGATAGACAGATATAATAATAAGTAATTGGGTTATTATATTTGAGTGCAGAGGGTTTTTTGGTTCATGCATATTTTTAATTTTTAAAAAGCTCTGGTGTTTCTACACTGGAGCTCTATAATGCATCATTCTACAGTGGATATGAAGACTTCTTATAATTGGTCAAGAGTAATAACCTTGGTTATAAGATGTGAAACCACCTGATTAATTAAAGAGCCTGATAACAATCATATTATGGGATGGTATTATGTCTATTCGTATTGGAGGATAACATAATAAAGAGAAACAGGGAAATCAGCTCCCAAGGTGTAGCAGTTGTAATGGTAGGGAGATTATAAAAGTATCCTAATACCTGTTTGGAATATAATAGGACTATTACAACTGAATGCAGAGGGATTTGTGAAGAAAGACTAGAGGAAAAATAGGAGAGGACTGTGGTATGTTCTCTCCTATTTTTATTTTAATTATATTATATATTAAAAATAAATCTATTATGAAAATAAATAAAAATGGTAACGCTACAGGTTTACAAAGAATGAGGAGAAATTTAAATCATGGATATAAAACAGCTTATTTAACTAAACCTGATCACTCTGTTTATTCTACTCATATGTTTATTACAAATAAAGAAAATAAACCAGCATCTACATACACTCTTGATGAGTTGTATAATTTATATAAAAATGATAAAATTTTAATTAAACCAATTTAACAAACAATAAATTAATTAGTTATGTCAAAAAAAAATAGAAATCAACGTAATATTTTAGAACTAAAACTATTCAGTGACACTGTTAGAACATATGATAAAGTAGGTAATGATACATATGGTAATCATCTAGATAAATATGGAGACTGGCATAATCCTATAATAGGTGTGAAATTCTGTACTGGTCATGACGGAGAAGATAATTCTGATATAGAAATACAAATTAAAGACATAGAAGATAAGCATAACATGTTAGAATTTATAATTAATAGAGATACTGCAGCTTATTTACATAGTTATTTACAAACCTACTTAGAATTAAATAAAAGAAATTATAAATCTAAGAAATTATAAATCAATTAGTTATGAAAACATTATTCTTATGTGTAGCATGGATTGTAATATTCATGCTATTTTTCTTCCTATTGAGTTCAATAGGACTGTTATGGGGATATAGTTATAAAGCCATTATTAGTAATGTAGAATGGTTTGTCACATACACAATGCTTATAGGATGGTGGATTGCCACATTTTGTACTATGGAAATAAATGAAGAATGTTTATAAAAAAACAAACAAATATGAAACTACATCCAACATTAGACAACTGCAAGCTTTGTAAGACAAAGTTTATTAATCAATTTGATATAGTGGGAAAAACATTCTATATAACAAAGGATGATAATTCCATATTATGTCATAGGCATTATCATTTGGAACAACGGCCAGCTGTAATAGCTATTGGTGAATATCAAGAGATTACAGTTGTGTTAAGAAAATTAACCTCTATATATTCAAGAAGATGAAATATTTAATATTAATTGCTATATATATGTGTATATTAATATACGCATATAAAACAGCACAAAAAGATCCATATGAATAAAATATTATTAACAATCATATTATTTATATCTTCTCTATCTGCTAAATCAGCAATAACAGATGGAGAAGATTCTCTTTATCAATCCATATTATGTATGGATTTTGATCAGCCTGATATTGTTTGGGCTCAAGCTGTTCTTGAAACAGGACATTTAAAGAGTAAGCTTTGTGTTAATTACAACAATCTATTTGGGATGAAATATCCTAGAAAGAGACAAACAATGTCTTATTTAAGAACAAACAAAGGATATGCAGCATATGAATCAAGAGATAGTTCATTAGCTGATTATCTTTTATGGCAGAAATACATGATTAAACACAAAATGAGTGTTAAAGCTTATTTAAGATATTTAGATCATGTGTATTGTGATGTTCCTGGTTATTCAAAACAGCTAAGAAAGCTATTAAGAAAGAACAAAGGAGATTTAGCAGCTATTAAAAGAATGTTAGAAGCATATAATTTACAATTACAAACTAAAACAAGAAAAATGAAGTTTGAAGACTTTAAATTAAATCCAAATTGGTCTGAAGAGACTAAAAAGACATTAGAAGCATTCCATAAAGAAATATGGACTGATAATGAATATAGTAGATTTGGTGTTTGTGTTAAACCAGGTGACACTGTTGTAGATCTTGGAGCTAGTATTGGCTTATTTAGTGAATATGCACTAAAAGAAGGAGCTAGAAGAGTGTATGCATTCGAGACAGATCCTGAAAGATGTGACTATATTAAACAAAACACTAGAAAAATAGATGTATTTGTTAAACAAGCATATATAACAGGAAGTCCTAATTTAAAGACAGATCTTAATTTAAGTGGTGTATTACAGCTAGTAGATTTTGGTTATGTGGATTTTATGAAGGTGGACATTGAAGGGGCTGAATATAGTTTTATATTAAATGCAGATAATGCTGATATACAAAGAGTGAGAAAATGGGCTATTGAGCTACATGCTTGGGGTATGTTTGCAAATACTGCTGATGAATACAAGCTTATAATGAAAGTGATTGAAAAACTCACTCTTAATGGATATGATATTAAAATACAACACATTCATGAAAATACGTGCTTATACATGTTATATGCATCTTAAAAATTAAACATATGAAATTATTATTAGGGGTTTTATTATCCAATCTTACTTCAGCATTGATTTTTGTATTTATGTTCTTTATACCTTATAGTAAGATGCATTTAGCAGAATTAACACTTATAATGTTTATATTATATGCTGTTTCTGCTATTCTTATATTAGGTAGTGTAGATCAAAAATGCTCACAGGCATATCTAGATGGATATGCTGATGGAGATCATTCATCAAGAAATACCAATTAATATGAGAGAAGAACCATTAATTGATTTTAATCCTTGGCCACTTGCTATAATACTATTCTTTGGAATAGGAGTGTGGCTTGGTATACAAGTGTGCAAAGAGCAATATGATATGCCAGAAGAGTTTAATATACATACAATTTCACGTGATAGGTCTAAACCAACAGAAATGATGGTGATATATGACACAGCAAAAAACAAATACACATTTGAATTTATAGACAAATGAACAACAAAAAGCAAATAATAGCTCTAATAATCATAATGATATTAGGCTATATATTAACTTACATAATAACATAAACAATGAAAACCATTCAAGTAACACCAATAGAATTTTATCTATTTAGGCAATTAGCCAATTTCTTATACGATTTTAAAGTGATTGATTCATTAGTCCATATTGTGGCTGATGAACAAAAATTGGCTATGTTAGGATATTAAACAAATAATATGTATACACCAGCAAAATTATCATTTAGAAGCTACATGCCTAAACAATTAGAAATAGGTATGTGGTTTCTATCTAAGAAACATGAAACAATATATGGTAAAACATATAACTATTTACAAATATATGAGCTTAAAGAGATTCCAAGAGATGTACAATCCTTCTTAGAGATTAATGGAGCTCCTGTAGAACTGTATATAGTTGCTAAGATGATGAATCCTGATTCAAGAGAAATTGTATTAGCTGAACCACATGAAATAGGTTGGTTAGATGAAGGCGATTGGTCTGAAGATCTAACTGAAATAGATGTAAACATCATCAATTACCTATTAGAAGAGTGGAGTGGCGACATTGCTATTGAAACAGATGAAAATGAAGAAATTATTATTTACGAACACAAATGCACAATTAGAACCATTGATACTGTTCCAGAGGATGAATCAAATGATGAAGAACCTTGGGATGATATGGATGATGACAGTTGGCGTGAGTAAAACTATTTATTATGGATGCATTAAAAAGAGTATTAGAATTATTATACAAAGACAAACAACCAGAAGAACAGCCTAAAAGACTAGAAATTAAATCTAGAGATATTATTACACCTGAAGAAAGAGAATCATTCAATCAATGGTGTAGAGAATTGAATGTAAGTATATTATATGAAAGAAATAATGAATTTGGTTAGTTTGTATATGTTTCATTGGTGAAAGCTCCTCAGAAATGGGGAGCTTTTTAATTAAATTAATTATTATGACAAAACCATCTTATGTAAAAGCAGCAAATAAGAAAGCTGTTAGAGAATTTATATTCTCACATTTTCAATTACCGTCTGTTATAGGACTTGCGGGCCCAGATATAAATGAATATATTGAATGGTGCCATGCTAAAGGAATAAAAGATATAGAAATATGGGAGAATACACCAGACGTTATAATGCAACAGATGATAAAAGTTAAACATCCTGTTACAATGAAGTTTGGAAACATACTAAACGCAGAGTTGAAAGACGATGTGTTATATGATCTTGATTATTGTGTTACAGTGAAGTATATGAAAGAACATATACAAAAGTTTACTAAAAACTTTATAATGACATTTTCTAGAAGAATCAAAGGAGAACAAGATGGTTACACCATTAATAAATTTTTTGGAGATAGAAAAGAGAAGATTATTAGTTCTATTGATAAGCTATTTCCTGTTAAACATACAATTTTCACAACAAACCTTGGTAAATACATTTATACACCGTATTGGGACACATCAGCAATGTGTTGCATAACAAAAATTAAATAAAATGGCAAGAGAATTCAAATTTTGGTCAGATGTAGAAACAAAAGCATTAATTACAACTATTGAGAAGTTTCAATCTATTAGTAAAGCAGCTGAATGGCTATCTCCTAAGATTAATAGACCAATTGCTAATATAAATCAAAAAGCTTACGGTTTAATTAAAGCAGGAATTATTAAACGCCCTAAAACTAGAATAAAACAAAAAGATGTTACAAAAGTTACAGGTGTGAATCTACCTGATGGATTTTCATTTGATTTCACTCCAAAAAGAGCTGAAATGTTCAAAGATCATGTTAAGTTATATTTTTAATTATGCCTACAATAGATATTCCAGATAAAATATGTCCTCATTGTGGTGGTACTAGATATATAATTGAGAATCGAAAGAAACCAACTAAGTCTAATCCTAATAATGTTAGAATTAGATATAGATGTGTAGTTAAATCAAATGAAAGATATGCTAAATGGGCTATAAATAATTTTGATAAACTTAAAGCATATAGAGAAAACTATATACCACATCCTAAACCAAAGGGATATTGGAAAACTCCTGAAATGAAAGAGCATTATAGATTAAAACATAAAAGAGAGTCTGAACAGCTCACTGATAATTTTGTTAAAAACAAAATATTAGGTGACTCAGGCAGTTTAGCAAGAACAAACTTATCATTTAAAGATATAACACCAGAACTTGTAGAACTTAAGCGTAAACAAATACAACTGTATAGAAGATTAAAACAAAATGGCAGCAGTTAATATACCAGACAGAATATGTTCACATTGTGGTGGCACTAAATGGAATTTGAAATATCTAAAAAAAAAATTAGCCTCAGGAGAATTTAAAACATATGAAATATATGTATGTTCTAAAAAACAATTAGAGCAACAAACCAGATATAAGTATAAGAATATTAGTAAATACAGAAAAAAATACAGAGAGTCTATAAAAAATAGAAGAAAAACTGATAAGGCTTTTGCTAATAAACTTTGTCAAATTCATAAAACTGTTGTTAATAATTTACCTGATTGGTATATACGTAAAATTTTAACAGATAATTCTGATTTAACTTCCTCAGATATACCACAAGAACTTGTAGAATTAAAACACAAACAATTATTATTAACAAGAACAATTAAAAATCAAACAAATGGCAACTAAAACAGTAAAAACAATTACAATTACAGAAGTTATTGATGTAACACGTGAAATGGGTGATAAGGTTATGACTCAGTACAATAAAACAAATGACATCAAGTTAGGAGATTTAGCATTAAATGCTTACAAAACAGCAATACAAGCTGCTAAAACCCAATTAATCTATAAAAAACTAACAGGAACTCCAGGAGAAATAGATTTTCTAAAATAAAAACCAATAAACAATGGCACATTACACACTAGTTTACTCAACCAAAAACTATCCATTTAGAAATGTTCTCTCTTATACACCAGGAGAAGATGCATTAGACAAGTTCTTAAATAAGGTGGTAGATTATTCTCAGCAAAAGGTGGCCAAGAAAAGGCTATCATTAAGAAATAATCATTATTTTTACACCCCTTCTAATGAATATAAACAAAGATTCATTAGGTTTAAACATGTATAATTATGAAGAATCTAATAACGAAGTTAGTAGTTAAATCAAATGGTGAATACATTAAATGTAAAATAGAAGGCGATGATGATGTTTTAAGTTCTGTGGTTGCAGAACTTTTAATATCTAATGAAGCAGAAGGTAGATTTAGAGATATATTTACAGAAGCTGTAAAAGCAGTTGCTATTCATTTAGAAAAGAAATCTGCAAAGAAAACAAGGAAGAAGAAATAACAAAAGGGGGATTTATTTCCCCCTTTACATATGGGGCTGTTATTGGTAATTGATCCGTATGAGAATGGTAGTATCACATGCAAGACTAGGAGGAGTCAAACAACCTCTAAACAATAACCGCAAAGACTAAATCTGAGCGTGTTGCAGAAGGTGGAGCAATCATTGCTTCTCTTTTTGCTGGTCGTGTAGCAGTTGCTGCATAACCTAACGGAGTGGTAACAACTTGGCAACAGAAAGTTACAATGTGTGAAGACTAGACGAATTTTGGCTCGTGATTTTAGAGCTTACACAGTAGTATGCCAATACTACAAAATGTTTTCTTGGTAGTCATAAAACCAAGTGGTGGCAGTGTTGTACTTAACCGTACGACCCCAATACGGTGCAATTAGTAAGCTTATAAGCTGACTAATAGTACAAAGTTGTCAGGCTATAAGCTGACTAAGCATGTAAGAATGGTATTATGATTACTTACGGAGACAGGGGTTCGAATCCCCTCAGCTCCACAACAGTCTCAGGTAGCTCAATTGGTAGAGCCTTTAATTGTATTAAAGAGTGTGTGGGTTCAAATCCCATCCTGAGACCTAAATTAAACAATTATGAAACAGTTATTAGCAATTTTATTAATTAGTGGATTAGCCAGTTGTGCTACAAATATGTATGCATATAGAAAATGTCCTACAAATGACAAAAGATATTTTTATAATGAAATGGGTGCTAAAGTTCCTAAAGCATTTAGAAAATGAATGTACTTATATATGATATAGAAACATTAAAGGAGCTGTTCCTTGTTGTTATTTATAATCCACAAACAGATGTTACATATGAATTTGCTGTAAGTAAATGGAATAATCAATTAGATCCTTTCATTAGATTTACAGAACAACATGAAGACTATTATTGGGTAGGATATAACAATCTACGCTTTGATAGTCAAGTGGTTGAATATATTATTAGAAACTATGAAGATTGGCAAACATTGAGTGGATTAGAGATATGTGCTAAAATAGCATTAAAAGCCTCTGATACCATTCATGATGCTAATTATGATGTATTTCCTGAATATAGAGAAGAAGCTCTTAGTCTAAAACAAATAGACTTATTTAGAGTGAATCACTATGATAATAAGAATAGACGTGTTAGCTTAAAGAGATTGGAGTTTGAAATGGATCTTGAGAACATTGAAGAGATGCCTATTCATCATGAAAAGATTGATATGTCCAAAGAAGACATAGAAACTACTATCAACTATTGTCACAATGATGTTATGGCTACTTATGAGTTTTATAAGGTGACTATTGGTGAAACTAATCATCCTCTGTATAAGGGCAATAACCAAATAGCTCTTAGACAGGATATACAAGAAGAGTTTGGTATTCCTTGTTTGAACTATTCAGATAGTAAAATAGGGGATGAAATGATTAAGAAGTTTTATTGCCAGGAAAAGAACATACAATACACTGCTCTACCAAAAAAAGGTACATTCAGAAAGAAAATCAGTGTAAAAGAATGTATTGCACCATATGTAGAGTTTATAACAGATGAGTTACAGCAGTTCTTAAAGAAGATTAGAAGAATGAATCTTACAATACAAGATGATTTCAAAGAGAGTTTACATTTCTATAATAATGTATACACATTTGCAAAAGGTGGTCTTCATACAGAAAATAAACCTAAAGTGTTTGAAGCTAGTGAGGATACATTTATTATTGATTGGGATGTTTCGTTAACAATATGGCGAAACTAAAATTCCTTAAATTGACGGGAACCTCCTTAGAGCTTAATCTACCAAATTACAGTAGAAATACATATAGTGGCTGAAATAATTACTCAGGTATGGTAAAAAAGATTAAGATTGGACAATCCGCAGCCAAGGGTCTATAGTGAAATAGATCAAGGTTCAGAGACTAAACAGGGAACTTTAACTATTAATTAATTTAAGTGCCTTGGTTCTATCCATGTAATTACATATATTTGTAACATGAAATTAGATAGAAAACAAGACTTAAACCGAAGTGGTATATATTGTATAAGAAACAAAGTAAATAATAAAGTTTACATAGGAAAAGCTGTATGTGTTTATAGAAGGATCAGACAACATATCAATAATCTGAATAAAAAAAACAGAAAAGAAGAAAATGATCATCTTATAAATGCTTGGCATAAATATGAAAGAGAAAATTTTGAATACTTTGTATTAGAATATGTATCAATTGACCAATTAAAAGAACAAGAACTATATTGGCAAAAAATCTACAAGTGTACTGATAGAAGTAAAGGATATAATTTTAGAGAAGATTCTGAAACAGGTTGTATTGTTTCTACAGAAACAAGAAAAAAACTTAGTGAGGCTCAAATTAAAAGATTTTCTGATCCAAAAGAAAGACTAAAATCTAGTCATACTCATTGGAAAGATAATCCAGAAGCTACTAAAGAAATGGCAAAAAAAGTTTCAGAAGCTAAAGTAAAATATTACATTGATCAGTATAGTAAAGATGGAAAATTTATAAAAAGATGGAATTCTGTAAAAGAAATTACAGAACAAAATCCTTCTTATAAATGGCAGCAAATATACTCAGTTTGTTCAGATCACAAACCTTCTATGTATGGGTTTGTCTGGAAAAAAGAATTAATAGTTAAATGATGATATAGTCCAGCTATAGTTGAAAGATTATAGATTAAGCATACTATCCAGCTATTATTATTAACAATGAACAATATCCTGCACATTTAGGAAAAGAATTCTTAAGAGGATATAAGACAATGTTTGATAAGAGATTGGAACTTAAGCCTTTAGCTAAGAAAGATAAGAAGATAGCAGGTATTGTTGGTGCTCTTAAACTTGCTGTAAACTCTGTATATGGTAAGAGTTCTGATATGCAGAATTGGATTTATGACAGAAGGCTTACCATGTTTACCACTATTACAGGTGAATTGAGTCTTTTAATGTTAATAGAACAATATGAACTACGTGGAATTCATGTTATTTCAGCTAATACAGACGGTGTCACTATAATGGTGAAAAAAGAGCAATTAGAAATAATGAAAGCCATCAATACGTGGTGGATGGATATTACTAAATATGAGCTAGAACGCACAGACTATCAAAAGATTACATTCTCAACAGTTAATGATTATCTAGCTATTAAAACTAATGGAGATGTTAAAAAAAAAGGTGATTTTCTCACAGATTTTGAACTACATAAAAATAAATCTGCTAGGATTGTGCCTATGGCTCTTGAGCAGTATTATGTTAACAATATTCCTATTGCTGACACTATTACCAATCATACTAATATATATGACTTTGCGTTAAGACAGAAAGCTAGTAAGGATTTCCATTATGAAGGACTTACAGATATTAGTAAAACAGTGTACAATAAGCTAATTCGTTATTACATATCTAAAACAGGAGAGAAACTGTTGAAGGTTAAGAATGAGAATTCTGATTCTAATGCAGCTAATATTAGTCAGGTGGAAGCAGGAGAATGGGTGATGACAGTGTGTAATCATTTAACACAAGATCATCCTCTTAACAATATCAATTATACATATTATATAGAAAGAGCTCAAAGAATCATTGATAAGATACAATATGAGGGTAGAAAAAAGAAAGTCAATATTGACAAAAATCAACTTTCCTTATTTTAAAACAAACAACATGACACACAAAGAAGCTAAAGAACTTTCAATGAAGTCCAGATGGAAAACAACACCATGTGGTCAAGAAAAGTGTTGGTGTTTAATGATTGAGCCTGAAACACCTATTAAGTATGATGAAGTAGAAGAATATTATATAGCAGGTAGTGGATGCATTGCAAAAGAAGAAGCAGAACATATCGTTAAACTACATAATCAAGCCCTTCAATCAGAAAGTGAAAGAATGTATGAAATAGAATTTGATAGAGGATTAAAAACTGTAATACAAGTTACAGATAGTGGTATTAAAATCATTTCAGCAGTAGATGGCTGGGGTTGTAATATTGAAGATGAATTTATTACTATCCAATCCCTTCCTAAAACACCTAAAATATAATAACATGGACGAAAGAGATTATCAAGCAATGAATAAACAACCTAAATCAGAATCAAGGATGTATTCAGAGGATGAAGTAATAGGATTTGGTATATGGTTAGGGGAAAAGTATTGGTTTAATCTTTCCACTTATAAATGGGAGTGTAGAAATGAAGAAGGATTATACGAGGTTCTTGATTCAAAACAATTAATGGAATTATATCGCCAATCCCTTCAACCAAAGACAGAAGAACTCAAAGAAGGATTAAAACCATGTCCTAATCACCCTGATGTACTTACAAGTCAATGTGGAATATGTAATGGTACTTTCCCTAAACTACAACAACCAAAGACAGAAGAAGTAGAAAGAGGATGGACTATAACAGACAGAACAGTAATTGATAAACAATTAGAAGCTATAAAAACTGTCATGGGTACTATTAAAACTAAAGAACAAGCAATTCAATTCCTAAAAGATGCAGGTATTGAATTAGAAGAACAACCTTCCCCATCCATAAAGAAGGAAGATAAAATATCTAAACTAACATTCGATAAAGAGATAAGTCAATGGGTAGACATTTATAGTTATGAATTAGGATTAATAAAAGGGAAGGAAGAAGGCTACAAAGTTAACAACTCATTGGATATAGCTATTGCCCATTATGAAAAACTATCAGAAGAAGGGAGTAATCAGGCTTATGTAGTAGCAAAATATTTAAAAACATTAAAACCGTAGACAGGGTACAATCTGAATAACAAAGGACATGGAAATTAATCAAGAATTTATTGCAGCAGCAGAACCTTTAGTGAACTTTCTAAGAAAGCACAAACACCCTCATGCGAAGATTATTGTAGACCAAACAGGAGCAGAACTTGTAGAAGGAACATTATCAACAGGAGCAGCTTATGATGGTTCTACACCTGAACAAACAGAGTTTAAAAGAGGCTCAAATGAAGCAGCACAGTACATTAAAGAAAATGCTCCTTATTTAAAATAAAAACCAATAATAAAATGACACAAGCACCTTGTACTGCTTTTGAAGCATCAAATTTTACATCATCAGCTACTAAATGCAAATGGTGTGGATTTGAAGAATGGCAACATAAAGAATTTAAAAAATTCTCTTTACTACCCGAATCATCTAATCCAATAGCAACAGACCATACTACTTTGAATCCTTCCCCATCCATAGAGAAGATGGCAGAGGAGTATGCTACAATAAATGCTATTAGTAAAGAAGATAAGCATTGCCTAAAACAAGGTTTTATTAGTGGCTACAAAGCTAACAACCACTTGGAAGAATTAGAGAAGTGGGTGAGAGAAGAACGTTATCATTATGGTAATGATATTAATGCACAAGAATTGATGAATAAACTTTACCAACTAAAAACAAAACCGTAGACAGGAGTATCTGAATAACAAAACACATGAGTACATTTATTGAAAGACTACTACAAGAAGAAACAGAACTGGATGAGAAGATTTCTAAGTTAGAAAAATTCGCTGAATCAGAAGGATGGAACACAATTGATAGAGAGCAGAGAGGATTTTTGCTTATCCAACTAAAAGCAATGAGAACTTATGCCGAGATACTTAATAGATTAGTTGATATTAATGAGAAAGAAGCTGAACAAAAAAATGTTAGTCCACTTGATGCACCATCAGCACACCCACTTGATGTTTTATTGCGTGAACTTAAATGGGGTAGAAAAGCTGCACAACAACATTTAATTGACAAATGGATTGCAGAGTTGACAGTAGAAGATTAACCAATCAAAGCACACTATCTAATAATGGGTAGTGTGCTATTTGTCACCTTTTTACGTAAATAAGTGACATTTCAAGAACTAAAAACAAAACAATGAGTAAAGAAGAAATACTAGAAGGTAATAAGCTGATTGCTAAGTTTATGGGAGCAGAAGTATCTCAAGCATATTCTAAAACAAAAGAGCAAGACGGGGTAATGTTTTATTATCCTAAAGATAGTAGCCCTGATATGTTTAGGAATTTATCAAGTGCTTCAATTAAATATCATTCTTCATGGGATTGGTTGATGCCTGTTTATATTAAGATAGCCAAAGAAGAAAAACTTTGGGGAGATTACGAAAAAAGTATTATAATTTTTAATATCATGTATGATAGGCTTGGTGATGCAGAAGGTATTGATAAAGTTTATGAATCAGTAGTTGAATTTATTAAATGGTATAACCAAAACTTAACCAAATAAAAAACAAAAGAACTAAAACAAAACAATGACATTCAATAAAGGCGATAAGCTATTAGATTATATGGGGGATGAATGGACTGTAATTAAAGTTAAGGATAAGATAGTCTATTTAAAATGTGATGAGGGTAGAAATAGGAGACAAACATCTAAAGAGTTAGAATATTCCTTAAATATGAACTACTATCAAGGGTATGTAAAATTTAAACCAGTAAAAATTTAAAGATGCTAAATAAACAAACCATTGGGAATTAGATAACCCACCTAAAAAAGTTTAATATGACAACAAAAGAGTTTAACGAGAAGTATAAACAATACATTCCAGAAGGATGGTATGGATTAGAATTTGATATTCCTATAGTAACAGAGTACTTAGATGAGGTGATGCAAGATTTAATCACTATTCCAGGATTTGAATTACACCAAATCAAATTAAAGTTTGGGATGGCTAGGTTCTATTTCAAAGCTGATTGGAAAAATAAAGGATTAGAACTAGCTATTGAGTTTAAGATTGAAGAGATGATTAATAAATTAATTAAGACCAATGAATAAATTATTATTAATTGCCACCATCTTGTTTTTAACAAGTTGTGGACCAGAAGTTCCACGTGGAACACAGTATGAAATGTATTATGAATACTACTATCCTTATGGATATCGTTTTGCACCAATAAGAATTCAGCGTTTTAGACAAATTCAACCAATTAGAAGATATGGACGAAATAAATAATAAAATAATAGCCACTCTTGAAGAAATGGTTGTATTAAAAGATCAACAAATTGCAGATCTTAAAAAGCATATTAATGCATTAACATTATTATTAGATAAAGTTATTGATATACATCATGGCAAAGATAAATCGTGAAAATATAGCTGATCATTTAATTGATTATCAATTAGAAATGATTGGTAAGACAATAGCTGAAGCTTATAAGACTAATGAATGGTATAGCAAATGGACTATGACACAAGCTCAACATGATGAATTTAAGGCCTATGCTATACCATTATTAAAAAAAGTATTTAAATGTAATAAGACAAGAGCTGAACAAACATTTAGCTGGTTTGATTTACAATTTGGTTTACGAATAAAAGACTAACTCATGAATGAAGAACGTGAACCTCAGCCTACATTAGCTGAGGTTATTTTGTTTATAACAGGACTTACAGTAATAGTTTTTCTATTAGCATTTATATTATATCATACATATCAATTATGACAACAAAAGATATAAAAAATCCTCTACCATCAGAAAACATATTAAACACTACATTAGTAACTCAGGTGGAGGTTATAGAAAATGGTGTAGTGAAATATTACAATTTTAGCAATAGTTCAAAAGTGTATGTGATGTTAGAAGATACACACAGAACAATGCGTATTATTATTAATAAACATAAACAACATGCCTGATATTTCAAAATAGTGCCTGAAAAATTTGGTTTTCTGACATTATTGTTTTAACTTTACATCCTAAATATATAATTATGGATGCTAAAGAAAAAAAGAAGCTGTATGATGTAGAATACAGAAAGAAAAACAAGGAAAAACGCTCAGACCAAAACAAAGATTGGTATCAAAGTTCTAGAAAGGTCAAGTTTACCAACGATCCTCAACACTATTTATGGTATGTTGCTAGAACAAGGTCACGTCAAAATAGTGCTGAGTTTACTATTGTTAAAGAAGATATAATCATACCAGAAGTTTGTCCTATTTTAGGAATGCCTTTGACAAAAGGAGATGGTTATTTACCAAATGCCATGTCTTTGGATAGAGTTGATAACACAAAAGGTTATATACCTGGAAATGTTAGAGTTATATCTAGACAAGCAAATCTATTGAAGTCTTCTTTAACATTAGAGATATTAGAAAATATTATTAAATACATTAAAAAAGAAATTTAACATGGATATAACTATGTGTAAGGGAATAGATTGCCCTAAGAAACATTCTTGTTGGAGATTTATGGCTTATCCAACACCATATGGTCAAAGCTATTTTGTTCAGCCTCCATTTATAAATGATGGAGAATTTAGTTGTGAGTATTATTGGCCAATTAAACCTAAAAAACATGAAACTAACACCAATTAAATATCAAGAAGGATGGTTGTATGTGGATAAGGAAGCTAAAATAAAAGTAAGTGATTGGGCTTATAGTGTACAAATAAAAGTTGCGGGAATAGTTAATCTTATATCAGAAAAAGACGATATAGATGACCTATTTTCTTTTTCTGAAGAAGCACAATTAGATATACAATCATCTAGAAATAATTTTTGGAAAGTATGTGGTCAATCCCCTAGTCTATCCCTACCTAACATACCTTATATAGAGGAAGTGGAAGAAAGTATAGAATCTTTAGCACATAAAGTTATGATGAATTATCTAACTAATGGTAACCCCGATGGAGATTTTAAACATTCTACTATTGGTGCTGATGATAATAAAAATTGGTGGATTGCAGGTTATAAAGCAGCACAATCTAAAGGTGGATATAGTGAAGCTGATTTAAGAAAGGCTTACGAAGCGGGTATTCATTTCAATGAAGAATCTAATGAGTCTTTTGGCCCAACAGAAAGCAAATGGAAGTGGGATACTTTTATTGAATCCATTAACCAACCAAAAGAGAATATCGAGATTATAACAAAGTGTTCTATGTGTAGTATGATAGATGGGCACAAAATGAGTTGTAAGACCGAATCATTAAGAAATCAAACACCTGTAACCTATAAAAAAGATGGTAAAACATTCTTAAAAGTAAAACAATAGTTATGAATATACATACAGCAGAAGAACACATAAATGATAGAGGATTTGCTACATGGTTTGTAGCTCATTCTGATACAGAAGGAGAAGTAGTTATTAACTTCTCAGATTGTAAAGAAGCAATGATAGAGTTTGCTCAATTACATGTACAAGCTCAAACAGAAGCTATATTAGAAAGACTTAAACTTAGAGGAGAATATAGTAATATAGATAAAAATATTATTATTAACGCCTATACCTTAACTAATATAAAATGACAGAAGAAGATTTTGAAAGAGAATCTCAAAAGGATTTCATATATTTGCAAGAGGCTCAAATCCTTATGGAGCAAGAGTTTGAGAGGCTTCCTGCTAAAATAATAGTTGTTGATAAAGAAAGCATATTAACGCAAACACATGAATATAAAAGTAACACCTTACCATTTTGAAGCCCTCATCACTGAGGGGTATACATTAGATCAAGTGTTTCTTCTTAAAGGTATTAAAGAAGGATATGATGTTCAGAAGCTATGCGATTCTACCCCTAGACTAGAAGCTATATGTCAATCAATCTATAGAAAAGGACTTGTATCAACTGATTACAAACTTACAGAAAGGGGTAAAGCTTTGTTAGAATTTATGGAATCTAAAGCTAAAACTGCTACAATATTAGTTAAGAAAGAAAGCTCTGTTGAGTTTGACAGATGGTGGAAAGCCTATCCAGGTACAGATATATTCACACACAAAGGAAAAAGTTTTACAGGAACTAGAACATTAAAAGTGGGTAAAGACGATTGTCTAGCTAAACTTAACAATATTCTTTCTGAAGGTGAATATACAATAGATGAGTTGATTGCTGCATTGGAATATGAAGTGTTACAAAAGAAAGAAAACTCTGTTAAAACAGGAATTAATAAACTAACATATATGCAGGGTACATCAACTTATTTAACTCAGAAAACGTTTGAAGCATTTGTTGAACTCATTAGAGAAGGTAAAACAGTGGTTGAAGAACCCACAACAACAGGAGGAACAGATATTTAAAACAATCCATATGACAACTAAAGAAAAAGCAATTAATTTATATAATACATTTTATTCAACTAATAATCATCAAGTTAGTATAAAAGAAAGACACAATCTTACTAAAAAAGCTATTATAACAAAAATAAATGCAGCATATTTTCATACAGCAATTTGTGATGACGATGAATTAACTCTAAAAGTTGGTACAAGAAAAGAAACTTTATTATATTTATTAGAGCTTAGACAAGAAATAGAAAAGTTATGAGTTTTGAAGATCTTAAAAGAGAAGTACAAAAAGGCCTTGATGGTAGAAACACTGGTGTACCTATGGGGTTTAACAGACTCAATAAGTATATTGGTATCAGAAAAGGTATTTACACATTAGTGGGTGGATTGACAGGCTCTGGTAAGACAAGTTTCATTGATGATGCTTATGTTCTTAATCCATTTGATTGGTATATATCTAAAGCTAATAAAACAGACATAAAGCTCAAGATATGGTATAGGTCTATGGAGAGAAGTAAGACCTACAAAATGGCCAAATGGATTTCTAGAAAGATCTTTATTGATCATGGAATAATCATCTCTGTGAATAAGCTATTAGGTTGGACTGAAAAAATGACCAAAGATGAACATGATATATTCTTAATGTATGAAGACTACATGGAAAGAATGAAAGAAGTGATAACAATCATTGATGGACCAGAGAATCCTGTAGGAATAGCCAAAGAGTTAAAAGCTTATGCATTAGAACGTGGAAAGATTATTCAAGCAGATGAATATAACAAGAAATACATCCCTAATGATGATAATGAAATAACTATTGTCATTATTGATCACATTGGTCTATTGAAAACAACTAAAGACCAGCCTACAAAGAAACAAGCTATTGATAAGATGAGTGATGAACTCAGATATGCTAGAGATTTCTATGGATATAGTCCTGTTGTAGTTAGTCAGTTTAATAGGGATATTAGCAATTTTATGAGACTGAAGAATGGAGATGTTGAACCACAACTAGAAGATTTTAAAGACAGTTCACAAACACAAGATGATGCTGATGTTGTATTAGCACTATTTGACCCTATGCGATATAAAGTGGCAGATTTCTCAGGCTACAATCTTGAAAAGCTTAAAGATCCAATGGGTGCAAAGTATTTTAGAAGCCTAAGGCTAATTAAAAATAGCTATGGTGAAGATGATATGAGAGTTGGTCTTGGTTTCCTTGGCCAGATAGGTATGTTTAAAGAACTACCTAGAAAGTCAGACATGACAGACACTATTTATGAATCAATTATTAATAAAACCTATTTTTTAAAGAAATGAATATAGTAAGTAAAACGTATAACACCCTACCCAGCAAAACAGAATCGTGGTGGCAATTTGTTGTATTACCAACAATTAGTATAATGAATAGCTTAAATGATAATGATGAATATGTAGCTATTAATGTAGAATGGTTATTTTGGTCATTTACAACAATTATATCTTATGGCAAAGGTTTTAACAATTAGAGACCAGAGACAGAAAGAGTTTGCTGATGTATGGCTTAAACATGGGAAGTTTGGTATACTAAACCTATGTCCTAGATTTGGCAAAATATACACAACAATAAATATATTAGAGCAATTACCAAAGAACATCAACATATTAATAGCCTATCCAGATCTTAAGATTAAAGACTCTTGGGAAACAGACTTTAAGACCAGGAAATATAAGAACAAAAACATTACATATACAACACATCTATCTATTAAAAAGCATTTAGATGAGTGTTATGACCTAGTGATATTAGATGAGATACATTTGCTCTCTGAAGCACAAATAGAGGCTGTAAAGGAGCTGCAATACGTAGATATGCTTGGTCTTACAGGAACGCTCTCTAAGCACACAGAGAAAACCCTGAATGAAGAACTAGATATGTATGTTTTAGCTACATATACAATAGAACAAGCTATTGAAGAAGGTGTAATTACAGATTATGAAATCAATATTGTCAAAGTGCCTTTAGATAATATAATCATTAATGATTATAAGGGTAAGAAAAGAACAGAGAAGAAACAATTTGATAGTTATGGATGGGTGATTGATCAATTACAAAGACAAGATAAACCCACAATGTTCTTACGTTTAGCTAGAATGAGGATTATACAGAATAGCATAGCTAAGCTGAATAAGACAAGAGCTCTATTGTCTAAATATAAGAATGAAAGGATTCTTGTGTTCTGTGGTGTAACTAAAATAGCAGATGGTCTTGGAATTCCTGTCTATCATAGCAAAGCTGGAGAAAAAGAAACCTTTGAAGCTTTTGCTAAAGGAGAAGGAAACCATTTAGCTGTTGTTAGAATAGGTAACACAGGAGTAACATATAAACCTCTCAATAGAGTGATAATTAATTATTTTGATAGCAATGGTGAAAACCTAGCACAAAAGATTAATAGATGTATGGCTATGGAATATACTAATCCAGACAAGAAAGCCTACATAGACATCATATGCTCAACAGAGGATGTAGAACAGAAATGGCTCAAGAGTGCTCTTGAGTTTTTTGATAACACAAAAATTAAATACGTATGAAAATTGAATTAGTAGAAGAAACACAGTTTAACAAAGAACCTTGGTATTCTGTTCGAGTGAATGATGTTTACATCATTGGAACAGGAATTAAGAAGAATGCAGAAGAGCTTTATGACAGAGTTGTTAAAGATCCAAGTCTTGTAGAAAAGAAGATAAATATTTTGAAATCTGAAGAAATTGACGTAAATTTATAAACCTAAAAACAATAAAAAATGGCAACAAGAAAACCAGTTGTAAAAGCAACACCAGTAAAAGAAGAACTTTATGCATTCGTAGATTTTGTTAATGAAGAGTTGATTTCACCATTAACTCTTGAACAATTAGAAAATAAATTCTGTGAATTTAATGAGTTTGAACTTGCAATTGTAGAAGTGGTAAAACTTTCTACAGGAGAAAAATATACAGTAACATTAAAAAAAGATTTTGTTCTTACTTTAAACAAACAAGATGTCTAGTAAATTAATCGGAATTGTTGGTCAAACAGGGACTGGCAAATCAACATCAATCAAGCACCTAGATCCAAAAGAAACCTACATCATTAATGTAGCAAAGAAAGAGCTTCCATTCAGAGGCTCTGAAAAGCTATATAATGATGACGCTAAGAATTACAAGGAAATAGATAGAGCGGATCTTATTATAGATCAACTTTTAAAGATTTCTAAAAACGCACCACACATTAAGAACATCATTATCGAAGATTCAAACTACTTAATGGGCTTTACACTATTGGATCAAATCTCTATCAAGGGCTTTGAGAAGTTTAGTATAATGGCTAAAGAGATGGTTGAATTATTTAAGACAGCTAGAAAACTGCGTGATGATATCAAAGTGTTCTATTTTACTCATCCTGAAACTATTGAAGATGGTGGAGAGATTATAGGATATAAGATTAAAACAGCAGGTAAATTAATTGACAACCAAATTGTGTTAGAAGGTTTATTCACTGTATGTCTTTACACTCATGTTGATGAGGGAAAAGATGGTGCAGCAACATACAACTTTGTAACCAATAGATTTAAGAAATACCCAGCCAAGAGTCCTGATGGTATGTTTGAAAAGATTTTAATTCCAAACAACTTACAGGAAGTGGTAAATTCAGTAGATAATTATTATAAATAAAAAGCAAAACTATGAGCAGTATTGGTGGTAAAAAAAGGGAAAAATTAGAAGTTACGGAGTTTAAGAAATTCGTAGGACTATTTGAAGCAACAGTAGTAGCAATTAATCCTAGTGTAGAGGAATTCAAAGACATATTAAATATGGAATTGAAAGAAGACTCTAAGCAAACTGAATATCTAGGAAAGAGTAAAGATGATAATCAATCTCTTAGAATAGATATTTGGTTAGAAGAAATCAAAAACCAAGAGAAGTTTAAATTGGTATTCTTCTTAGAGAATAAAGAGAAGGTGAGTAAAGATGGTCTTAAGAAACAATATATCAATAGTGTAGGTCAATGTACTTGGGCTGAAGATCCTAATGATATTCCTGATTGGTTTTCTAGTAGGGATTATCGTGTAGCATTTGAAGGTGAAGAGAATTTATTTAAGTTCTTACGTTCATGGTTAGGTGGTCTTGATCTTAAAGATGCTGAATCTACATTACAATTAGAATGGAAGAAGTTAATGAAAGGTAATGTTAAAGACCTTAGAGACTTGATTGGTGGTGAACTAACAACTAATGTCGTTGCTTTAGCTACAATTAAAACTGTAGAGAAAGAAGATGGTCCTAAGTCTTATCAAGGTGTGTTTAACAAAGCTTTCTTACCTCCCTATCACATTAAACATTTTAGATTGACAGATTATAGTAATCCAGCAATTCTTAAAAGTATTAAAGATAAGAAGCCTAAAGATCTTAAACCTCACGAACGTTTTATTAAAGATGTTACAGGTGAATATGGTTGTCCAGACTTTTATGTATTAAAAGATCTTAAAGAATATGATCCAAGTGATAACTTAGTTGAATCAGACAAGGTTATTGCTGATGATGATGGAAGTTATTAATAGTTCCCCCTCCAAAAGAAAGGGCCTCACGAAAGTGGGGCTCTTTTAATTAATTTATTAGTGTATGATAAAAGGAAAGAAAAGAGAAGAACTCATACCAGAAACTATATTAAGCAAGATTAGTGAGTATGATATATTCAGATATTACATGCCACATCCATTTAAACTTAATGTTGTAACTCTTTCTCCATTTAGAAAAGAAGACAATCCCTCTTTTATAATAGGTAATAAACGTGGGTTTATATCATTTATAGACTTTGCTGACACTAATAAGAGAGGAAACTGTTTTCAGTTTGTCAAGATGCTATTTAATCTAACATCATTTGATGATGTACTTAGAATGATAGATAGAGATTTTGGTCTAGGTATATCTAATGGAGCAAGTGGACAACTGTATAAGCAAATAGTATCTGCTTACAAACAACCTGAAATGGAGAAACGTTATTCTCTTATTCAAGTGAAAACTAGGAAGTTCACTAAAGAAGAATTAGCTTATTGGAATCAGTATCATCAGGACATACAAGATCTTAGAGATAATAATGTATATGCAATCAAATCTGTCTATCTAAACAAGAGTAAGTTTCCTATTCCAGAGAATGAACTTACGTTTGGTTATCTGTATGAGGGGCAGTATTGGAAGATTTATAGGCCATTTGCTGATAGAAAGAGTAAATGGGTGCCTAACAATGTTCCTATTACAACTATGGATGGTAGAGAAGACATACGCTATTGTAATACAGCATTCATCAATAAGAGCAAGAAAGACTATATGGTGATGAAAAAGATATTTCCATGTAGCTGTGCTGTACAAAATGAAGGTATAGGCTGTTTCTCAACTGAGAATGTGGAATATCTAAAAACTAATTCTGATATACAAATCTTGAGCTTTGACAGTGATGTTACAGGTGTAGAAAACAGTCAGCAAATAACTAAGCTGTTTGATTTTGGCTATTGTAATGTTCCTAGAAAGTATTTAACAGAAGGTATTAAGGACTGGGCTGATCTGGCCAAAGAACATGGTATGGAAGCAATTAAAAATTATTTAAAGAAAAAAAATTTATTATGACAATAAATGATCTTGTAGAATGTATTCAACACCAAATAGAATGGTTATCTACAACAGAAGAAGATGAAATAAAATGTATAAGTATTGAAAATCTAGAAGGAATTTTAAGCGAATATTTTGAAAAAGAAATAAAAATATCAGAAAATGACTGAGACGTATAACACAACTAAGGAACTTATTTTAAGTGCACCAGTTCCTGCACAAACAAGAACATATAAGCCAGTGAGTCATGCACAATTGATTGATCTTACATTAAATGGCATTGAGAAAGCAGGTTTTACATTAGATAAGGAAACTTATTCATCTGCAAAAATTGGTCAGATAGCTAATGGTAGATTTAGTATTAGTAATGTAGCTGATAGTGAAATGCAGCTTCAGATTGGTTGGCAGAATAGTTATGATAAGAGCTTGACACTTAAGTTTGCTATTGGTACACGCATATTCATTTGTCAAAATGGTTGTGTATCAGGAGACTTTGGTGCATATAAGAGAAAACATGTAGGAACAATTCAATCTGTCACTCCACAGATTATTACAGATTACATCTCTCAGGCTGCAGAAACATTTACATTAATGCAGAACCAGAGAGACCAGATGAAACAAGTGGAGATTACGTCACGCACAAAAGCTGAATTGATTGGTAGATTGTTCATTGAAGAATCAATCATTACATCTACACAGCTTAACATCATCTCTAGAGAGTTACAAGCTCCTACATTTGATTATGGTGCTAAGGATAGTCTTTGGGAACTCTATCAGTTTACAACACAGTCTTTAAAAGAAACACATCCTGCAGCTTGGATTCCTAAGCACATGGCAGCTCATGAGTTCTTTGTAGAGGAATCAGGAATTCTTACATATGCTCCTAAGTCTTTTAATTTACAGTGGCAAGAAGAAGAGCCTGCACAAGGTCTTTTAGAACAATTAGAAATTGATTTTACAACAACACATTAATTATGATTTGGGAAAAATTTAAAGATCAGTTTGATGTAAGTTGGCATAGGTTTATGCAACCTTTCATTGAGAGTGAGGAGTGTGATAACATCTATAAATTTTTGAAGGAAGAGGGAAAGAGGGGCAAGAAGATTGCTCCTCTTTCTTCTAACACATTTAGATGTTTCAAAGAAACTCAAGCTACAGATGTAAAGGTGGTACTATTAGGCATGTGCCCCTATCACACATTAAAAGATGGTGCTCCTGTAGCAGATGGTTTATTGATGGGCTGTTCCTCTACAGGAAATCTACAACCTTCATTAGAACAATTTTATAAAGCTCTTGAGAAAGATGTATATAATGGGCTAAACTTGAAGCATTTTAAAACTCCTGATGTTAGTTATCTAGCTAATCAAGGAGTGTTGATGCTTAATGCTGCTCTCACTACAGAAATTGGTAAAGCAGGTTCTCACATTGATTTATGGGAACCATTTACAAAATATGTATTTGAGCAAATCCTTACATATACAGGAGCTCCTATTGTATTCTTAGGTAAGGATGCTGCTAGATATGAGAAGTATGTACCACCGTTTAGTTGGTCATTTGCTTTGACACATCCAGCTTCTGCCAGCTATAAGAATACAGAATGGGATTCTGAAGGTGTGTTCACAAAGGTGAACAAGATAATAAAAGATACAAATGGACATAAAATTGAATGGTTACAAGAACTACCATTTTAAAACTTAAATTATGTTAGTACAAGTTGATCAATTAAAAATAGGAGATGAAATCTTAATAGGTGCTTCAGGAGATGGCAACCTTAGATGGATGAGAATATTAAAAATTCCAATGATTGGAAAAAGGACACATTGGAAAACAAACCAACCATTGTATAAGTCTACACTGTGTTCTGTAAATATACAAGAAGTACATATGTCTAAAAATTATAATGGAAACATACGTACATGGACTAGAAAGATCTATCAATTTACAGGAGAAGGACATAATACAAATAAGTATATTAATTTAAACGATAAACACCTTTGGTTAATCAAAAGACAAGAATCATGAAAGAAGAAAACATACAAGTGCATGTAGAGAATTTTCCAGGAGATATGGATGGTTATGAACATGATTATGACATAATCAAAACTGGTGATGATATACAATTATTTGCTTCTAAATCTGCAGATTGGGACAAACCAGGAGAACTTATTGGAAGTTTGTTAGATCATGGAAATGGAATAAAAATAAAAATGGAAGAGAAAGAATTTGATTTAGACTATTATGTAGCACAACAATTATTAGTTATTCTACTTATGAACAATGAGGCTAAGATGAAATTTCTTACGGTAAACACTATTAAAACAATTTAATTATGTATGATGTAAAATACGGAGGAACTCTTATAAAAGGAGATATGATAGCTGTAGCTAATGGATCAGGTATTAATGTAGGATTTTATATAGGACTAGCAAAAAGTGGAACCATACACTATTATTCATTAGAACAATTAAAATGGATGCATTATAATTGGGAAGAACAAAAATTAAATAAAGAAGAACAAGATATTAAACTTCGTAAACCAAATGTTTATTATGTCTATCCTAATAAATGGAGATTTATGAAGGTGACACGTGATGTTCTAACAGAACAAGAAGATCTTGAGAATTACGAGAAAGCATTGATCATGTTAAAAGAATTAAAAATCAGAAAATGATACTAGAAAAACAAACAGAATCACACATTTTAGAAGATGGAGTAGCCCAACAAACTACAAAAATGTCCTTAGACTTAGATTCTGCTCAAATCTTAATGCAGATGTTAAGTAAAAACCTTTATTCAGATAATATAGGTTCAGCTGTTCGTGAGTGTGCAAGTAATGCACTAGATAGTCACAGAAGAGCAGGCACTGACAAGCCAATTGTTGTATCTTTTAAAAAGAATACAACCACCGATACTCTTGAGTTTTCTGTTGAAGATTTTGGTATTGGTCTTGATGCTGATGATGTAGTGAACATTATTAGTAAGTATGGTAAGTCAACCAAGCGTGATAGCAATACAGAGCTTGGTATGATGGGACTAGGTTTTAAAGCACCATTGGCCTATAGCTCTAGCTTCTATTTTGTAGCTAGAAAAGATGGCATGGAAAGGAAATATATGATGTATGAAGGAGAAGATACAAACAGTATTGATCTTTTATATGAAAGGCCCACAGATAAGGCTAATGGTGTTAAAGTGATTATTCCAGTGAGTTATAGTGATAGATGGCAATTTGCTGCTAAAATCAAAGAACAATTAGCTTATTTTGAAAGTGTATATTTTGATATAGATAAATCTATAGGTAGTGATATTACTAATGATTTTACAATCTTTAGAGCAGACGATTATCAATTTTCTAGTCTTACAGATTCTCACATATTACATTTATGTTTAGATAATGTATATTATCCTATTGATTTTCAAAAACTTGGTATTAGTTCTATTGATCTTCCTATTGCTTTACGTTTTAGTCTTACAGATGGATTGTTTCCTACACCAAACAGAGAAGCTCTTAGATATACACAAGAGGCTAAGCAGATTATATTAGATAAGATTAGTAAGGTGGCAGATGTTTTCATGACTAAATACAATGAAAGTATCAACCAGAAAGGAACCCCTATTTCTATCATTGAATTCTATACTAATAATAATAGAAGTATAGCTAATTTCTTTGGCAATAATTCTAGTAGACTTACTATTACAAGCTTATTAAATTATGCTAAAATCTCTGTAGCTTCTCCCAAAATGGATGGAGTTACATTATTAGACTGGAAAAGACTAGCAAGTTCTCTTAAGAGCTTTATGTTTGTTCAGTTTGAAAATAAGTTTATATATAGAAATGGTAAATTTAAAGATGTTACTAAAAGAATTCATAGAAGAGAATATCTCGACTACACTAATGTTGTACCCAATTATGGATCTCCTAATAAAATCTACACATTTTCTGATAGGTTTACTAAAGGAAAACAAGACTATCTAAGAACTATTCTTCCACATAATAAAGAGTGTATATTTGTTAAGAAAAGACCTTTAAAACTTAAGAAGAAAGGTAGTGTGGATTATGAGTCTTATACAGGATTGTTAGACTTAAATAAGTATCCAAAAGCTCAATGGAGACAATTGATTAAAGAATTTCAATCTGTTATAGAATTCTTTGAAAAGGATTTTATAGATGTTGATAAGATAGAAATCCCTCAGTCTTATATAGATGAGCAGAAAGCTAAGAGAGTTCAACTTTTAGGAGGAAGTTCTACAGTGAAAAGAGTAAGAATGAAGGGAGAATTCTCTGGTAAGGTGGCTATCAGAACAGAGAATAATCTAAGGGATCAGTATGCTAAGTTTGTTCCTATAACATTTAAGTTTGAGGAAATTGAAAAGGTTAAAAAGCTACATGTATATACAAAAGAAGCTGATAAGAAGAAAATGGACTGCCTTTGGTCTTGTTTCAAGAATATTGTAGAATTTGTATTAGTGGCTGATAAAAACTTTGACAATTTACAAAAAGCAGATGTGCACAATTGGATAACTATGGAAAAATTTATGGAGGGTAAGAACAGACCATTTAGAACAATGGCCACTGTGTTCTTAATAGACAAGTTTAGGGATAATTATCAAGATATTTTTGATAGAACAAAATTTATAAGGGAAATATCTTCTGATCTTGCTGATAAGATAGACACACTTAGTGTCTATATATCTAAGCACAGTCATAGAAGACATGCAGATGATGACACTAAGAAAGAGATAGTAGAATTTGCTAAAGAACACAATTTATTTGATCAACAAACCTATATTATTTACAAACAAGTAGTGGAAGTAAATGAGAAACTTCCATTCTTAAGACCAATGCTTAAACAGTTTGGATACAATGTTACAGATCCAATTCTGATTAAAGCAGTGGCTGATTTATTTAAATATCATAAGCATAAAGTGAACTTAGATCATTATGCAATAAAACTAAATGAAGATAAGCCTTTAGATGAAGAGCTTACACAAGAAACAATTGATGAATTACAAACAATCTAAAAAACAAAATGTATGTTAAGTTTAAAATGGTTTAAGAATGCTATTGAAAGAGTTGTAGAAAAGAAAATAGATGCTGCATTTGAACAGTTGGAGAACGAAAGTTCCTCCAATTTGTTCCACGTGGAACAATCAGCTCCTACATATACAACCACCACCACAAGTCCTCAAAAGATTTATTTAAGTCTTAAGATGGTGAATGATGTTCTCACTATTGTGTTACAGGATGGTACAGTGCTCACTAAGTCAAATGCTACAGCAGATGATTTTAATAGTGCCAAGAATGCAAAGACAGAAGAACAGTTGATATCACTTGTAGCAACAGTGGAAGTGAGAGATGAAAGAAGAAAGGAGCAAGCTGAATACAACAAAGCTCAAGCTATTAAGAAAGGGGTAGATTATTTAGCTTCTCTTAATGAGTTTGAGCTAAAAGATGGTTCTTTGTATTTAAGAGGAATCAATAGAAGCATTCCGCCATTAATGGTAGAAGAGTTCTTAGAAATTATAGGTAACTATCCTTTCTTTGGAACTATGAGTGTTGAAGATATTAACACTTTAATAAGTGTTGATGAAGAATTTCAAGGACTTAAGAGATTCTTTATGTGGTGTTGCTTAAATCCTAGAGCTGAAGTGGCTGATAAGCTATTCAATTTCTTAAAGAAGAATGCTTTCAAAATCACTAAACAAGGATTCTTTGCTGCTCTTAGGAATGTAGTTACAGTACATGGTGGTACAGAACTTGTACAATTTGTAAGTAATGCTTATAATAAAGTGAAAGCTGTATGGAAGAAAAGCCCTACTGACTATTTTATTTTCTTAAAAGATGGTGAATACAAATTGGTTCATGTAGATGCTATGTATGAAGGTAAAATGGTAGATTGTAAATGTTGTTCTGGAACTGGTTATCAAACTGAAATTGGTGAGGAGAAATCATTTGATAATATTTGTGAAGAATGTGGTGGATTTGGTGAATATGAAGATATTACAGAAATCAA